GTTCACCTGAAACACAACCTAGTAATTCTCCTGCGTTGAAATCTCTTCCTTTAGGTGATGGTAATGTCATACCATCTGGATACTTTTCTAATTTTGGTAAGTCTTTGACTGGATATGATTTTGGCATACCGTCTTTTGGATCATCATATAATATACATAATATTTTCATTTTATTCTTTATTCTCCTTTTTTTTAATGCCAAATCTTTTTGCGTTTGACATATACATTCCCTGGTAATGTACCTTTTGCCCAACTAGTACTACCAATTAAATTCATATTCATTTTAACATAAAATCTGTTTGCAGTCAAGTTGTCAGCTCTAACTGATAAAAACACATCTCTAGGACAATAGTCAAAAAAGTCATTTAATATTGCTTGACCTTTACCAGACCCTGGCGAATCACTTGCAATTTGGTGTAATACAGTATCGCCTTTTCTAACGTGAACATCACCTATTGTCTGTCTTCTTTTAGCGTGATGAAAGGTTATCAATATACCGTCTTCTAAAATTAGTTGTTTTCTTGCAATCATCCTTTTCATATAGTCAGTTCTTACGTGAGGAAACCATTTCTTATGACTATAAAATATTTCTTTTACTTTCTTAAAATCACTTTTTTTTGCAAAGATCATTCGTCTCCTTGCTTCAATAGATTTTTTAATCTAGGATTATTATAACAATCTACTACTAAATGTAATCTATCAAAAGTTGTCTTATTATGTACAGCGTGTGGTTTAGATACATCTACAAAATAGTATCTTCCAACTTGTAAATTAAAGTGTTGTTCTACTTTACCTTCCCATAGATAAAAATGTACGTTATCATTTGTTCTTAATGGTATATGTAATCTTATAATGTTACCACTCTTTATTTCTTTATCAACCTTATCTGTATGTTTTTTTATAGTTGTACCTGCTTTTAATCTCATAACTCTTACTCTTTCAAACTCTGCTGGTATATGAGATAGTATTTCTTTTAAAGGTAACAATGCAGGCTCTTCATATAGACTTGTCCATCTTAATGGTTTGTCTTCAACATCTGATTTTAATACACCTGGTTTTAAAATATTGTTTATGTCATCACTATATCCTTTTATTGATATAGCATCCCAATCACCCTTTGCATTGTATTTTGTTTTAACTGCTGAATAAGTTAGACTATCTAAAAATTTATTAGTATCATCTAAACTTTGTGTGTATTCAGGTAAGTCTAGTTCTTTTAGGATTTTTGTCTTTGTTTCCATAATCTTTGCACCCTTCTTATTTCTTTATCACGTTTTCTCATAGCATAATCTAGTTTAAACTTACTTACTTTTTCTGTAAAAACTGTTCCGTTCATATGATCTAGCTCGTGTTGGTAACATCTACTCACAATGCCAATCATTTCTTCTTCCTGTTCTTTCATTTCTTCATCAAAGTATTTAACCTTGACAGCACTTGGTCGTTCTATATCTAAAAATAAAAAAGGATATGTTAAACAACCTTCTTTTAATCTTGTTGTCTGTTTACTTGCTGATACTATTGTTGGATTAATACACGCCCATTTTTTACCTTTGTGTATTGCGGAATGAGAACCCATTACAAACATACGATAAGGTTTGCCTACTTGGTTTGATGATAGACCTATGCCTCCATACTTTGTCATTGTTTCAAACATATTATCTACAAATTCTTTTAGTTCTATTTTTTCTTCCTTTTTAAAAACATCAATATCAAAAGGTGCTATGCTTGACAGGACTCTTGTATCAGTTGGTGGTAACAATTCATATATCATTGTGCTAACCTTGTAAAGTTTTTGTATTTTTCAAATTTAATTATATTTGTAAACCTATCAAATAGTATGTCCCCTTTATGAGATATAATAAATGTATTTTCTTTTGATAGTGATTTAAGTATTTTAAAAAAGTCTTCGGTACCTTGACCGTCTAAACTACTATCAAATATTTCATCAAGTATTAATAAGTTTGTGTTTGTACTGTTTTTCATTTTGGCAATAGTACGCCACGTAAATAATAATGCAAGGTCTATTCTTAATTTCTCACCTTCACTAAAACTATTATAATTAAATGTATCTCTATGGCGACTTTTAATTGTTTCGTTAAACTCCTCATCTAAATTAAAGTTAACAAAGAAGTCCATAGATTGTAAATACTTATTAATTAAGTTATTCATTATAGGTAGATACTTCTTAATGATGTTTGCTTTAACACCTGTGTCATTAAGTATTTCTCTAGCAATATCAATATATTTCTTTTCTTCTACAACCTTTTCTTTTTCTAAATTAACATCAACTAAACCATCTTTAAGTTTTTGTAATTCTTCAGCAACTTTACTTGTATTTTGTTTATCACTTTCTAGTTTAGAAATTTCAGTATCGATTCTATTGGAGTGTCTATTGATTTCTGAAATAGAAGTGTTTACTTTAGCCACAGATATATTTAATTCAGATAATTTTTCAGCGATTTTATTCATTTCTTCTATTTTCGCTTCTGTTATTTCTGCCTCTTTAGATAATTCTTTTAATCCCGATTCTAATTTCCATATCTTTGCATTTTCTTCAACAAGTTTGTTTTGTTTAAATGTTAAATCAATTGGTTGTGTACAAGTAGGACAGTTATCATTGTTTTTAAAAAAGTTTAAGCTGCTCTTATGTCTTTCTAAATTAGTTTCAATCTTCGCTTCAAGTTTATATAATTCATTTGCCTTTTTATTATGTTGGTCACCACCCCATACCTCTGCTTTTGTAGATATGATTTTTTCATTAAGTAATTGTAATTTCTGATTGTAGTCATAATTACTTTGAGCGTTTTCTTTTAATTGTTCTTTTCTATATTCTATATCAGTATTATCTCTATCTTGTATTTGTGCAAAATGGGTGTTCTGTAATTCTAATTTCTCCTTCATTAAATCATATCGGTGTTTAACATCAACAACAGATTTGTTTAACTCACCTTGTTTCTGTCTTAATAATAAGTCCATATGACTAAAGACTCTTATGTCTAATATTTCCTCTACAACCTCTCGTCTATATCTAGCACGTAGGTGCATAAAAGGTTCATAAGAAGTAGAACCTAATATAACAACTTGACAAAAGGCACGATAATTACATTTTAAAATATTTGTTTCTAACATATTTTGATAGTCTATATTAGAAGCCATTTGGTCTAATAGAACACCATCAGAATATATCTCAAATACATTTGGTTTAATACCTCTTATAATTTTATATCTTTTGTTATGTGTTTCAAACTCACACTCTATTTCACAATCAGCATTATTAATTGTATTAACAAGTTGCTCTTTTTTAATATCTCTAAATGACCGATTGAATAAAGCAAAACATAATGCGTCAAGTAAAGTTGATTTACCTGCACCATTCATACCAATAATTAATGTTGATGGTGACTTTGCTAGGTCAACCTCTATAAATTGATTACCTGTAGATAGAAAATTACGCCATCTTAATTTTTTAAAGTATATCATATACAAATAACCTCTCCGTTGTAGTATCAGCGTCTTCTTTTAATACAAACATTACATTACAATATTCACAAACAACATAACCATCTTTGTTAGGTGTATAGAATACTCTAGGATGATCTGCTTGACAAGCAATATGTGTTGTATCTACATAAATTCTATCTTGGTTTTTATTATCAGGTATCACGCTTTAGTATCACTTGCTTCTATGTAAATGGATTTCAAATATTGTTTTAATCTTGTTTTATTCACATCTGTTTCCAACTGGTCAACATAATTATTTAAAAATGTAACTGTATCTTCGCCCATTTCTAAAATATCTTCTCGGACACTTGCTTTAATATCAGAATAATCCTCTATAATATTTAAGTCGTGTACCGTTATATCATTATACAATCTTTCCACAAATTTGTCAAATACTTGGTCATTTGTCTTATTTAATACTATTAATTTAATGAAGTGATTATGATAAGGTTGTATATCAAAAAGGTCATAGTTGTTCTTTTTATCATCATATATTATTTTTTTATGAATTGTATAAGGGTTGCTTATTCTTGTTAACTCTCTTGTTTCTGTATCAAATATAGTAAATGCTTTAGGGTCTTTATAATCTGACCAAGTCATTTCATATTGAGCACCACAATAATGTATTTGGCCATCATCTGTATGTTTGTGAAAGTGTCCTGATATAACTCTTTCAAATCTACTAAAATCTGCTTTATCATTACCATATTCATTGATAATTCCATTCTGCATTTCAATACCTTTAATCTCTAAATGTCCAAATATTAATTCTGCTTTAGCGTGTTGCAACATTTCTATAGAGTGTTCTCTATTGTCATCACAAATCCAAGGTACAAATAAAATATCAGTACCATCAAAATTTACTACTTCTGCTTTAGTATAAACCCACGGTTCATTTTTTTTGTCAAAGGTTGAATATAAATTTTCTACAGCGTTAACATTATTAGTATTTTTAAAATAAGTATCGTGGTTACCTATTATAATGTGTGTATCAATTTGTTCTTCATAAAGTCTATCCCAAAATTTTCTTCTAAAAATAGAAGCAGTTTGAAAGTTAATAAACTTTCTTCTGTCAACAACATCACCTAGGTGTACCAAAGTTTTAATGTTGTGTTCTTGTAAATATGGGAAAAAGATTTCGTTATAAAATCTAAGCTGATAATTTCTAAACGCTTCGCTGTCATTACGAACACCAAAGTGAGTATCGTTTAATATTGCAATCTTCATTAGGTTACCATTAATAAGAATATTATTATAGCTATAGCCGCTATAGTAATAGCGGTCATATCAAACCAATCAAACATCCAAAACACTTTTGTAGGTTCTTTTTTTTCTTTTCTTAACTTTTATTTCTGAATGTTTTGCAGGTTCTTCAGTTGAAGGCCTGTTCTTTCTTAAAAAATCTAAAAATTGATTCTTGTAATCATTGTTTGTATCGCCAGGCAATACAGCAAACTCATCTATACCTGCTTGTTCTATCATTTTATATTTAATATTAGATTGTTTCTTTTCCTTCTGTATTCTCCTAATAAAAGCATAGTAAATGATTTGTGTAAAATAGGCAAATGGATTATTTGACTTTTCGGGATTAAAGTTTTTAAGATATTGTAAACAGTTTTCTATACCATCAGAAATCATATCATCTCTAAAAGTATAATTAATAAAATTAGGTCTATAAGATAAGTGATTCGCAATCTTCAAAAAACATTCACCAATATAATTAGTAACTGGTGGTGAGCTTCTTTTTCTCTTGTCAGCTTTACTACACTTATCCTTATACTCTATCATCGCTAGTAGAAACTTTTTATTATCTACATAGTGTTCAGGTTTTTTCTTTATTTTTAATTTTGTATTCATTATTATATAATACTATAAATGGTCGCATTTGTCAATGGTTTACGGTCAAAATAACCAATTAAATATAGCTCTTATTGCAAGTAAAAAATACATTACTTCCATTAATGCTCTAGGTATATCTTTATCTTTTATACCCATATATATCCATATACTACAGGATAGAGTTGTAATCGCCCACCCCAACCATTGAGTTGAAGGATTTGCGTCTGAAAGTATGTATGTACCTATTATGGCTAGTATGAATCCCAACCATCTTGTGCCGTCTAGTCTGTGATAAAATCTAATTTTCATGGCCGCTTGACATATTCCCAATTCGTTGTTATACTACCTATGTAGGTTGTTACCGAGAATACCTAGCTAGTGACTAGATTAGATTTAAAACTACTAGTGGATCTTTTTACTAGGCATATTCCAATATTCAGCAACGTCTTTTAAGTTCTCATTGTTCAATTCTCTTTCCAAGGAAGCGGCGTGTTCTAACTCCTCTTCCGTCATATCTCTTTGTATAAATCCTGGTAATGGTTGTTTTGCGTGTTTTAGTGAGTTTGAAAGGTCACTATACCTTTTTGTAAATTGAGGTGTAGCATTGCATATTGTTATAATTTTGTCAACAGGTATAGTAACGATTTTTTCATCTGTAAAACCAACCCATTTAACTAAAGCAATATAGTCAGATATACCTTGTTCAGTTATACGAGGAACATATTTAATTAACATAGGATCCTGTAATCTTAATAGTTTTGAGTTTTCAGGTAGTTGCGATTTGTGTAAGGGGAACTTACAGCAGATTTCTTCACCAGAAACTAACCTTATTATCTTAACAGTTTTATCATCAATGCGATTAATCATATAACTATTTATCTTTTTTAAGCGCTATTATGGCACAATGAGTACCACCTAATTCTTCAACCATAGCATAACTTAACAACGCTGTTTCTTTAAATACTTTCATATTATAATAACCTTTATTTTTGCCTGGGTCTTTATCTTCATTAGGTAGATAATCGTGGAATACTATTTTAAAAGAGTCCTTTGTTCTTTTTAATATTTGTTCACAGTCTAGTTTAGTTATAGAGCCATCTATAAAAACAAAGTCAAAGTCATAGTGCGTATAAGATTGCCAATAAACTTTGCTTTCAGTAATAAATCTATAACAATCTACATTATAATCAAACATATCATTTTTGTCAATGGTATACACCTCAGCGTTGAGTCGTAAAGCAGCTGTACTTTTACCTGTACCTGTACCTATCTCTAGTATTTTTGTAGAGCCTTGACTCTTATCTAATAGAAACTTAAAATCTCCATCTGATATCATTTTAAATCCACGCTATGTATTTCATAGTTAAATCCTTCTCTATTATATAATTCAACTCGTTCTTGGAAGTGTGTTAAGGTAAAGTTCTTCTTACCTTTATAGGTTAAATCATCTGATATATCATATAAAGTAGCATTTGATTTATTATCTTTTACTCTTAAACCTCTACCTATACTTTGTAATATTCTTATAGGGCTTTTACTAGGGCTACTAAAAACAATGTTGTGTAAATTGCGAATATTGATACCAGTACTAAACGTCCCGAAAGAAGCGATGATAATTGCGTTATCAGATTTTTCTGTAATTGCTCTAATCTTTTCTCTATCATTAGTTTCTGTTCCACCATAAACAAAAAACACCTTTCGTTTAGGGTCTACTTTTTCTTTGATTAATTTAAATAAAATTTCACCGTGTTTTTCAACCAATTGGAACAAACATAAAGTATTTCCATTAAGTGCCAAGGCTAGATTTCGTATGTATTTATTACGAGCAATATTTTGAGTAAGGTATTCCAATTCTTCAAAGTACTTTACTCCATATACTTTCTTTGCCTCCACTTCTGGATACTTTAAGTTCAGACACATAATCTTTAAATCAGCAAGTTGTTTTCTATCAATCAATTCAGTTGTTGATATAACTTTGTTAACCATTCCAAACAAACCTTGTAATACTAATCTATGTGTTTTACTATCATCTAAAGTACCTGTGAGACCAATACGATATTTACAATCTACAAGTTTTGTCATTATCTTTGTAAGTGATACAGCTTTGAATAAGTGTGCCTCATCACCTATAACAGCACCATAGTCTTCAAAAAACTCTTTAGGCATTTTATACAATGATTGCCACGTGGAGATTACAATTCGTTTATCTTCTTCAATATCATATCCGTGATAATTTCTACTGACATTTTTCTCCACATTAAATCCATAAGATTTAAAATCTTTATATAACTGCTCTACAAGTGAAGTTGTAGGAACAATAATGAGTATATTATTGTCTATGACATTTAAATAATGTCTTACTAACATATAGATGATTAATGACTTGCCAGAGGCAGTAGGAGATAATATTAGTCCTCTATTATATTCCAAGGCATATTTAAAAGCGTCAATTTGATAGTCCCTCGGCGTGATAGATAGTTCATAAGAGTCTATTAAACCGCCTATATCGGCGGCTATGGCGTTATTATATGTCAATATTTCACTAGATTCAACAATATGTATATCTTTCTTCTTACACCAGTCTTTTAGATAGGGGTACAATCCAACATATAATTGACCTGTAGCATACGAATATAATCTGATTTTTCCGTCCCAAACTCTATTACGAAATTGGGGTGTAAACTTATAGCCAGGTACTTCAAATGAAAAATACTCGGAAAGTTCTCTACGGATACTTGCGTCAGCGTCAATCCGAATGTAAACGTCATTGACCTTGTCAACTATAATGTTTTGCATTTTTTAGATAACGCCAGAAGTGAATTTACGCCACTCAATTGCGTTCTTTATTTGAAAGGAACGATTTGCAATTAGTCTAATTGTCTTGTCCAAATAGTTTACAACACTCTCTATATAAACTACCTTTTGTTCCAACTTGATTAAGTCGGGATCTGCTTTGAGATATTTGTCAACATCTGGTTTTAAAATTTTAAGATTAAAAGGTTTTGCTTGATAGACGCTAGCGTCTGCTTTACCTGTGTAATATTCCCATTTATCTCTAACCATTACATCTCTATCTTGCTCTGCTTTCTTTAACAGATTAATATATTGATTGTGAAACTTTGAATATTTGTTATGTAATTGTGGGGTCTTTAATGATTCTATATCTAGTTCAGTATCATTTAGTTTTAAATCTTTTTCAGCCAACTCTTGTAGTTCGTCAAATGTCATAATATCTCCATTGTATATTTAACTATAGTATATCATACTTTTCAATAAAAGTATATAGTGTTACGTTATCTCTTTATAATTTGGATCGTAGTATTCTTTAAGTTCAGGGAAAACATCAAACAGGTGCATTTCCCATTTTGTTCCTTCATAGTGTTTATCTTGTTTTAATAGATATTGAAATATATCTTGTATATTAACTCCTGGATCCATAGGTCTTTCCAGAGCAGCCACAATGTCAGGATAGTCTTCGTACTTTGGAATTAACTTTTGTTTTATTGGTTCAGGTAAATTATTAGGTCTTAAATGTATTGGAGTTTCTAACATAGCCCAATTGATTTGAAATATATTTGGGTTCTGTTTTACATAATCAATTACTTCGTAAAATCTCATTACACTTAAAAACGATACCAACCCATTAAAGTCAACAACTACATTAGGATATTTTTTACATTCTTCTATATTTTCTACAAGCTCTTTCCAATTTGTTCTTCTTCTTATATACTCTATAGTTTTACCTACACCATCTACAGAACCCACCATAGCCACTTCTTTAAAGTAAGGTACATAATCAAATATACTATGTCTACCTGTTTTTGTTTTGGTCATATTTGTTTGATACTTAACAAAAATTTTATCAGCGTGTCCAGATTTTACAATTTTTTCCATCATCTCATAATGTTTTTTCATAATTAAAGGCTCACCACCAATAATTTTAATACTTCTTATGTATGGTGCTAACTCAAGCACCTGTTCAATTGTACCTTTTGTACGATCTTTTCCGTGTGTTTTAAAATTAATTATATGGTCTGGCCAAGACGTATCCTTTTCCCAAATTGCTTTACTCCAAACACCCTTCTTTGCGACAGCTTGTCTTACTGTTGAGTTAGTGTGAATACACATATGGCAATCTAAATTACATTCCGAACCAAATATCTTTAACTGTACTTCTATAATTCTTTCAAAAAATGTCCACTTGCCAGTTGCTTCATATAAATCAACACTCTTTTGAATGTCATCCCAAAATTCAGAATTATTAGTATGGATTTTTAAACAGTTTGTTCTTCTGGATCTTCCATATCTTTCTTCGTCTGATACACATCTTTGACACCACTTTTTAACATTCCTCAAATCAGAACCAGGCGTTGTCATTTCTTTTCTAATGGAGTTCATATACGAACTATCTTCCATCCATTCCTTGATAGTTGTATCTTCAACTGTAGGACCATTCATAGGAGCGTGAGCGAAACAGCAGGCTTGCCACCTACCATTCATTTCAGAATAAGCTTGTGTGAAAGGGATTGTACAAAAAAAAATGTCTTTATCTTTTGCTTTTTGTATAAGTGTTTTATCTTTTACTGGTATGCCTTTTATAGGTGTGAATGCTCTAGTTTCTTTTGTTCTTTTAGAAACGTCTTGCCACCATTCCGATGTATCAACGTTACCTGGTGTTGACTTATCGCCAGGACCACCTCTGGTTAATCGTGCCTTTTCCTTACCAAGTCTTTTAATAGTTGGATCAATCCATTCGTTGGTATCCAGTTCGGTTGGATTCATATCTTTCATAATATTTTACCAGTCGTGTTTAAATTTTAATTGGTCTAGTCTCCTTACAATATCTATTCTATCAAATAGATTATGATGTTTAATAATCGTGTACATTATAGTAAATGCTTTTAAATTTCTTTCAGCTTGATTAAGACCTGCCAATTGATAATCAGCACACATAGGAAGATATATCTGTACATTGTGTCCAGCTTCAGCCCATTTTTGTGCAGAATATCCTCTTGTTCTTAAAACACAACCTGCTGTATTGCAGCCACCTAAAATAACATTTTTAATACGATAGCCGTCTTTCTCTAATATAGCTTCAATATCTTTAACAGATATTTCTTTATCAGGATCAATATTTCTCCAAGTGTGTCTGCCTTCTGCAGCCACCATTTTTTCTATTTCACACATTTTTAAATGTGTGCTTTTGTCATCACTTGAAATTCCTTGCAAGTGATTAGATATAATATATAAATCTGAATCTGGAATTGACAATAGTCCATTTAAGCAAGAATAACGAAGATGGTTAGTATGTTCGTCACCCATTGCAGGATGGCCTTCAAAATCAATTAATAATACTATTGTCTTGTTCTCCAGACCCATTTTATATCCATTTTATAACAGTTTCAGCAGAAGGTTTGATATCATCTTTTCTTTCTGCTGTATTCATATGCTCCCTACGAAGTTGAGCGCTCTTTCCAATACTTGCTAATAAGACTACAGGATGTTCCACCCACGGTAAATCTTTCCATTTATCTGGATCTCCGTGTGGGAAACAAGCAATAGTTGAAGTATGTAATCCTTCTTCTAAAGCAAATACAGCTAAATTAGCGCAGAACATACCAACTTCAACAGCAGTAGTTCTCAACATAGATTCCATATGGTCTTCGTGCATTTGTTCATAGAAGTCTCCACCCTCTATACTTTTTCTATAATAATCATTTGGTGTACATACTCTTTGAGTAAAAACTAAAAGATATGGAGCAGATTTTAAATGATAGAAATATGCGTTATAACCATCTTCTTTCCAAACTTTATGTTTTTCACTATAATCGGCGTGATACTTGGGTATGTTTGTTTCATTAATTGATTTCTTATTCTTAACTGATTTCATCCATATTGATTCTTTTTCAGAAGCCCTTTCAGGTCCTAAAACGTTAACGTGATATGGCATAAAATTATTTTTTGAAGGCGTAACTTTCCATGCTCTCCAAAGGATCTTTTCAATCAACTCCTTATCAGGTATAGATTCACCATCATATACCTTTACGTGTCGCCTTTCATCTAATAGGTCTAATTGTGTCATTACTTTGTCTCCTTTTTATTATGATATGGTTCTAGTTCAGGAAATACCTCAAATAAATTCATATCCCATTTAGTGCCTTTATAGTATTTATCATTCATTAAAAGGTAGTCAAGCGTATCCTGATAGTCTAGTCCGTGATTGTCTTCTTTAAGAACATTTTGTATGTCTGGCCAGTCTTTATACAATGGAATAAGGTCTTCTTTGATCTTATCAGGCAATACATTGGCACATAATTTCTTTGGTCCTCTGATATTTGACCAGTTTATCTGAAAGAATAAATCATTATTATCATTAAACCATTCTATCAATTTATAGAATCTCAATACACTTAAAAAGGATATTGTTCCATTTACGTTTACAGTTACATTAGGATATTTTTTTACCTCTCTTATGTTGTTAACAATTCCTTCAAAATCAGACCTACGTCTAATATATTCATCCCACTTATCAACTCCATCCAAAGATACTGTAAATTCAAAGTTTAAAAAATGAGGAATATAATTTGTTATTTTAACTCTTTCAAATTCTACTACGGACATATTAGTCTGATATTTTACAAACATTTTATCAGCGTGTCCTGTCTTTATTATTGCGTCTAACATCTCATAAAAGTTTTTCATAACTAAAGGTTCACCACCAATAAACTTTAAGTTATAAATGTATGGGGCAAGTTCAGCTACCTGGTCTACTATAGAAGTAAGAGTTTGTTTTGGCATAGCTGCAATATGTGTTTTAGCATATTCTGAAAATACCTTTTCATCTTTTAGTTGTTCAGAATGTATAGTCTTTAATCTGGTAGTAGAATCATAAGGAACACACATATAACAATCTAGGTTACATTTGTTTCCAAATGCTTTAATTTGTATCTCTAATATTCTATCTTCTAAATGACCTTGTCCTGTCTTCTTCCATTCTTCAACAGCTCTTCTTATACCAGGCCATAAACCTCTATCGTTTGTTTGTATTTTTAATGAAGCTTGTCTCCTTGATCTACCATAAATCTTTTCCTGACTCATACAGTTTACACACCATTTTTTTGCTAACTTTAAAGGGTCCCCAGGAGTGGTCATCTCTTTACGGAGAGCATTTAAATTTGCATTATCTTTAAAGTATTTTTTAATACTTACATTTTTTATGTTAGGATTAAAACCTTCTTGTACCCAGGAACATGGAGCATATTCTCCTCTAGTTGTAGTATAAACCATTTGAAATGGTGCACCACAAAAGAATGGTAACTCTCCACTTCTAATTTGGTCTTCTAAAATATCTACATTCTCTTTTTTGAACCACGAGTCCATATTGACTTTCCCTTCCCCAAGGTACTTGTCTCCTGGTCCTCCTCGTGTAATAAATTTACGTAAATTTTGCTGTGATGGTCTTTTGCGAACGGTCATAATATAATATTATTTATTTTATAATTAACTAGTAGTTTCTATAGTTGTGCTCCCACTAATATTTGCAAACTCATATATCTTGTATTGAAATGTAACAGCGCAAGTTAGATAATTAATATCTGTTGCTTGTTGATTGTAATCTAAACCAGACAATGATATAGGATATATATCTCTAAATCTAACTTCTATATTTGGATTGTTTTTACTTGTTAATACAAATAATGTAGCGTCTGAATATAAACCACCATCATCCGAAGTTTGTTTTACTACTTGTCCTAATTCTTTATTATAAGTTTCACTTGTAGTAGTAGGATATCTATCTGAACCAGCTTGTTGTAAATTTCTAAATTGTGAATGGTCTTTAGGAAAACCAAGACCAGTCATCCATCCATGGATCTCTCTATAGTTTTCTAAATTTTCATCTACTAAAAAAGATATATTCAAAGTATCATAATCTGCTTTATCACCTGGGATAGGTATATCTTTAAAAGGTGTATCCTGATTTGCAGTACCTAGTGTGATACCAGGTATGTTTGCAGCCGTACAAAAGTATTCTACTTTAGGTAATTTAATTATAGAAAACTTAAATTGTGTAGGACTTGCATAGTCTAGTTTAGTTGGCTGTCTTGTATTAGAGTTTATAATTGTCATACTACTATTTATAAGACTTATTAGGCCAAAAAAAAGGGCGCCGAAGCGCCCTTTTCTGATTTGTTTCTCAACAAATATTACATAATGTTCGTAACTTGAACACGTCTGTAGTATCTGTTAGCGTTGATTGCACCAACACCGTCAGCAGTAATAGCTGAAGACGCACTAGCGCCAGCAAATGGGTTTGCCACCATGCCGTATCTAGTTTTAAATCCAATTTTTGGTTGGAAGTTGTCTTGGCCTACCGCTCTAACCATTTGTAGAGGTACATATGGGCAGTAAAATAATCCTGCGTCATATGGCGATGTTCCTTTGTAACCAACAACATAGTATTGTTTAGCAGGACTTGCATTTGAAGCTAAATTAGCAGCATATGGGTCAATGTAAACTTTAAATTTGCCATTTAAAACACCAGCAAAAGTATTACCAGTATCGTCAATGTTTAAGTTGTTGTTTAACGCAGGAGTGTAATCTAAAACACCAGCCATTTGTAAAGCACTAGCAACGTCAGAAGAACAGATAATCATATTACCTTTTCCACGTCTTGTTCTTTGTGCGATAGTATTAGCATCTCTTTCCAGTTGGAACATAAGTCCTTTGAATCTCTCAACCGACCATCTACCATTTGAGTCAGTATCAAGGTCAAAAATTCCAGCTGTTGTCGTGTTAATAGCAGCGTGTGAGTTATCGTTATCAGCAGCACCAACTTCAGCAGTTCTATAAACTGTTCTAACTACTTCTCTATTGATTTCAGCTAAGATTTCAGCAGATAAGATGTTTGATAATTCAGTTTCAGCGTCTAAGCCGTGAATTGCTTTAAGGTCTTGTGCTAACTCCATAGTGTACTCGGCTTTTAGCGCTCTGCTTTTTGCTGTCACAGTTGATTTCTCAATTGAGAATGCCATTTCAGCGAAAGCGTTAGCAGCAGCATCTCCAAGAGCTTCTGCGTAAGCTGTAGTCATACCTGTACCAGATGTGTATCCAGTAGAAGTACCTATTGAGTCGTTAAGCACGGCTGGGTTTTCGCCAGCGTGTGCGACTGCGGAAGCACCTGCAACAGATGAACCAGCCGCATTACGGCCAGAAAAATCTGTATCAGCTTCGTCAAAAAGAGCTTCACCACCACTTTGAGAAGTATATCTGCTTCTCATAGCGAAAATCAAGCCTGTAGGGCCTGACATTGGTTGTACACCAGCGATATCGTAAGCGATAAGGTTAGGCATACTTCTTCTAACTAAGCTAATTAAAATAGGGTTCCAATTTTGTATTGATGAACCTGTTGCGTTTGTAGGAGCTGCTTCTGTTAAGAAAGCTGCGTCTTCTTTAAGCGCTTTTTCTTGGTTCTCCAACACCATTGAAGTAACGGCTCGTTTGTAACTATCCTTAACCTCTGGAAGGTCAGGATGATCCAAAACAGGCTGCCACTTTTGTTGTATTGATTCAGATAAAAACATTTTCTATCTCTCCTTTTTTTAGTTAATTAACTAAAATCCAAATCTATTTAAGATAAGGATTTTTCTTTGATTTACTAATTGCAGCCGTATATGCAGCCATTGATTCCGTCATATCAGAACCAGCATTATTGTCAGCTACTTCATTAGATTGTTTATCACTCGCTTCTGTTTTAGGGAAGTAAGAATTTTTTAACGTTTCTACACTTTTTCTAAAACTTTCTGCGTCCTTATATTCAATTCCTTCTGCTAAACCTTTAAGTTTTTCAGTTTCAGTTTCAGCAAGATCACTAGATACTTCTTTTATAATTCCATCTCTAGTAAACTCTCCCACCTTCTGATTTAACTCAACTGTTTTTTCAATAGATTGGTTAACTTCTTCTTTTAACTTCTCTATTTCTGCAGCCTGAGTCTCAATAACATCATACTTCTCTTGTGGAACATTGATGTAATGAGATTCAAATAAAGATTTAAGACCACCAATAAAATCTTCAGTAATCTCAGCTCTTAAACCTTTTTCTATCGCTAATTCGTTTTCTTTCATCCACTCCTCAACGACATAATTTAGATAAGCGTCAACTTTTTCTACGATTTCTGATTTAGTTTCTTCAACTTTCTCAGCAACTTTAGTTTCGTATTCGCCTTCCAATTTTTCAATTTCTTCAACAAGTTTTGCTTTGATAGCAGATTCGAAGATTGTAGCCGCTTTAGCTTTAAATTCTTCTGAAAGGTCTTCACCATCAGTTAGAGCTTTAACGTCTTCTTTTACATCAAGGTCTTTAACTTTATCTTTAGCAGTTTCTTTCTTAACTTCTTTAGATTTTTCGTCTTCTTCCTTAACTTCGTCTTTCTTCTCGTCTTCTTTCTTGTCTTTCTTGTCTTCGTCTTCAGTCACTTTAGAAATTTCTTTTTCTTTTTCTTCTTTAGATTTTTCTTCAGATTCTTTAACGTCTTTTTTGTCTTCTTTTTCGTCAGACTCTTTAGCGCCTTCCTTCTTCTTATCAATTGCTTTTTGCAAAGCAGCTGGAAGTTCGCCTTCTTTTACTTCTTCTTTATCTTTTTCTTTTTCTTTATCAGCATTTGCTTTTAAAGTTTCTTTTTCGTCCTTTTCATCCTCTTTAGCGTCTTCTTTTACAGACTCTTTTTCTTTATCAGCATTTGCTTTTAAAGTTTCTTTTTCTTTATCGTCTTCTTTGTCTGTATCTTCTCGCTTAAGAGATGTAATGTTTGATGTGTCCGCTGTGCCTGCACTTTTCTGGTGTGGGTCGCCAGTAATATGACTTACCCCTTGTGCGAAATCCGATTTTGGATCACTTGGATGCGTAACTGCTTTTGTTAATACTTGTTGTACAGTTGCAGCCAATGATTTTGGCGCTTCAGCTGGAACGGCGTTTTTCTTTGGCAAATCTGCCACAGTTTTGTCCGTCATTGATCTATCTCCTCATTAGTTATTAGTTGTTGTTTTGCAAATAATCCACCTCTCCTTACGGAAAGTGTCAATTACTATTTATAAAATTACAGCTTTTTAAGGAAGTTTTCAAAGACTTTTGCGTTAACTTCCGCTCTGTCTGATAGTGCTTTCTTATCTGCCTGTAACTTTAATTCGTTTACTTCTTGCTCTTTCAAAACGCCATTATTCCAAATCCATTCTTTTCCTTCCATAATGCCTTCTACAAAAGCATCGGGAGCCGATGGGTCTGCGACTATATCAGCCGCTGTTGCAAGGTAAAAATCGTCTTTGACTATGTTAGCACCACCTGCTTGAACAAGTGTGCCCATTCCTCTACTTGAAACTCCTAGTGTTGCACCCTCATCTATTAAACTTTTCACTATTTTTCCATATGGGGTATCCAAAACTCGGGCTTCGCCTATAAAATTATTGCCTTCGGGATGTAGAGCTTTTATCATATGCGAAACTCTTTCTAGGTTAACGGTAGGTCCGTCTGGATGTCCTAGTTCGCCAAATGCTCTATTCTTTTCTATGAACTCTCTATTATATCTGTGAACTTCTTTTTGAAGTATCTCTTTAGGATAGATTCTTCCATTTCTGTTCTTCACGTCCGATTGTAAAAAAATACCTTTAATGGCATAATTTTTTTTGCCATTTTTGTCTTCTTCTACAATGTATTTTGCTTGTGTTACTTCTTCGGTAATTAATCTCATTTGTATCTATCTCTAACTTCTCTTTATTATTTATACAAATTGTTATCTGAATACCACTAAAACCGTATAATTATCTCCAATTGCAAAATTTTTTGTTGAGAGTAAAACATCACCTGTTGGTGTTGTTGCGTTGTTAGCTATCTCATTACCATCAGCACGTAAGTCCCAAAAACCTTGACCAGACAACGAAACACCTGTAGCGTTTGTTGCACCATCCCATATTAATTCAACGGCAGACTTTGAATTGGATGTATTTACTGACCAAAATATTTTTGATATTTTACGATTGCCGTCTTCAGTCATAAAAGTTGTTGCCGAAGCGTCAACCTTTTGTACTAAAGTTTCACCTGTGCCATCTGAATAATTGGTTAGTTTAACCGCATATTTGACACCTGTAGTATCTGTTAATACCTGTGTAGATACTGTATCAGCCATTATTAGTTACCAAAGCCGACTGACTTAATTAGTTCCAAATAAACAAAACCGTCTGTACCAGTTCCTGGTGTTAATATTATATCAGCGTCTGTAGCGTCTCCAGGTTGTGTTGCACCGTTAGTGATAACGTGTGAATCAAAACTACCTGTTGTACCGCCTGCAAGATCAATCGCCTCTACAACATTTGAACCAGTAAAAGTTATTGCCACTTCTGTGTCTAAAGACCAAGATATTTTTTTAATATCTAGTCTATCACCTGAAGCTTCTTTATTTGCTAATGCTGAAGCGTCAATAGTTACAGCTGAGCCATGACCATCAAAGTTTATTAAAACTTTAGCGCCATAAGCATTGTCTGTTAGAACTCTTTGTGTTACTGCCATTTCTATCTCCTTAAAATTGTTAATGTTTCCTTATCAAAATATTTCATTAAATCTTGTTTCTTTACTCCAAATTTGTTTGCAGCTGCACTAACATTTTTTTCAAAATTAGCAATCACATCTGCGTCTTTATCAGCGGCTTTAAAAACCATATCTACAGCACGTTTCATTCTAGGAGATAATTTATTATATTGCCTAGTACGTTTGTAGTCGTTTGCTTCAGTAATTTGTTCTTTTATAAAATTACTTAGCCACTTCATCACTTGGAACCTCTGGTGCAGGAGCTTCTGCAGCTGTATCATTACCTGTAAAAGGATTAGCTTCAGGTGTTTCTACACCTTGCTGTCCTGTAAATACAGATTTAGCCACATCAACTTTAGCATCGTCCAAGGCGCCAGAAACTTTATCAGCAAGAGCATTTTTAATGTCTGTTCCTGCTTGTTTGTTGTCGCCCTTTTCAAGTGAATTTACGAATTTTTTTGTATCATCTTTAGTCATATTATCTATTTATCTCCTGTTTTATAAGAATCTCTAGCTTTTGTTTCTGCATCCTTAAATTGTTTTTTGTCAGCCTTTTGTTTAGCACTTACTGCTAGTGGAGCTTCTTTACCATTTGTTTTCCCAGTTTTGGGTTGTTGTTCAAGTCCACCTATTCCTGTGTTCATTGCAGCCTGTTCTGACCCACCTTCATCTTCTATTTGTTGATCAATTTCTTCAATCTCGGTTTCATTTTGTTTGAATATTTTTGTTCTTATATACTCATTAGAGAAATACTTACCAACATACATTTCTAATTGTTGTGCCAGTTGTACTCTTTCTCTCAACATTTCACTATGTTTTAATTCAGCAAAATATCCATCTTGTAAGAAACTAAATGTTATATCACCTTGTATTACAGGCCATTCTTCAGGAGCAATAACACCTTTTAAAATTAATTGTGTTTTTAAAAGGTCGTGGAATAACATACAGAATTTCTTTCTCAATCTGCCTATGAATTTAGTAAACTTAACTTCATCTCTACTAATTTCAGCTGCACGACCAAGATTAAATCCTTGACCACCTTCTAATCTACTAATTGGTATGTTTAATGAACGATATAATTTCTTTTGGAAATATTCTATATCGGCAATCTCACCCAAGTTTTGACCACCTGGTAAAGTAGTAATTTCAGTTCCTCTCCCACCTTCTCTACGAGGTAACCAAAAGTCTTCTAACATACTCATATAATTTCTGTCATCTCTAATCTCACCTGTACTTGCGTCATAAACAAGTTTGTTTCTATATCTAGCCATAACATCTCTTAAATATTGTTCAGCTTTGATTTTAGGTAAGTTACCTACATCAATATAGAATATTCTTCTTTCAGGTGCTCTAGCAATTCTGTAAATAACAACAGCGTCTTCAATCATTCTTAATTGATTAACTGGTTTAATTGCTTTATGTAAATAAGATAAGACTTGATTGTGAGTTTGGTCTATTAATCCTGATGGACAATAAGCAATAGCGTCTGTCGCTATTCTTAATCCACCTGCGTTTGATGTTGCAGTCGGATGTATTCCTCTTTCGTTGAAAATATAATACTCTTGGAATTTATTTTCAAAAGCAAATGAACTAGGCATTCCATCAGTTCTTTGCTTTCTAACTTCTCTTATCTTTTTAATTTTTCTTGGATCAATGTATCTTAATTCTGTTATTCCTAATCTAGGACTATCTTTGTCAATGATTTTATGATAGAACATTCTTCCATCAACATACCATCTTCTAAAAATATCGTGTCCTTTGATATCAAAATTTAATAATTTTAATACCTCAACAAATGATTCTCTTATTTTCTTTTTGATTGATTCGCTATATTCAATTTTAGTTAAATCTAATTGTACAGATTGTTGATTTTCGTTTGATACAATTGCTTCAGATATTATATCCTCAATTGCAAGGTCACACTCTGGATGGAGTGCTACTTCTCTATATCTTCTAATTAAATCTAACTCGTTACGAGCGGTAACGTCAAATCCTCCATAAGACGCAAAGAAACCACCAGCGGGGACGGTTTGTGTTCCGTCTTCCGCTTGTGGTGGTACTATGTTTTGTCTCGGATCTGATGTTGGCGTTTTTGAACGCTCTATTTTAAACCCAAACAGTTCAGCCATAATTTAGTTTCTCCTATTACTAATACTTATAACGGTATTAAGTAGTAGTGTTTGTTTCAAAATATTGATACCTATGTGTAGCAGTAAACGACTCTAACGAGTTGTTATCGCCATAAGATAGCGCAATGTCATCCAACGTTGTTGGAAACATTCCTCTGAATGTATATGATTTAATCACATTACCGTTACGGTCTAATTGGTCAACAAATGAGTCAACTTGATAATCTACTGGATTAACTAATCCTTCGTTATCTGACATATTGTTGATACCGTTTAACCATCTTTCGTATGCGTTACGTATTAAGAAGTCTGTATCATTTAAGACAGTAGTTGTCCATGTAGCAAATGTTCTATCACCTGCAACATATAATTCCCTACCTCTAAATGGAACAGCTACTTCTGCAACTGTCATTCCTGGTAAGTTAGTTGATGTACATAGAAAAGACATTGTTTCAGTCTCCCCACCTACAGCAGCAAACCCTGGAAAAGGCATTGTTACTCTAAATTGATTGGCACGAGCGCCTCCGCCTCTTAACTTAGCTTTAAAGTCATTAATATTTGGCATTGGTTTATCCTCCTACCACTTCTTCAAATGCAACGCCTGATCTTGTCGCAACGAATTGTAGTTGTATAAAGTTGATTGATCTATTTGGTTTAACAAATATATCTGCTCTAAACTCATTTCTATCAATAACATCAGCAGTATTGTTAGAAGTATCACAAGTAACTAAAAAGTCTGTAACACCTCGTCTGCCTTGTACATCTCTTAAAAATGGTTCAACCATATTTCTAAATTGAGCTCTTGTGAACTCGTCATTAAATTCAAATAGTTGGAATTTAGAAGCAGTTGATATCGCTTTCTCCAAAGTGATAAACAATCTTCTTACGTTTATTCTATCAAATGCACTCGGCGTAGATAGTCCAGTTTTATCACCAAACAAGAGTGTACCTTGTCCTGGTAAAGTTACAATTGGATTTACTCTAGCTCTGTACAATTCATCCCTTTGAGTTTTGACTGGGTTGTAAGCAAGTTTAACTGCACCTCTAATTCCGCCTCTGTTAAATCCAGCAGGTGAGAACCAAGAGTCTGCGATTAAGTCTGTTCTTGCAGCCAATCCAGCAACGTCTCCGTTTAAAGGAATGTATCTAAATAAGTCATTATATTTGTCGTAAGTATATTTGTACCCACTATCAAAAACTACATAACTTGAACTTCTAACAGCGTCAAAGAAACCTTTAACGTTAGTTGTTTGAGTAGTAGAGTTTGTTACGTTAACTACATCACTTCTTTCAGGAGAAGCAAATACGATTGCGTCTTTTCTGTTTTCAGCGATTGTAATTAAGTTATCTACGTGAGTAGCGTCACCTTTACCAGCGATGATTAAGTTAACATCTACTGTATCAGCGTCATTGTAATGTTCGTAAGCAGTTTTTAATTCAGCAGTTGTAACCGCGGAACCATCTGCACCGTCAACTAGTGATCTACTATATGGTGCTGTAAGAGCTGTGGAAGTTACTCCAGAAGCTGTACTACCCCAATTTGAACCAGTTGCAATGTGATCCATCCAATAGATATATTCTGATCTATTGTAGATTACATCTGGATAATAGTTAGTGTCACCTTGTGGTGTTTTAGCGTCAGAAGCTTTTGATAGTGAATCATAAACTTCTAAAACTTCACCAGCAGTACCTGATATAGCGCCGTCTTCATCTATAACTACAATGTGTAGCTCGTCATTTACTCCACTTCTTGTAGAAGCATAAGTTGATGTAGCTGGTGCTTTATCTACTAGGTCATAGTATTGCCATCTTCGTCTTACTTGTGTACCATTTGCAACAGCTGTGTGTAGTCCGCCTGTGCCTGAAGGGTGTCTTACAAAAGTTATAGTGTTTGTTGAAACTACTGTAATTCTGTATTCGTGCCCACCAGATTCGCCGAAGTTAACGATATCACCTACATTAAAATCAGTTCCTGATGTTAATACGATAGTGGTATCTCCTACTGCTGTTGAAGAGTCATTAGTTGTTGTTTTATTTGTTTCTTCGTATGCCGTTGCACTCGGACACGTTGAAATCTTTAAGTTATTACCCCAAGCGCCTGCTGTTCTTGCAGCCCACTCGCCAACGTTAGCAGAACCATCGTTATAAGGTCCTGTACTTCCGTCACCGTTAGAGTAATGCTCTGTATTCTTTATTCTTAAAGCTGTCCCAGAAACGACAGCGTTTACACTTGAAGTGTTTGCAGCTCGCACAACCCTTAAACTTGATGAGTACTGTAGAAAACTAGCAGCACTAAAAAAGTATTCAAAGTTTGTAGAGTCAGGTTTTCCAAACGTTTCTACCAATTCTTTTTCAGACGCAATAGATATTACTTCATCCATTGGACCTTGATTAAATTGACCTGCAACAGCACCGATCGTAGTTGCTACTGCTGGGATTACGTTTGTTAAGTCTTTCTCTTGTACGAGAACACCTGGTGAAACTTGAAATGCCATATGTTTGTTCTCCTCTTATTAGCTAATAAGTATCATTTAATCTCGTTTATATTTATAAATTTTGTCACCTTTACTACAGCATCTCTCCTTTTCTTACTGTAACAGGTGTCCATGTTTCGCCTTTGTCATCCTGAAAACTATCATCATTTAAACCATCATCCATAAACCCAAATGGTGCCATATCTTGTTCTATTGCGTGTTGTTGTTCTTCATACATTTTAGCACGAACATCCTGGTCTGTCATTTCTTTAAAATATCTTTGATTTGTTATCCATGCAAATATAAGACAACACATAACCAAATCATCATTAGAACCTTCTTCAGCCTGCCAACCACTACCACGTCTTACAAATGTTGATAATTCTTGTATTGTATGAAAATCTGGTATGTACATTTTGTCGCCTTCAACTAAACTTTTTAAGTTAGAGGCGCCTATTCTTTTTACTTGTTTTGTCATACGAACACCTAATTGTGTTCCCCTTTTAGAAAATCCACCACCCAATATTTGTCCAGCTCTACCTTTCATCATACACATTAATAAGTTTGTATATTCTAATTCAAATTGTAAAGCGTCTGCTACTTGATGTCCTATATCATTTACTTCAACACAAACATAAGCCATATTATAATTTTTTGCTACTCTTTCTATTGTGTGAGGAAATAAAATAGGTTTGATTTCATTATCTCTAAATTTTGCGACCATACGATAAGGCATTTTTGAAACATCAAATACAGTAAAGGCTGAATAATCTCTTACAGTACCTCTAGCAACGTCAACTGTCATTACATAATCTTTTCCTTTTACTGGTTGTTCATACACATCTATTCCAGCATTTGAAATAAGAGGTGTATGGTGTGATAACATTCTTAGCTTTGCTGGATTAATAAGTGTATCAACTGAACCTACAAACTCACATTCAAACTCGGTAGTAAATTGTGCTTCGGAAGTATTTCTTATTGTTTGTTCTTTCCATTTATCATCTCTACCTGGAACTTCAGACCAATGTACTTCTATAGGTTTATAATCATTTCTTCCATGTACTGAATCATTCCAAAGTTTATAAAACATATTCATTCCATGTGGAGTAGAAACTATCATAACTTTAGATGTTTGACCAGATGAAATTGTAGGATAAACTGAACTAAAAAACTGTTCAGCTATATTATTAGGGATAAACGCAAACTCATCAAGGAATATTATATTATAAGAACCACCTCGGATCGCACTTGAAGATGTTGCAGCTGCAAGTATTTTTGAACCATTTTCTAATTCAAGTGAACCTTTGTTCCAATTGAGAACGCCTTGTTGTAACCAAGCAGGTAAATTTTCGTATGCGAGTTGAAGTCTGCCTAATAAATCTCTAGCAGTTGAACTTTTGTTGGCCAATATTGCAACGTTTATATTATCATTGAATATAACTTGATGTAATAGATAAGCAATGATTGTTGTTGATTTACCTGACTGTCTAGGCAATTTTGCAATTGAAAATCTATTGTTATGAAAAGTATCAACCATCTTTGCCTGAAACTTGTACATATCAAATGGTATTAAACCATGGTCAATATTTACAATCTTAATATATGTTGTAATAAAATATGTAGGATCTTCCATACACTTTGCAATCTCACGTACTTGCTTTTCGGTGTATTCTATCTTTGTATTTGCTTTAAATAAATTAGGATTTCCTAGATATGCTTCAGTCATATACGTGCTCCGCAGGATTAAAACCTTTTTTAAAGTTTTTATCTTCCTCAGGAGTTATATTTTTATTTTTGTTTTTAAGCATTTTATGTAACTCTGCTGAAGAACCTACAAATAAAGCATTTTTAATAGTTGCTGTTGTTTTGTTAGGTACATCTTTTAATGTTTTAAGTTTAGCTTGTAAATCTTGTAATTTATCAACTGTATCAGCAACTTGTTTAATTAGATTACCTGCAACTTCATAAGCACGTGGGTGTTGACTCTCACCTGCAATATCTAATATACCTTGTATTGCGTCTTGGCCACGCTCTATAAGATTATAATAATTTTCTCTGCTGTATTTGTAATCATTATCCACATCTTCTTTGTCCTTATCTTCTAATCTAGGAACAGGTGGAGTAAATTCTTTTTTAACTACTGCTTTTGTAGCAGGTTTCTCTGGTGTGATACCTAGAGCTTCATTTATTTTGTCGTCTATAGTCATAATAATTATCCATCACTTCCAGTACTTGGGTTATAATTTTTAGAATCCTTGTGAACAGTTATAGTTGTTGTAAATCCGAAATCATCATCAGCGTCAGCACTTGTCGGATTAGGAACAACCACAATTCTTTCTTCTCTTGTAGGACTTCCAGTTGTGTCTGTATATAAATCCGTTATTGTTTCTTTAATAATAGATTTAGAGTATATAGGACCATACAAATATGTTTTAGCAGTAAAGTTTAAACTATAATTAACTGCTCTTCTAGTTGTAAATGAGCCATCATAACTGTCAGCATAATCTACAGAATTTAAAGTAATAGGTACATCTCTTTTAATTCCCATATCTGGAATTGCATTTATTGTAACAGTATAATCTGGTTGAAAATAAGGCAATATTTGTTCTATAATTATTAATCCATCTTCAGCAGTTGCTGTAAACGAATATAAATTAAAAGATATATTATATGGAACAGGATTATATTGATAGTATTGTTTACTTGCGTCTGAAGTATTAACATTTTTAAACTTACCTACTCTTTGTAACTTACGAGATGAATCATAAGATATACCTGATATTTCAAACCCCATACGAGGTAATGATATAGCAGTTTCTCTTTGTTCTAAATTAGGTTGTTGTTCTAATCTTACTAAAAACTTTTCTTTAGGCGAATATGCTAAAGGTACTTTTATTTTTTGCACAACATCACCATCACTATTTGTTCTATGAATAATGACATTATTAAATATTGTACCAAATGCTACAACAACTTTTCTTAATGACTCGTGGTAAAATCTTTGTCCAAACATTACTCGTCAACCTCTCCAAATGGATTTCTTTCAGTAAAGTCTAGTATATCATCTGCTGTACTTTCAGTACCAAAACCAGCGTCTGATTCGTATGTAGTGTTATCAGCATAATCTCTAGTTTGTGTTGCTAAATTGTAATCATCTGATTCTAATATTACATATTCATATACACCTGTTACTGTATCAGAATTTTCTAATAACATACCACCACCATCTTCTAATACTAATTGTTCTTTTAATATATCTGTTGATAATCTATCTTCAAGTTGGTCAATTTCTTGTCTACCAACATCAAATTTTTCTGAACTGTATTCGAATCTAGTTGTTCTTAATTTATAAACTGGGAGGTTTCCTAATTGGAAGAATGGCTCTTGGTCTTCAACAAACTGTATCTCAAAAAAACTATTCATCAAAGGTACATAAACTAAATCACCTTCATTTGGTCTACCTGTTATTATTAAAGTTGCTTTATTATCAACTTGATTTTGCCAACGTCTTTTAGAAATCATAAACGTTGTATCTTCTCTAATTTCTAAACCAAATTTAGATACTAATTCTTGTTCACCAGCAAATCCTTCTTGCGTTTCAACATACATTTCTAACATATATGAAGCGTCAAATTTAGAAAGAGTATCCTCTCCTAAAATTAAATCTTTATTAACTAGTGTTCTTGGTAAATAAAAGCAGTCAAGGCCGTATATCTTTAGACCTTCTATGATTAAATCTTCGTGTAATCTTTTTTCTGCTGTGTTTCCAATTCCGTTGCCACCTTGGAAGTAGTGATTAACTGGCATGGCATTATCCTATCATATACGTTACAGGCGTTTCGTATGTGCCTCTTATTTCTTCTTCTAATCTTTTTATGTCGTCTTGTGACTCTTGGAATATTTGTTGACCATTAAGAGTAACACCACCTAACATAGCAACGCCATTGAATTTTGATAAGTTAGCACCCCATTGTCTTTTGATTAATGCTGTAACATATCGTTTTAAATAAATGTCATTATAAACATCTGTCATAACTGTTGGATCTAATTTTCTAAAACATTCAATAACAAGAAACTCACCTACAGATATGTCTGTTTTCCAATCCATATCTACAAACAGTTTATTATTATATTGATTAAATCTTACTGGTTTTTCACCTACTAATAAATGATCTAAAAAATCTAAATGTCTTAACACCATATCATAATGTATAATTGATGTTGATGAAAAATCGTAAAGGTCGTTTAATCTTAATTGATATCTCATATCAAACATATTTTGATTGCCTCTATTTGATAATGGGAATATTCTAGTTACTGCTAATACGGCTTCTGGAACTAATATAAAATTATTCTGTTCAGTCCATGCAGTAGTAACTGAATTTTTAGTGATTGATGAAGCAGTATCTCCATCAGGAGATATTATTCTATCTACGTCTGCTTGTGTAACTTTATATTTAAGGTATGTTCTCTCAACACCATCATAATGATATTGTGAAAAATATTGTAACGCTTCATCTAATCTATCTTCTAATTGATCGTCATCAACGTTAATCTCAATAACAGGCTTGCCTAATGTTCTTAAAGCATACTGTTTTAATGTTTCTCTGGTATTTGGATTAGCCATTTAATAGTTCCTTTATTACTATTTATAAGATTTTTTAACTGTTAATAAGGCTCAATCCTAGTTTACGCATAAATGCGTTAGGTAAAAATAGATAATTAAGGGATTAATTAAATATTACGTAGCAGAACCAACAATTGTCTTAACAGTTGAACCACCAGAATCTAGTATCTGTAATGTTACAGCACTAGCAAACATAGATGAAACAATATTAGAAATTGTATTATTAGAACAGTTAATAGTTTTGTTCGTAACTGTTTTACTATTAGTTGTAGATAAAATATCTACGCCACCCAATGTAGCAGTTGTTGCTTCTAGGTTTGCAACAATTGTTCCAACAGCATATCCTGTACCACTTGTGTTTACAGTTGTTGTTGGAGCTGCTTGATTGTCTTTAAATACTTTCCACTTACCATCGCCAGCATCCCTAAAGATACCACCGTAAAGGTCTTGTGAACCAGATGTATCATACAATCCATATAACCCGATATCAACAGCGTCAGCCGCATTGTTTCCTGTTGCCAGAGAAATTAATGGGTCTTCTACTGCCAATGTTGCAGTATTAACTGTAGTAGTATCGCCAGAAACAGTTAAGTTTCCAGAGATTGTTACGTTAGCAGGTAATCCGATAGTTACTGTTCCTGAACTTTCAGCAACTTCTACTTCATTATTAGTTCCAGCAAATGTCATTGTTCCGCCTAGAGCAACTGCTGTAGTATTGGAACCATCTGAAACTGTTATTGCAGAATTGGTTAATGAACCATTAGCAATATTAGATAATGTGTTTGAAGAACCTGATATAGTTTTGTTCGTTAATGTTTGTGCAGCCGCAAGACCAGCAAAACTTTCACTTTGTAATGCAGTATTAAACTCAGCAAGTGAACCTGTTACAGTATTATCTGCTAAATCAATTGTTTTGTTAGTTAATGTAGTTGCGTGAGCATCCATAGTAACTTGGTCATTACCAGTTAGTAAAGGTAAAGTTACTGTTCTATCTGCTGCTAATTCACTTACAGCAAATACATATTGATGATTCGCTGAAGTATCATTAATCTGTGGTGTTGTTAACACAGCACTTGTTAATGTTTTATTAGTTAATGTTTGTGTTCCTGTTAATGTTGTTACTGTACTGTCAATAGCAAGTGTTGCTGTAGTTCCTGTCGCACTTGAAGTTAATCCAGTACCACCAGCGATTGTTAACGTTTCAGAGTCTAAATCAATATCAATTGTTCCAGAGTCTGTAGTTAAATCTAAATCTTCTGCTGTTACTTTTGAGTCAACGTATGCTTTAATTGATTGTTGAGTTGATAAGTGAGTAGCAGAATCTGACGCCATATTGTCTTCGTCTTTTATGGCAGAACCTGAAACTCCTGTATTTATTGCAGGACTTGTAATTGTTGGTGCTGTTAAAGTTTTGTTTGTTAAAGTTTGACTATCTGTTAAAAGAACAACATTTGAGTCAACAGCAACTGTAACTGTAGTACCTGTAGCACTTGAATCAATTCCAGTACCACCAGCAACTGTTAATGTTTCAGAATCTAAATCAATATCAATTGTTCCAGAGTCTGAAGTTAAATCTAAATCTGCTGCTGTCGCTTTTGCGTCAACATAAGCTTTGATTGATTGTTGAGTAGCAAGTTGAGTTGCACTATTTGATCCCATTGCGTCTTCATCAAGTATAGCACTTCCTGAAACTGCTGTATTAATAACAGGACTTGTTAATGTTTTATTTGTAAATGTGTCTGTTGTTGCTTTACCAACTAATGTATCAGTAGAAGCAGGTAAAGTTAAAGTGACATCTGCTGTAGAAGCAGGTCCAATTAATCTAACTCTATTTGTACCGTTATCACTATCTTCATAAAAATCAGCGTAACCAGCACTAGATGAACCATTTTTTAAACTTGCACCTGTATTAATAACAGGTGTAGTTAATGTTGGTGTTGTTAAAGTTTTATTTGTTAATGTTTCTGAACCTGTTAATGAAACAAAACTTTCACTTTGTAATGCACTATTCCATTCTGCTAAAGAACCTGTAAGTGTATTATCTGCTAAATCAATTGATTTATTTGTAAGTGTATCTGTTGTTGCTTTACCAACTAGTGTATCAGTAGCATTTGGTAAACTTACTGATCTATCTGCTGTTGGGTCAACTGTTGTTAAAGTTGTTTCGTAAGCGTCATCTGTTGCACCTTCAAAAACAAAAGCATTTTGTATATTAACTGTTGTAGAATCTACAGTTGTTGTTGTTCCAGAAACTGTAAGGTTTCCAGTAACCGTAAGGTTATCTGCAACTGTAACTTCCGAAGTTGAGTGCCCTAATGTAATCGCTACACCAGAAGTTTCTGTTGCAACTTTTAAAGCACCTGTTGAATTTGTAATGTATGAGTTTGTTCCGTCGTGGTATAATGTTAAATCTGGTCCAGCACCTATTTTTAAAATATCACTATCGCCCATTGCAACGTGAGTAGAAAATGTTGCTACTCCTGTAACACCTAATGTTCCTGAAACTGTTGCGTTATCGTCAATGGCGACTGTGCCACCTGCTGAATCTATTGTAAGATTTCCAGAAGAAGTGTCTATTTCTCCTGTTGCTGTCTTACCTAATTGAATTACTCCTTGTAAGTTACCAACCGTTGTACCACCTGCAGTAGAACCATCGTGTAAGATAACTTTATCTAATGTAGTATCTACCGTTATTTCACCAACTGAGCCTGTATAGGCAGCGTTTTCAGCAGTAGTACCTCTTCTTAATTGTAAAATTGTTGGCATTGTTGTTCTCTCCCTTTTGTAACAAACTAACTTCTATTATTTATAATATTTAGTTATTTGAACTCCCTTTTTTTTTACGTTACTTTATTTTCCTAAAATTCATAATATTATGAACTTGCTACATAACCAAAGTCAACTACGCCTACTACGGCAACTACATTACCCATATCAATTCTTCTATATGTTTTGTGATTACAATCAGCACTTACATTATTCAAAGAAACGCCGAAAGCGTCTTCTGGAGAACCACTTACTGCCGTTTCATCTCCGCCTAAAAATATCGTCTGTACAGCAGAAGCGTCAATTGATGTTGCCTTAAATTCGTCAAATCTTTGATCTGTTGTATCAACAGCAGTTTGTGTAACGTTATTTCCTATGTAAGCCATTTATTTCCTAACTTGATATATCATCTACTGTACTTACAACTACATCACAAGAACTAGCAGTATCAGATACTACTTTTAATACGTCAGCAGAATGTACTACGTATTTTGCTCCTCCGTCTATAATTTGTAAAGCCCCACCAGTTTGAATAGGTGCATTTTTTATAAGATAATAGTCATTTGATCCATCATTAATATAAACATCTACTTTAATTTCACTTGACGTTGTATTCGCCAAAGCGATACCTATAACAGTATCGTAACTGTTAGCAGTAAAAAGTGTTGAAGCAGACGTCCCAACGTTTCTTGCTATATATCTTCTAAAATTTTGTGCCATATTATATCTCTCTTATTTATATATTTATAATGCAATTGCCATCGCAATAGCAAAACCTTTCGTTGATTTATTATCTAATTGTGTTTGAATTGCACTTGTGACCCCATTTAAAAAGTCAAATTCTGTGTTTGAAACACTTCCGCCACCCATACTGGCAGCGTTTAATCCTGTGATTGTGTTTGATGAACCTGATATTGTTTTATTAGTAAATGTAGTTGTACTTGAAGCTGAAACACTTGAAACATTATCATCCACATAAGCCTTAACTGATTGTTGAGAAGGTGGACGTGTAGCACTATCACTTGACATATTGTCTTCATCAATTAATGATAAAGCTAGTCCATCTACATATGCTTTAATACTTTGTTGTGTTGCTAATTTCGTTGCCGAATCAGAAGACATATTGTCTTCATCAGCAATAGCAGAACCAGAAACACCTGTGTTGATTACAGGACTTGTTAATGTTTTATTTGTTAATGTTTGACTTGCAGTCAATAATGAAACAGCAGAAGTATCAGATAAATCTGTTGAAGCAATTGTTATGTTACCAGTACCATCAAAACTTTGACCAGCGATTGTTCTAGCATTTGCTAATGCAGTTGCTGAAGAAGCTAATGTTGCTGTACTAGCATTTCCTGTTAAGGCGCCAACAAATGCAGTACTTGTAATACTTGTTGCACCTGTAACTACACCTGCGTCAATTACGATTGTACCATCAAGTACAATTTGTTGTCCTGTTAATGGAGTTATTGTTAAATCTGTTCCTGCTGTAGAGGAAATATCATTGCCGTTTATAGTTATATTGTCAACTGAAAGAGCTGTTAAAGTTCCTACTGAAGTAATTGCAGGTTGAGCTGCAGTTGTAACTGTAGCAGCAGTACCAGATGTATTACCTGTTACGTTACCAGTTACATTTCCTTCTAAATTAGCAACTAATGTTCCAGTTGTAATTGTTAGATTGCCTGTTGAAGCACCAGTAAATGTTCCTGTACCAACAATGAACTTATCTGCCGACTCGTCAAATCCTATAAATGCGTTATTTGAATCGCCTCTTTCTATTACTAAACCAGCGTCATTGGAAGGAGTACCTGAAGTACCATTTCCTAATTCTAATAGTGAGTCTGCTACAGTTGTATTTGTAGTTGCAACAGTTGTAGTTGTACCATTTACTGTTAAGTCACCTGTAACTACTAAATTATTTCCTATAGTTGCATTGTGATTAAATATAGCAGAACCAGCGTCTGACATATCTAAAGTTAATGCTGTGATAGTTGAACCACCATCATTTCCTTGGAATATTATATCTTTATCTTGTACAACAGATTTGGCATAGAAATCTGATCCAGTTAACTTAAAAAGTCCAACAGCTGTAGCTGCGTCTTTAAGATAAACATACCCACTATCAGCGTCTAAATTAATATCTGTTGTAGCGTCTAATGTAATTGTAGAACCACTATCTATTTCTGTAATAGTAGGAGTAGTTAATGTTTTATTCGTTAAAGTTTGCGAAGCGTCATTTAAAGTAATATTTGATGTGTTAGATAAATCAGTTGACGCAATAGCAATATTTGCACTACCATCAAATGATACACCTGCAATTGTTCTAGCAGTTTCTAATGCAGTTGCTGTGGAAGCGTTTCCTGTAAGAGCACCAGTAAATCCAGTAGCGACAGCCGCACCTGTTATTGTTACACCTGAAGATGTTGTTTCAAATTTCTTACTATTATCGTATCTGATTTCTACAGCACCATCTGCTGTACCTACTAGATATGATTCATCGCCTGCATAGTTTTTAAGATTTAAACTATCTGATTGTATATTAATTGCTGAACCTCTAACGACAATAGCACCTGTTCCTACGTCATCTATATACGAATTTGAACCATCGTGGTATAATCTTAAATCGCCACTTGCACCAAACTCAATGTTTTTACTATCACCAAGTTTTATATCTTTATTGAATATAGCAGTACCACCGTCTGAACCATCAAGTGTAAGCATTGTGATAGATGAACCATCATCTTCACCTTTGAAGACCATATCTTTGTTGTTAGTCTTAACTTCAAATACAGCGTCACCACTTGATTCTTTGAATAGTCCCCAAGCAGTACCACCTTTTTTAAATGTTACATCTCCACCACCAGCGTCTATATCAATATTATTTGAAGCGTCTAGTAAAAAGTTAGTTGCATTAATTTGAGCAATAGTAGGTGTTGTTAAAGTTTTATTAGTTAAAGTCTGTGTTGATGTTAATAAAGCAATACTTGCTGTGTCTGATAAATCTGTTGAAGCAATAGTTATGTTTGCTGAACCATCAAAACTTTGACCTGCAATTGTTCTAGCAGTTGCAAGTGTAGTTGCTGTAGAAGCGTTACCTGTAAGAGCACCTGTGATACTATCTATATAAGCATTTTTGAAACGTAAAGAGTTTGTACCTAGATCAACATCACTATCTGTAACAGGAGCTATAACTCCATCTGCCATTGTAAATTGTGAAGTACCACCAGCTGAAAAAGCCATTGTATCAGCAGCACTAAAGTATAATCCTGTGTTTACATCTCCGATGTTAGTAATACTTGGAAAAGCAGCACTACCATCAGCAAATTCAGACGCACCATCTCTAAATTTCATTACATAATTACCATCAACTCTAAAAGTTAATATTGAATTATCTAAAGCGTTATCTTTATCTAAATCAAATTTAAATTCAGCACCTGCACCTGCCATTTCCATATATCCAGCGGCAGCGTCCGTATCTGTTATTCTGATTACTGGAATTGATTGTGAAATTTCTAATGATCTCGCAGGCGTAGTCGTTCCAATCCCAACTTTATCTGCGCTTTCATCTACAAATAAAGTACCAGAGTCAAAGTTTACATCGCCAGCAAATGTTACAGCGCCTGTTACGGTAGCTGCGTTAATTGTTGGTGCTGTTAATGTCTTATTAGTTAAAGTTTGTGAAGCTGTTAATAATGCAATTGAAGCAGTATCAGATAAATTTGTTGACGCAATCGCAATATTAGCAGTACCATCAAAAGATACTCCAGCGATTGTTCTAGCAGTTTCTAATGCAGTTGCTGTAGAAGCGTTTCCTGTTAAAGCACCAACCAATGCAGTTGATGTAATACTTGTTGCTCCAGTAACTACACCAGCGTCAACTATTATTGTTCCGTCTAATACAATTTGTTGTCCTGTTAATGGTGTAATATTTAAATCAGTACCTGCTGTAGATGATATTGTATTGCCATTAATGTTAAGATTATCAACTTGTAAAGTAGTTAAAGTTCCTACTGAAGTAATTGCAGGTTGAGCTGCGGTCGTAACCGTAGCAGCTGTTCCAGATGTATTACCTGTAACATTACCAGTTACATTTCCTTCTAAATTAGCAACTAATGTTCCAGTTGCATAACCAGTACCACTTGTATTAACAGTAGTAGTTGGCGCTGCCTGAAGGTCTTTAAATAATTTCCATTTAGTATCTGAAGCATCCCTAAACAGTCCTGAATATAAATCTTGTGAACCACTTGTGTCATATAATCCATATAAACCAATATCAACAGCGTCAGCCGCATTATTACCAGACGCCATTATAATTAATGGATCTTCTACGGATAATGTTGAAGTATTAACAGTTGTTGTATCACCAGAAACAGTTAAGTTACCTGAAACTACTAAATTATTTCCTACAGTTACATTGTGATTAAATATAGCTGCACCAGCGTCTGACATATCTAAAGTTAATGCTGTGATTTCGGAACCACCATCACTACCTTTAAATATTAAATCTTTATCTGAAACCCTGGATCTAATTGCTAGATCAGAATTACCCATACTAATAGTACCAACAATAGTATCATCATCTGATAAAATAATATCTTGGCCACCAGCGTCTAATGTAATGTCGGCACTTGCATTTAACGTAAATGTTGTTGCGAGTATTTGAGCAATAGTAGGGTTTGTTAGAGTAGCACTTGTTATTGTTTTATTCGTAAGTGTTTCAGAACCAGTTAAAGAAACAAAACTATCCCCTTGTAAAGCAGTATTAAATTCTGCTAAAGAACCAGTTAAAGTATTGTTTCCTAAATCAATTGTTTTATTTGTTAACGTTTCTGTATGTGCAATTAATGATACTGTACCTGTAGCGTCTGGAATACTAACTGTTCTATCTGCTGTAGGATCAACAACTGCTAAAGTTGTTTCAAAATCGTTAGCCGTATCGCCTTCAAAAGTAATATTGTTATTAAGTGTAATAGTTGTGAAAGCACCAGGAGTAGAACCACCAGTTACATCTGTTAAGAAAGCAACGGTACCTGTACCATTTTGGAATGTAATTGTTCTATCTGCTGTTGGGTCTGTAATTGCAAAAGTAGTTTCGTAAGCGTCATCGGTTGCACCTTCAAATACAAGTGAGCCGTCTGTTATTTGTACACCTGAAAGATTTGGTGCTGTTAAAGTTTTATTTGTTAAAGTATCTGTTGTAGCTCTACCAACTAGTGTATCTGTAGAAGTAGGTAAAGTTAATGTTCCAGTATTTGAAATTGTAGCAATAACTGGAGCAGTTAAAGTTTTATTCGTAAGGGTTTGAGAACCTGTTAAAGTTGCAACTGTACTATCAATAGCAAGTGTAACAGCATTGCCTGTAGCACTTGAATCTAATCCAGTACCGCCTGTAACTGTTAAAGTTTCACTATCTAAATCTATTGCGATTGTTCCAGAATCTGTAGTTATGTCTAAATCTTCAGCTGTAACTTTAGCGTCAACATATGCTTTAATGGATTGTTGTGTTGCTAATTGGGTTGCACTATTTGAACCCATAGCGTCTTCATCTAATATAGCACTACCAGAAACACCTGTATTTAAAACAGGACTTGTTAATGTTTTATTAGTTAAAGTTTGACTTGCAGTTAATAATGTGATTGCAGCTGTATTAGATAAATCAGTTGACGCAATTGTTATAGCTGCAGTACCATCAAAATTTTGACCAGCAATTGCTCTAGCAGTTGCTAGTTTAGTTGCCGTAGCAGCGTTACCAGATGTGTCTTGTGAACCTGAGGCATTAACACCAGGTAAATTAATAGCTGCACTACCATCAAATGATACTCCACCAATTGTTCTAGCAGTTGTTAGAGTTGCAGCTGATCCTGTTGTATTCTGATTACCTGCACTATTAACACCAGGTAAACTAATATTGGCACTACCATCAAATGATACTCCACCAATTGTTCTAGCATTTGCTAATGCAGTTGCTGTGTCAGCATTTCCTGTTACGTTACCAGTTACATTACCTTCAACGTTTGCAACCAATGTGCCAGTTGTAATTGTTAAATTTCCTGTACTTGCACCAGTAAATGTTCCAGTACCAACGATAAATTTGTCAGCACTCTCATCAAATCCTATAAATGCGTTATTTAAATCACCTCTCTCAATTACGATACCAGAATCATTACCAGGAGTACCTGATACTCCATTACCTAATTCTATAAGTGTATCTGCTATTATTGAGTTAGTTGTAGCAAGTGTTGTAGTTGTACCATTTACATTTAAATTTCCTGTAATGGTAGTATTGCCACCAACTGTTAAATTATCAGCAACTGTAACTTCTGAAGTTCCATGTCCTAATGTAATTGCAATACCAGAAGTTTCTGTTGCAATTTTTAAAGCACCTTGGTCATTTGTAATATATGAATTTGTTCCATCGTGGTAAAGTTGTAAATCTTCACCTGCACCAATTCTTATTTTCTTATTATCTACTCTTACATTAAGATTTCCGTCAGTATAGATATTAAGTGGTACGGTAATGTCATTATTAAATATTGCGTGACCACCGTCTGACATATCTATAGTTAAAGCTGTAATGGTTCCTCCACCATCATTACCTACAAATTTTATATCATTGTCTTGTCCAGTATTTCTAATCCATGTACTTCCTGAATCGTTCTGAAGTTGTAAGAATCCTGTACCACCTGTACTAAATGATATAATATTACTACCAGAGTCTATATTAACATTAGCAACAGCGTCAATATCAAAGTTGCCAGTTGCGTCTATTTCAGCGATTACAGGAGTTGTTAAAGTTTTATTCGTTAATGTTTGTGAACCTGCTAATGTAGCAACTGTTGCGTCTATAGCACTTGAAATCTGATTGTTAGAAACAGTTGTATCAATACCTGTACCACCAGCGAATGTTAAAGTATCTGTACCAACGGTTACTGTATCGTTTGAACCACTATCAGCAGCAATAGTAAACGCTTGTGATAATGCGTCAACATATGCTTTAATACTTTGTTGTGTTGCTAATTGAGTAGCAGAATTAGTCGCCATATTATCTTCATCTAATATAGCACTTCCTGAAACTCCTGTATTTAATACAGCACTTGTTAAAGTTTTGTTTGTTAATGTTTGTGAACCTGTTAATGTTGTAACCGTACTATCAATAGCAAGTGTGACAGCATTACCAGTTGCACTTGAATCTAATCCAGTACCGCCTGTAACTGTTAATGTTTCTGAATCTAAATCAATTGCAATTGTACCACTATCAGTTGTAATATCTAAATCTTCTGCTGTAACAGTAGCGTCAACATATGCCTTAACTGATTGTTGCGATGGTACGTGAGTAGCACTATCAGACGCCATATTGTCTTCATCTTTAAGAGCATTTGTAATTCTAGCGTCTGCTCTTGCGTTTGTATAATAAAGGTTTGTAGAACCTTCAGTAATTTCGTCTGTATTATCTTTTGTTAATATTGAATCATCAACATATTTTTTAATACTTTGTTGTGTTGCCAAGTGAGTAGCAGAGTCACTTGCCATATTATCTTCATCTTTAACTGCCGAACCACTAACGCCTGTGTTTAAAACAGGACTTGTTAAAGTTGGTGTTGTTAAAGTTTTATTTGTAAGTGTTTCACTTCCTGTTAAAGAAACAAAACTATCTCCTTGTAATCCTGCGTTAAATTCTGCAAGTGTACCTGTAAATGTACCTAAATCATCTAAATCAATATGTAAAGTATTTGCATTACTATTGATAGTTTTGTTTGTAAGAGTTTTTGATGTACCAGAAAATAAAGTATCTAGTTGAGATAGTAATACTCTACCTTCAGTACCACCATCAGATAATAATATCTTATCGCCTACTGCTAATGTAGCACTTTCTAAATCTGTTGCACCGTCTATATTTACGATGGCTTCTACACTACCAAATTCTAAAGCACTAGCACCAGTGTTTACTTTTAATACTTGTCCTGCAGAACCAATTGATAAAGAAGCGCCAATACCACCAGCAGATAAAGGTATAAAATCTCCTGATTGAAATTCAGCTAATCCTGTTACAGTTGATCCAGAGAGTGTGGCTCTTATGGGTGTTTTACTTGCCATTTAAATTAAATTCCTTCCAATGTAGGCATATGCCCTGGTCTTATTGTTGTTACTGCTGAACCAGCTGCTAATGTAAATGGAAGATAATATGATTGAGAAACCGTATGGTCTAAAAATCCATTTATTGTTGTCATATCTTTGTTATTTACAAGAGCGATTGTTGTTGCTGTAGTGTCTGCTTTGGTAAATGGAATTCTTTTACCGATATTAAAATCGTAATCATTTACCCATTCAGAACCATCATAATGTAAATGTTGTGTTGCTTGAATACCTGTAACAGATACGTCTGATAAAGTAGTTAAAGTAGAGGTAGTTGCACCACCTATTTCTTTAATAGTCCCACTATCATTAATATAAAATTTTTGTGCGGAAGTATCAATTGCTACCTCACGTGATGTTATATCACTTGTTGTAGGAGCTGATGTTCCTGTTTTTAATTTAATAACTGTCGCCATCTCTATAAATCCATTAACTTATTAATTAATTTGACGATTAGTAAGTACCGCCGTCTATATCGCCATATGCTATATTACTACCGTTTGATTGTAAAATTTTACCACTTGCACCTAATGCCAGTTTACCAAGAGTGTTTGAACCACTTGCATATAACATATCACCAGTAGTGTATGTTGTTTGTCCTGTACCACCATATATATTACCAATTGCTGTACCATTCCAAGTACCAGTTGCAATAGTTCCTAAAGTTGTAATTGATGTTTGACCAGGATAGGTTGTTTTAATCTGTACAGCGTCACTTGATATCTCTAACGTACTATCATCAACAGCAACATCTAAAGTGTTACCAGTTTTTGTTAATGCGTTACCAGCACTAATTTGACCAGCACCAGAGAATTGTGAAACTGTAATATTAGTTGAACCTAATGTTGGAGTACCATCGTGTGTGAATACATAACCATTGTCAGCATTTGCAGTACCTGATTCAACGAATACGAAAGCGCCGCCTGTAATTTCTGAAGCTGCGTCAGCGTCAGGAGTTCTTGTAAGTACGAAAGCCGCACCTCCACTACCTGTTGCTGTTACTTTGTAAAGACCATTTTGTACCGCTGAGGCTTGATTTTTAACTAATATTCTATCATTTACTGCTACGGCAACACCATCAACTGATAAAGCGCCATTGGCGTCAGCAGTTAAAGTACCATTACCGTTATTGTATGTACAAGCAGATAATGCAGCTGTTGTAGCAAGTTTTGCAGAATCTTTTACATCTAATCCGTTTGCAGTTGCGTCAACATAAGCTTTTGTAGCTGCGTCTTGGGCACCTGTTGGATCAGTAACGTTTGTAATTCTACTTGAATTAACATCAACAACACCAGAACCTTTAGGATCAAGTATTAAATCAATGTTTGTATCACCGCCTGCAGTTCCGACTTTAAAGCCATTGCCTGCAGCTGAGTTAGTAACTTCTAAATAATTAACAGCACTTGCTGTTGTTTGGAAAAGAATTTGCTCATTACCACTTGCGTCAGCGATAAATCCATCGTCAGCAATTTTAGGTGCAGTAAGAGTTTTGTTTGTTAGTGTTTCAGTTCCTGCTAATGTAGTAAAAGAACCATCTTGTAATGCACTATTAAATTCAGCAGTTGTACCAGTTAAAGTACCTTCACCTAAATCTAATGTTAATGTATTACTAGCACTATCAATTGTTTTGTTTGTTAGTGTTTGTGAACCTGTAAGAGTAGCAACTGTTGCGTCTATGTTTAATGTTATTGAATTTCCAGAACCAACTGAATCTAATCCAGTACCACCAGCGATTGTTAATGTTTCACTATCTAAATCAATTGCAAGAGCACCACCAGAGTCACCTTGAAAATCTAAATCTTGTGCTGTGACTTGTGAGTCAACATATGCTTTAATACTTTGTTGTGTTGCTAAATGTGTAGCAGAATTGGAAGTTAAATCGTCTTCATCTTTGATTGCTGAACCACTAACGCCTGTGTTTAATACAGCACTTGTTAATGTTTTGTTTGTTAGTGTATCTGTTGTTGCAAGACCTACTAATGTGTCTGTTGCATTTGGTAAAGTAATTGTTCTATCAGCAGTTGGATCTGTAACTGTTAATGTTGTTTCAAAATCATCCGCTGTTGAACCTTCAAAAACTAAACTATATGCACCCATAGTTAGGTTTGCACCTAAACTAATAGTACCAGTATTGATTGTTGGACTTGTTAATGTTTTGTTTGTTAGTGTTTGAGAACCAGTTAATGTAGCAACTGTTGCGTCTATAGCAACTGAAATATTGTTGTCTGATACAGTTGTACCAATACCAGTACCACCAGCAATTGTTAATGTTTGACCTGTCGTAAATGTATCACTTGAACCACTATCAGCAGCAAGTGTAAATGAACTTGACGCTGGAGCTGCAAATGATAATGCACCTGATCCATCAGTTTGTAATACGTGACCATCTGATCCATCAGTTGCTGGTAATGTAAATGTAACGCTAGCCGCAACACTATTGGGAGATTTAAGTGCTATGAAATGGGCACCATTATTTGTGCCTTCGTTAAATTTAATTGTACCACCGACTGTAGCACTATTTCCAATAAACAATTCATCAATTGCTTTATTTGAATCTACTACTATACCCGAAGACGCTGTTAGCGTTCCGTGTGCGTGGTCTAAAAGTTGTGTGTAATATCTACCACCAATTTCTATTGCAGAATTGGATGTTGATGTGGGGTCACCAATGAATAATCGTACACCATTACCGCCAGCACCGCTGTCAGCATTTGATGTATCATAAACGTATGCTAATTCCCCTTGGTTAAGACCGCTGGGTGCATTAGCACCTGTGGTTCTTCTAATCTTTATTATAGTTGCCATTTTATCTCCCTAGTTAAAATGTGCCACCGTTAAGTACTAAATTTCCACTTTCAGTTTTTATTTCAGTTCTTGTTATAAATTTTTTTGATGAATCATCATATTGTAGCATAGCACCATCGTCTAAAGTTGTAGAGTTAACATCACTTAAAGCTGTAAGTTTTGTTAATTTCGCTACTGACGGCGCCGTTACAGAAACATTCCTTGGTCCTGTTGTAGTATTATTAATTGTAGCAGTTGTATTCGTGCCTGTACTGTAAGTCGCAGTTATATTATTTGACATTTTTACCTATTATTATACTGTGTTACCAATATTTATAATAATAAGATAATCTAAATCAATCAATAATTAATATGTCAACTATTTTTTATTAGCGTCGCTGTTTGTTTTAGATTTGTCTTCTTTGACTTTTTTTGCTAAGTCAATACCTAAATCTTTAGCGATGACAGTATCATAATGTGCCTGTAAAATTGCAACTTTTTCTAATTCTAATGTTAATTTTACTTTAGTTGCTTGTAAGTCCTGTCTTACAACAATACTATTAAAGCATTGTGGTGACAAATCACTTCTTTTATAGTCTTTTCCATCAATTGTAAAAGACGCTTCTACTGGCGCAGTTGGTGCTGCTGTCGTTTCTGTTGAGTTGATTGTTTCACTACTCATATTGTATTTCTCCTTATTATTATTATACGTTAGGTCTAACCGTTATTAGACCCTCAATTATTCTTGTTACTGTTCCATCACCCGCTGTTATATCTAAATCAAAGACATAACGTGCTGGTGCGTCCAAAGCGGCAGTTTGAGTTGCAGTCAAAGATATAGTTATAATACCTGTTGATCTGTCAGTATCAAATTCCGAGGTAAAACTTGTCCTCGTTCTCGTAGAACTATACCCCAAGGCCATTTTTGCACTAGCAGTATAACCAGTTAAATCTAATGCGTTTCCTTGATTATCTTTAACTGTTACTGCTGAACTGAATGTTGTGCCTTGTTCTATTGTATAATTTGCTACAGCTGCCATAGTAGTATTTATACGCATAAATAATACTATTAGAGTAAAAACAAGGTAAAATTATGAGCATAGACACACAATGGAGATATCTAAATACTGTTAGTCCTGAAACTACGTTTGAGGACCCACAAGATTTCTTTGACAATACATATACAGGAGCGACAGATCCTGAAGACATAAAAGCGCACAAACAAAATAATGAGAAAAATATAGCGGCACAAGATTCGTTCTTGCTAGCAGATAAAAAAACAGTTATCACATTAAGAAGATTTGAAGATTTTAATAGCTATGAAATATGGAAAAAAAATAGAGCGTTCCTCCCAAACGTTGACTTTAATATTTCTGAAGAAGAAGGCGGTGCCAATAGTTTTATAGACATAGACTCGTGGGATGTAGGTGTCACATACCCAATTATGGACTATGAGCAATGGGAAAGCAAAAAAAGACACAAAGAAGAGGAGTACAAATAAAATGCCAGTAGTAACTAAAAAATGGAAGCTAACAAACGTTGACTCGAGCTTAACTTTCGGTTCAGTTGAAGATTTTTTTAACAAAACATCTTCAGCTAAAATTGATACAGATATTATTAAACAACATATTGCTAATGACGAAAATTATAAAGTAGTCAAACAAGCTGAATTAAATGTTGATAACAAAAGTGTTATAATCATAAGAGAGTTTGCAGATGAAGAAACCTTTAAAGAATGGGATGGAGAGAGATCAAAATTACCATCAATAGACGAAGGTGTACAAGAGCAGTCAATGAAAGTAGAACCTAATTGGGCTTATAAATTTGACAATGGTGACTTTAAGAGATAATATCTTATAGTTATTTTACATCTATATATTATGAAAAATGAATGTAATTATATTATCACACAAAAGAAGCCTTAACAAGTCTGAAGGACATATCACAGCGAATTTAAATAACCACATCACATTGGTTTGTGATGTGGTACCTAATAAGGCAGGTGACCGCTATAAACCTTTCATAAAACACATAGACAAACTTATCGTATCAAAAAAATTTGATATTTTAGAAATAACACAAAAAGTTCCATCTTGCAGTAAAGTAATAACTGTAAGCGAAAATCTTTTTCCTATACAAAGTCAACTAGAAAGCTATTATGGTATTAATAACATAACTCCATTTGCAGCTGAAATCTTTAGTAACAAACAAAAACTAGATGACTATTGCAGAACAATTGGTTTAGGACATAACGTACCTGAAAGTGTTACACCAACATTTCATAGTCAACTAAACATATTCAACAATAAAGAATTTTTTACAAAACCTGATATCGGCACAGGTAGTAATTCTTTCTATCCTAAATCAGATCAAAATACACCTATAATAGAGTATAGAAGATGGAATAATAAACACCACTTTTTGGATCATTTAAGTAAGATAGATTATCATAATGACTTCTTTGATATAAACAAAAAAGGTATTCAAAACGAAAACTTTAATAACACACCTTGTAGAATAATGGCACAAGGGTATTATTGGAGTGAAGAGCCTTCAATATCTCCAATGGGTTATGTAAAGAACGGTAAAGTAGATATACTATTTTATACCAGACAATCTAAAGTAAAGTATGGTGATATTTTAGATTTTAATTACAATCCTATTCAACAACATTCTAACAGTACAAAAAGTGATATTGCTAGAGATATGTGTTGTTGGTCTGTTCCTGTTGTTGAAATTATGCCAACAAAACATAGAGAGATATTAAAGTTTTTACAAACTATTGTTGATAAATTAAATATACAAGAGATGAATTTTGCAGGTCCTGACTTTCATATATCAGGCTATAAGTTAATTGCAATAGATTTTAATCCTAGAATAGGACAGTTTATTAATATTTTAGATAAACTACCTGGCAATAATATATTTGCTAACATAGGTAATAATAAAGAACCAGAAATAACTAATCACCTATTGTGGGGTTGTACTCAATTAAAACCTGGTGTAATAAAAGATATAAAAAATTTAGAAGTTATTGAAAAATATTGGAACTATCTGAATAGAAAATTAGAAGTTGATATGGAAATACCTGAATTTCAAAATCTACAAAACAGAAAATTTAATGTAAATCTAAACATAACTGGCAGGGATCAGCAAGAGCTGTTTGACAACTATAAGGATGCCAATCAGCTCTTACATAATTGTATTACTTACTAAAGTTTAAAACAGCTTCTTCAAACATATTAATTGTTTTATCTGTGCCGTTACCTATGTAAATTACAGAGCCTTTGAATTTACTTTTCCACTCGTCAGTATTAGAGAGGTTTGTTACAGTAGAACGTAATTCATTAACCAAGGCGTCATTAGCATTGACAGTAATAATAGCGTCTAAAAATCTAAAACCGAAATCACCGTGTTCAGAAAAGGCAATACATTTTGTTGACGTATCTTCTTCCAATGCGGATTGGCGTGAAGTAATTGTAAAGACTGTATTAGCGTCTTTGCCAATATAACCTTTTGTTGTACTTCCGCTTCCACCATAAGGCACAACTACAAAATTAACATCATACTTTGCACCTAAATTATTTAAAAATTTTGCAACAGGTTCACTTCCCCACGTTGCAATCTTAACAGTTTTACCACCCATATCTTCTAATGAATTGAATTGTCTGCTACATATAAGCGTTTCATATGTCATCAAAGCAATTATATTATCTTTAGATATTTTTGGACTTTGTAAACTATCATCACCTGGCCATTCACTAGACCAAACAGTTAACATTGGTTCAGTACCGTCAACTGCTCCATCTATGTAAGAATAAGCAGTAACTGGATTATGAGCCTGAACAAAGTCGTGGTCAAATGTTGAACCTATTGTTGTGAGTACTTGTCTAAACGCACCTTCGCTTGAACCTGGGTTCACTATTGTTACTTGAGCGTACAAAGAGGTTGTTATAAACATACTCAATAGTATCATCATTATTTTTTTCATTTTTTTTCCTTTTTTATTATAAGATAATTAGTGTTCTAATTAAATTTTCGTAAAATAAATCGCTTAAGAAATATCCATATATAACAGGACTTGTATCCCAGCGTTTGAGTAAAAAACCGATAGCAGAAAGAGTAAGTATGCAAATTAACACTACAATCGGTACAGTAAATATTAAAATACTTACTGTACCGATTGTAGAGAGGAGAATGAGATTGGCAATATTTCTATATCTCTTATAGTAATATGCAATCTTTCCTAACAGATTGAAGCCATACCAACTTAACCAAAGGCAAAAAACAGTAACAAAAGGAATAATATAAATTATATCTCCTAATTTATTAACTGTATTTGTAGCGTTGAAAGTAAAACCATTTTCTAACATAATATAAAATATCAACACTTCACTACCTGTGATAGGTATCGCTAGTATAAGCAAAGGCAAGAGTGAGCTTAGAGCGCCACTATTATTTGCTGCCTCTGCGGCTGCTATGCTTTTTAGTACTGGTTTTTTGAAAAACCGTTTAACAATATTTGCACTAGCATAACTGCCAAGAATATTTGTAACACCTGGTACAAGACCACACCAAAAACCTACGAAGCATCCTATGAGTGTAGGCGTAGTTGTATCTTTACCAACTGTAAAAGTATTTATACGTTTAGGTGTTTCAATTTTAAAACTTTTCAATCTTAATAATTCAGGTACAATATACAACCCAATCATCACACTTGCAAAAGGTACACCTATTGCCAAATATGAATTATTAAACACTAGAAATTTATCAAATGTAACACCATCAACACCTATTTTTGCAAGTATACCTCCCAATGCAAAAAATGATATTGTTATCAATTTGTTTTGTTTAGTTAAAAAAGTAATCATTAATATTACAGCTGCAATAATAAAAGTTTGTAGTACACTATTATAAAATCTAAACACTTCTATAACTGTGGGTAATATTAAAATAAAAACAGTTGTTGCAAATATAACTCCAACTGTACTGCTGACTGCATTACTAGTCACGGCTAAGTGACCAAAACCTTTTAAGAATAGTCTATGTCCATTTCGGGCTGTAACCATAGCAGCTGCGTCACCAGGTATACCATATAGAATTGCTGTAACACTATTTGTATATTGTGTCGCTATCAAAACTGTTACATAATACATCATAACATTGATGGAAGATATATCAGTTAACCAAGGATATAAAATTGCTGTTGCAATAAAAGCTCCTGCACCAGGTATAAGACCAAATAATACACCACTAAAGGTACCAATTATTGCCCAAAGTATAAGATCGGGTGGCATTATTAAAAACTACCTTACTGTTTTGACCATTTAAACGTTTGTGTAATGGCAAAATTATTTGAATCGTAATCACCATTAACACCATCACCATCTTGGCCAGTTTGACCATATTTTAATGTCGTTGTATCTGGTGCGAATGTATGACTTGAACAGCCTACTAATCCCATTAACAAAATTATTTTAAATATAATTTTTCGCATATTTCATTCCTTTCTGAACTGTTAATACTATAAGTGATGTATATACTATAGTTCCTAATAATGTATTTTTAAAAAAAGGTATTGCCATTGTATAGCACATTATTAAACCATCAATTGTTTTTGGATAATAATCCCACATAGTCCATACTGCAAAATTTGTTATGATAAAAAATAATACAGAAGATACAATTGCCATTGCACCTAATTGAATATACTTTTTATTAAACTGCATTGACCAATCACTAATTAAAGTTGATAAACCTATCGCACCATATACCCATAACATATATGGATGAAAACCTATAACTATATCAGCAATAAACATTGCTAACAAAGGAATAGCCATTGCAATCCATCTATCATTAATCAAATATGGAGTATAGATTGCTGTAGCTAATATTGGTGTGAAATTTGGGGGATGTGGAATTATCCTTCCCAAGGCAAGAACGCCTGAAATACATAAAAATGTCATAATCAATCTCATCATAATATACCTCACAATAAACTAGTGTTGTTATTTAGTCAATCTTTTTACAAGTATCTTCGTTGGCTTCTAAGCCACCTTCTTTATCATATAACCATACATATGAATATACAATATTTTCACCTTTATCTACACACTTCTTACCAAAAGTTAGTTTTGGATTTTTAGGTATAGAACAACCTGCTATTGCAGCTGTTATTAAAAGTGTTCCTATTATCATTACTATTTTTTTCATTGTTTCCTTTTCTATATTATACTTATCTCTTAATTAACGAGTGGGTCCTCGTCCATAACAAACGTGGTGTCACTCCAAGAAAACGCTTTGTTATTCGTAAATAAAGTACCCTCGTTATACTTTATCCTAACTCTTTCAAACCAAAATTTTAAATCAACAACAAATGTTATTCTATCATTATGGTTATCTAAAGATTTAATTGTACCGTGCATATAATTAGCACTATAAAGTAGAGGTGTATTATTTGTATGTTCTACACGCTCTACAGTTTGATCAAATTGGTCTATAAAAATTACTGGTGTTTTAGACCAGTCATCATTCTTCTCATCACAAATAACTGGAAATTGTAATTTAGTAAAATTTTCAAAGTCCCAATGATTTGGTATACCACCAGGATGTACTCTACTAAAATATATTCTATTTTCATCTACATCAACATTGATATTCTCTACGAGTAGTTTATAAAATTCATGGTTACGATCAAAACTATTATTTTCATCTATAGGCCAATATTGAGGTAACTTGTCCTGTCTATGTATCCATTTAGTTTGATCCACAGTTTTATAAAAGTCAACCAGCATATCTCTATCAAACTTTAATTTATCTGCTTGTATAGAATAGAAATTAGTCATTTGATACTCCTATATTTTCTGTATTTTTATTTAACCAAGTTCCATCTATTGCCTTCTTATACATTTCTGTAGGGTGTGAGTGTATGTTGACAGAAAATACAACTCTTTCTTCCTCATCATCTATAGGTGTAGGTACAGCGTGTAAAACTCTGCTGTCAAAAAATACTGGTGTACCATTGTTATGTATTTTACTTTTCTCAAAATTAAATCTTTCTATTTCTGTATAATTTTCAGTTGCAAATATTTGAGGCGTAAGTTCAAACTTACCTCTTACAGGAAATAGTATAGCACCCCAACGTCTATGGTCATAATGAAGATTGATACCACCTGGTGGTAATTTAGAAAAGAAACACCAAGGTTTTTTATCTTCTAGTCCTCTTTCTGAGCTTCCTACAGTATCTAAATTAATATTTTCTACAATATCTTTCCACATTCCTTCGTATGGAATAGTTCTACATTCACTAACTGTCCATGCCACACCTGTTGTGCTAACACCATCTACCCAATCTTTAGGAGATAAACTATCTAACACATCAACTAACCATTGTTGGTTGTAATATATGTTATGACATTTAACATAAAATTTACCTTGTTCAATTAACATTATACATCTTTCCAAGATTCGCCAAATCTTCCTCTTACGTGAATATCCCGTAGCCATTCCTTTTTATCAAAAATAGGTCTGAAATCATTTCTATTTTGGTCAATAATTTCATCATATTCAGGATACATTTCTTTTAGCGTACCAAATATATTATTCTCAACATAAAACAAATGAGAATAAGCTGTATCTGTATAGTAATTTATATCATCAATAAGTATCTTATATCCAATATCTTTATAATCGTTTATTGCTTTAAAGTAATGTTCTTTTACTTCCAACTTATGATCAGAAAATACCTTTTGTTGAAATAAATTATTATAAATGTTTTTATATAATTCACTTCTATTGTTATTAATATCATAATAACAATCTGCTAAATATTTTGATAGACCATACCAATACATTGGTATAATAAAACTTCTACTATAGAAAAATCCTTCAAACACTTCCTCTTCTGTCATTGTGTCTGTTGCAACAGCAATCTCATCTATAACATCATTGTTATATGGTTTTGCAGTACCTTTTATATTCTTCCATTTCATTTCAGGAAATCCAGTATTAAATTCTGTATTACTTAATCTACTTAATGTATTAATTTGTATCATATCAAACGGTGCAGGCATATTAACTATTTCGTGTAAACCATTTTTAAATGTTTCAAGTGTATCTCCTGGTAAAGGGAATATTAATTCAGTATATGATGAAACACCATCCTTTTTTAAATCTTTTATAATAGGTCTAAAGTCTTTTATATCAAACGCATTTCTTCTTTTTATTTTAGTTAAAGTTTCAGGATTTGTACTTTGTAAACTAAATCCAAATATCTCATCTACATCACCGTCTTGCAATTTTTTTGCTAATCTGATTATTTTGTCACCGTGTGTTTTTGCCCAAGTAGGCATAAATCTACCATTAAAGACACCAAGTTTTTTTTGTGATACTATATAATCTACAAATTTTTCATCTCTAGGAAATATACCAAAGTTACTATCAGCAACATCTATGGAACTTACATTTTTTTCACACATCCATTGCAATTCTTGTAAACATTTTTCTGTATCAAACATTTGTATTTTAGTATATTTCTTGTGACCAATATCACAGAAGGAACAAGTATAAGGACAACCTCTATTACCTTCAAATATTACTCTAATTGGTTTCTTATTATAGCGGAATTTTTTAGTACTCCAATCACCTTTTAATAACCTATCAAAGAATCCATTTAGATATGGACTAGGAATCATTTTAGGATCAGCATATTCTGCCTGAGCTGCATTGTTAAAATCTTTAGTAACTATACCAGGTATATCTAAATTGTCCTCAACTAAAAATCTTCTCATAGTTTCTTCACCATAGTATGCCATCACAGCGTCTATTTCAGGATGCTTTTTACACCATTCAGATGTATATTGTGGATCAGGACCACCTACAATTATTTTACATTTAGGATACCTACGTCTTACATCTTTTAATACTTCATATGTTTCTTTCCAGTTCCACATATAACAACTTGCAGCCACAACGTCTGGCTCAATTATGTCTATCTTTTCTATCCACCATACACCTGAAAGTCTATATTTTGTATTTACTTCTTTAAATTGTTCACAATAACTCCATATAGTACCTATTGCTTGAGGTAAACAAGCAGCGTCACTTGTCAAAGGTAATTGTAAAAAATAAAAGTTACGCATTAAAATTCTTTGTGTCTGTCCATATTGTTTTATTATCAACTTTAGCAAATAACTTATCAACCCAATCAAATAAATCCATCATTAAAATCCATCTCGGTCCTGTGTCGTCTAATTCTCTAGGCACAGCGTGTAGCATACGTGTGTTGAATATAACAGGACTATCATTTATAAATGACTCTACAGGATGATTGAATTGGTCGTAAAAATATTGAGGTGTATTTTTAAAATCTCCTAGTATTGGTATACCAAGATTACCCCATTTGTTATGGTCTATATGATTTACTAACCCACCTGGTTTTACATTGCTGAGGAAAAAAGAAGGTCTTTTAAATTCTGCATTTAGACCTTCGTATAATTCATTTAGTATAGGAAACTGTTCAGGTTTTAAAGGCAGTTCTTCAATGTTCCATATTAAACCATTTTGATCGTAACCTTGTTTCCATTCTGCTGTTTTAGCATATTCAATTATATCATTGAACACGTTAGCGTCATATCGTAATTTAAATTTTCTATGATACCACATTATGCAAACCTATATTCTTCTATTAATTTTTCAAACAATGTGTCATCAAACTTCATACAAAAAACTACCATTATTATATCGTCTGAAGTACTAAAGACTGAATGTCTTTTATTTGCGTTAAAATAATATAACGTGCCATCTTCTACATCTCTAACTGTATCCTCATAGATAAATTTTAAATCTTTTTTATTACAGTTATTAATAAAAGCAATTAATCTTATTTCATCAAAACCATATTCTATTTTGTTTATATCATAATGTTCAGGAAAATATCCACCTGTGTTTAGTTTTAGAAAATGACATCTACCTAACCAATCTTTCCAAGGTGCGATAAGTTTCTGTAGTTCTTCCGAGTTCTTATATACTTCGGTGTATTTTTTTATATGATGATTTGTAATATTAGTTTTATTTAATTTATTATATTGTAGTAAACTATCTAAATCAGGTACGCCACTTAAACCACCATCTAAACTAGTAATACTTAATCCCCACCTATTGTTTGAGTTTCTTAAATTGTAAGGTTTCCAATCCTCTTTATAAGGCTCAAGGTCTTTCATTATTTGTCTTGTATCAATACGTTGTTTCATTTGTAACCAATCACCCATAAACGAAAGTCTTTGAAGTGCTTTGTTACTTCTTGTTTCAGTACTCATAAAGGTATCTTACTCCAAGTTTTAAGTTTTTCTCTTTTCTGTTGGGATGCTTCTCTTATGCGTTGCATTGATACTATTTTATTTTCAGATAATATTTCTACCATCATTAACACATCACCTAATTCTTTTTCAAGTCTTTCTGTATTATCAATATTAAAACGGATCACCTTACTACACTCAATACTAGTTTCAGCACACTCTTCCATTAATATTGTTAATATCTCATCTCTCACTTTCATTAATGACCACCCAACTTAAATTCATAACCTAATGTTACTCCTATATTACCACCGTGTGTCGTTTCATAAGAAGGTGCAACAAACCATCCATCATTAATGTATCGTATCATTGGTGCAACTTTAGCACCACTATAACCTGTAACTAAACCTATTTCTAAATCCCAATTATAATCTACATTAGGTATTTTTTTACCAACATATAAACTAACATTTTCCTCACTATTATAATATGCACCAGAAATCCAATTATCTATCGTACATCTACCGTGTGGATGGATGTTATTATAATCGCCTTCTAGGCCTAAATGTAATGTGATTGCTACTAGTATTTCTAAACAACTCATTTCAACTCCTTTGTCAAATTATCTGGCATAACTTATAAGTGCTCTATTGATATTTATACATAAATATGTTATAATGAGTTATGAAAAATGTTAATTTAGTATGTACAAGTAAGCCTGGTGACGGACTGTTTCATTATAGTTACGAACATTGTTGTTATCTCAACGACCAAGGCATAAATGCAAAACTTATAATCATACCCAATAAAAAACATACAGAGCAGGACTATATAGACGCCATTTATGAGTCGTATTCCAAGTACGAAAATGTTATATTTAATAATTTTATTTCTCACTCAAATGACATAACATTGATTATGGGTAGAAGTCAAATTACTTTAGCATACTTGGATTATAATACTTATAGTGAAGAACAAAAATTAACACTACATCAGGTGTTTGGTGGTAAACTTATTTCTGTATATTCAGAAAATCATCCAAAGGAATATCCTTTAGCACTTGAACATTTTAAACCAAAGCAAGTTGTCAATTTATGTGACCACGAAGTATATGTAAATGGTGTTGGTGAACAATTTGAAAAAATAATTAACTTTAGTATATACAAACCTGTAGTAGATGATATAAAATTTAAATATCTATTTCTAGGAACAAATAGAACATATTATAGAGAGGTTGAAAAACATATCAAAGACTATCCTTCACACGGTATTCTAGCATACAAAGACAAATATATAAATGAAAAACGTAATCACGTTTTTGTTCCTGTGAAAAACTTATTAGGTCTGTTTGATACATATGTTTATACTAAACCTAATTTTGATCCTGCACCTAGAATTATACAAGAATGCAAATGGTTAGGAAAAGAAGTCATTTATTTAAGAGATAAATCCTTTAAAGATGGTGGTCCTATCTATTGGAAAAGACCTGCGTGGTGCTTAACAGATAATCGTAACAAAGACAAAGTAAAAAATTTATTAGCATGGATAGAGAAATTATAACAGATACAAGTCCTATTTCGTTTTTTAGGCGTCCAACTAGAGGAATAAATATTGATATAAGCAATAGATGTCCTTTACAATGTATGAGATGTCAAAGACAAACCAACTTTACACTTAAAGGAAGAAAAGTGTACGGAAGAGATGCTACTATGGACGAAATAAGAAAGTTATCAGATCATTTTACTTCATTTAATTTCTGTGGTCAATTATCTGATCCTGTACACCATCCTAAATTTGTAGAAATATTAGACTATCTTTATAAAAAAAATATAGATGTTGCAATACATAATGCCTCATCTCAAAAGCCTGAAAGGTGGTACGTAAAAGCATTTAAAGCACACCCTAAAGCAAAATGGATATTTGGAATTGATGGACTACCTGAAGAAAGTAATTTGTATAGAATAAACCAAGATGGTAACAAACTCTTTAGAGTTATGTTAGAGGCAAAAAAACATTTAGAAAAAACACCATCGTGGCAGTACATAGTGTTTAGTTATAATGAAAATCATTTAGACATTGCTAAACAGATGGCAAAAGATTTTGGTCTAATGTTTATAGTGTTACACTCATCAAGGTGGAAGAATGAAAGTGATCCATTGAGACCTACAAAGAAAGAATATAATTTAGCATACCAAGGATACGTAAGAGATGACAAAGAAAGGTAAGTTTGTTGCAAAATGTTTAAATGGTAAAATGCAAGTGGCCATGAATAATAGAGGCCATTTATTACCTTGTTGTTATTGTGACCAAGAATATACTTTAAGTACACCTTTATTTCAAAAGATGTTAAAAGTTAGTAAAGTAAGTGAAGTTGAATCTATAGATGAAATATTATTGTCAGATGAATGGAGAGGTTTTGAAAAACTAATGAGAGAAGGTGAGAAGGGTGACCACTCAAAAATTCCTCATAACTGTTTGTATCATTGTTTAAATAGAGGCAAAGATAAAGTAAAAATAAACCATCACTTTGATGAGGAAGGTAAGTCTATAATCAAGGAAGAAGTTTAGTATGAAAGATATATTATTAGTAAGTGGTTGTAGTTGGGGTGATGTTAATTGGACGTCTGCTTCACATCCTGATATGGATTGTGACTGGCCAAAGTGGCCTGAAATATTGGCTGAAAAAGTAAATATGGAATGTATCAATCTATGTAAGTCTGGTGCAGGACAAGAATATATTTACAGTTCACTAATAGATAAAATACAAACACTTAATACAAATAGGATAGGGCTAGTTCTTCCTGCTTGGACAACAGCACCTAGACGTGACTACCAACTCTCAACCAGAATCACTAACAATAGATATTGGACTAATGATAGTACAGATGTTAAAGGTTGTATTGAATATTGGGTAGATAGAAGTATAAGATATTATTATAGTTTTCAAAATGTTTGTGAAAATCTTAAAGTGCCATATAGACAAGTCCAAATATTAAATTTATATAGAGGTTATATATGGGAACAGATAGCGATTGAAAGGGCAGGACATCTCCATCAAAAACAATACCATTTTAAGCACAAAAATTGGCAAAAAGAACAAGAGCACGTTGGTTGGGATTTGGGAATCCCAAATACAAACGATCAACTAACAACAGTAGAGATGGCTTACAAACACGAATCCGCAAAAAAGTTAAGAAAGCAAATGGTAGAGAATCCTTATTACAATAAAATTAATAGTAACTTCCTAGGTTGGCCTACAGAAAAAGATTTAGAAGTAAATGCTTTTGCTTTATCAGATGATTGGATCGGTGTTGAAAGAATATCTAAATTAGATTTACATCCAAACGCAAAAGGGCAAGAACAAATAGCACAATTTATATTTGACAAATTAGGATATAGTAAAGGTATGAACAAAATAGGAGTTTATATATGACAGACTACACAGGTTGGGGTAGAGAATATTTAGAAAACAAAGAAGAATACTTAAAACTTTTTGATAGAGTTATGCAAAAAGAACAAGAAAGAAATATAGAGTTTTTAGAAAAGAGTATTTTACATTCATTATATGGAGTAACCGATAGAAAATATGCTGTTGCTGTAGGTAGTGGAACAGACGCATTACATTTTGCTTTAATTAGTTTAGGTATTAAAGATGGTATAGGAATTAAACCTGGTGATGAAGTATTAACAACTAACTTCTCCTGGATATCAACTGCTTCTTGTATCACTATGGTAGGTGCAACACCTGTATTTTGTGATATTGATCCAGATACTTACCATATGTCTTTAGAGAGTATTAAAAAAATGTGGTCTCCAAAAGTAAAAGCAATTATATATCCACACTTGTTTGGAAGTATGTCGGAGACATTTGAGATATTAGAATTTTGTAGAGAAAAGAATATTGCATTTATAGAGGACGCTTGTCAATCATTAGGTTCTAGTTTTAATGGTATTAAGGCAGGTACAATTGGAGACGTAAGCGCTATAAGTTTCAATGCAAATAAACCTGTAGCTGGTATTGCAGGCGGTGGTGCTTTTTTAACAGACAATAAAGAACAAGCAAATTTAGTAAGAAAATTAAGAAGACACGGAAACAATGAAGTGTTAGGATATAATTCTAAAATGTTATTATTCAATGCTGAGTTTATAAACTTTAGATTAAAGAAGATGGATGAATGGCAAGATAGTCGTTTAAATGTTGCAATAAGATATGATAACAATTTAAAACAATTGCCTGTAATTATACAACCAAGAACGAACGGTCTTAATCATAACTATCACAAATATGTTATAAGATTAAAAGACAAAAAAACAAGAGATTTATTAAAAGAAAGATTGAAAGCAGATGTACATTACAACAAACCTATATCTGAAAATGAAATGTATAAATCCATTATACATAGAAAAGACGATTGTATAAATTGTAAAAAAGTAACCGAAACTATTTTATCTTTACCAATTCATCCATACGTAACAGATGATGAAGTTGATAAGATATGTGATATAATTATAATGACAATATGAATGAGATAATTGTAAGTCCAAAAGGAACTAATTTTTGTTATGTTGATGATACTAATAATATGGTTGATATAACAGATGATATTCCATACAGATTAATCCAGTTTGTTAAAAGAATGCAATTTATATTTGGAGATAAATTAGTTATAGACAGGTCACTTACTGAAAAAGAAAATGAGGACATTTATGAATATATTATAGAAAAATGTTACGAAAGGTCTGATTATCTTTTCAAAAAAACCAATTTTAAAAGTAGACCTAAAGAGAAGTTGTTAATAGCATTTAATAAACTGTTCTTTAACAAATTTGATAATAGATGAAAAATTTAAAAGAAATACAACAAGATTATTTAGCCATAGACTTCTTCCTATCTATGTCGTGTAATAAATCTTGCCATTATTGTACAAGTTATACTTTAGAGATGAGAAACTTAACTGTTGATATGGATTTTCTAAAGAGTACTTTAGAGAAGTTAAGGAAATATAAAATTCGTGTTTGTCTATTAGGTGGTGAGCCAGGTCTAATTAAAAATTTAAGAGATGTTATTAATGAAATTAAAAAGTATCCTAATTTTGTTTGTTCAGTATTATCAAACTCTTTTGTTAGAAAAAGATATCCTGAAATACTAGAAGATAAAGATATACTTTATGTAGAACACTCAACAGAAGATTTTTATGAAGACAGAATTGAGAAGTTAGGTAATTTTCCTTGGTTACCAGAGAATAATTTTAACAATTACAATCTAGTTGTTAAAACACCTAACTATTTTAAATACAAAGATAACTTTCCCGAAGATATAAAAGCAATAAGTCATAACAACACAATGTTTAAAACCTTTAATGGTAGAACGCCTAACAAAGATAATATGAAAGAAGTTATTGATGAACAATCAGCCGAGATAGATAGAAAAATGTGTGCAGCTTTCCCTATGGTGCCAGTTATAGATTTTGAGAAAAGACACATAGTACATTGTAGCAAAAAGTTTGCTAATAATTTAATAGTATCTAAAAATTTTGAAATTACACAGGAGAACGTTGACAAAATGATGAATTATAGATTATTTAAATATGAGAGTTATTGTAAAAGTTGTATGGAATATGTTAACCCTAAAGGTCATTTTCCTATATCAAAATATGGGAGTGTATTAAATGAGTAAAATATATTCCGTAGCATTAAATTTACACGACCACAATACCTATGATGGTGCATATCATTATCAAGCAGAAAGACAAACAAGATTTAAACACAACTTACCATATAGAGCCGAGGCATATGCTCATCAATCAGACATATTGGATCCTGGCGACTATAGATTAAATGATGAGTTTACTGAAAGATATTTTAAAAAACCTGATGATGGTATTCTAGCTTGGACATATACTTATGGTGGTGTAAGAAAATCAAAAGATGAATTACTAAAAACAGTTTTAAAAGGCCATGATGAAATATTTAATTACGACCCTAAAAAATTATGGGATTATTATTACAAAGATAATATCTACTTTATAGACCATCATCAATCACACGCTGCTTACGCATTTATAAACTCTGGTTTTAAACAATCAGATATACTAGCAATTGATGGTATAGGATCAAAATTTAGATGTGTATTCTTTGACAAAGATCAAAATTTAATAGACTTATCAGATGTACTACCTCTTGGTTGGTTATGGAACCATATGTCTAATCTTACAGGTTTTGGTACACTTGGTGCAAGTAAACTTATGGGTAAAGTTGGATATGGTAAGTATAGTAGTTATTATTATAATGCGTTTGAAATCATAATGGACGGACCTGTATTAGAAAGAAAATATAAAGAGTTTAAAAAAATTGATGTTGAAACACACGGCATGGATGACCTAGCATACACACTTCAAAAATTTACAATTGATAAAATTAAAAAATATGTGTACCCATTAAAGACTTGTGATAACTTATGTATTGCAGGTGGCGTTGCTTACAATGGATATATGAACGAAGAATTTACTAAACATTATAAAAGTGTTTTCATACCACCTGCTGTAGGTGATGAAGGACAAGCAATAGGAACATATCAACACGCTGACTTTACTTTAAATAATAATATACACAAAACAAACACATATGCTGGTAGAGAATATAATTACCTAGGTGAAGAAAAAGCAGATTACAAAGAAGTGGCACAAGCAATTGCTGATGGAAAAATTGTAGGTTGGTTTCAAGGTAAATCAGAAAGTGGTAATAGAGCATTAGGTAATAGAAGCATATTAGCAGACCCACGCAATCCTGATATTAAAGATATTATTAATCATACAGTAAAAAAGAGAGAAGATTTTAGACCGTTTGCACCTGTTGTATTAGAAGAACATTACCAAGAATATTTTGATACAAGAGGAGGACCTAGTCCTTATATGTCACGTATATGTCAAGTTAAAACTGATAAAGTGCCAGGGATTACTCACGTTGATAATACGGCTAGAATACAGACTATAAATATAAAAGATAACAAAAAGTTTTATAATATAGTGAATGAGTTTTATAAGATAACAGGCATACCGATGTTGTTAAATACAAGTTTCAATTGTCAGGAACCAATTGTAGAAACACCACAACACGCTTTAAGAACCTTTAGAAGAACTGATTTGGATATATTAATAATAAATGATTGGATTATAAGAAAATGATAGAACGAGAAAATTTGAAATTTTTTAAAAATATTATAGATTTGCAAAATAAAAATATAAACTATAGAACACTTGATGATATATTATATGCAATAAAAGAGGATGACCAATTTGGTTTCTTACACAATATATTAAAGGCAACAAATGACGGCATTGATTATAGATTGCTTGACAACGTATTACAAACTATAAAAAAAGAACCAGATATAGAATATAGTCTTTTAGATTCTTTCAGTACACCACAAGTTAACGCAAAATTTAATATCATAAATCACCTTGACGAATTTGGATTAATTAACGAGCAAACAGAAATAGTTATATTTGGTTGTTGGTTTGGAAGCATTCTAGTCCCTGCATTAGCACCTAGAGTTAAAAAAATAACAGCAATAGATATGGACGAGAGAGTAATAAATGTAGCTAAAAATAGATTGTTTATGGATTACCCAAATGTAAATTTTATTGCGGATGATGTATTTGAAAAATTTAGACAAGAATATACAAATGCTGATATCTTCATTAACACCGCTTGTGAACATATGAGACCAATGTCTGAATGGGGACCTCCAGGACCTAAATCCCTATACTTTGATTCTAAATTTGGTGTACCAGTTACACGTAAAGTTCCATGGTGGACAAGAATGAAAAAGACTGCTCATTTTGCGTTCCAATCAAATGATATGTTCAATATTGATACTCATATAAATTGTGTAAACAATGTAAAAGAATTTAAAACACAAATACCTTTAGATTGCGAAATACTTATAGAAGATGAAATTAATGATGAAAGAGGAACAAGATTTACATTAATTGGAAGGCTTCCAAGAGTTGAGGATTTAGAAAAGAATCCTTTGCCAGCATAGGAATAATATTATGGAAAATAAAGAATTTGACATATGGTTAAAAGAATTTATAAAAAAACATACAGCCAAAGGTTCGCATAGGTGGGCATTTTGGGTTGAAGGAATATTAATTGGTTTACTAATAGGAGCAATATTATGAAAAGAATAATTTATACTTTATATATTGAGATACCAAAAGATGACATAGATATCTTTGATAAAAACCTCCTTAAAGAAGGTGATACTCCTGTCAACGTAAGAACAAAAAATCAGTTTAAACTTCATTATGGCGACCTTTGTGCTGTAAAAGAAATGTATGCTAACAAAATAGGTGCTGATTTTAAATTGTATGAATATGATACTGATTTTATGATTTATCATTCCAAAATGAAAACAAAGTATCCTTTCTTAACAATGTATAATATAATAAACTTTTATAAGATACATTTAATGTATCTATTGGCTGAAGAATATGATGAAATATTATATTTGGATTTTGATGTTGTACCTATGAAGAATGAAAACTTTTTTGAACATTGGAATTTAAATGAAGGTATAGCAATATTAAATAACAATGATAGAATTAATACAATTGAAGCTATTACTGACACCTCTCAAACAATAAGAAGTCCATCATCAAAATATTATAATGCTCAAGCAATGTTGTTTGAAAAAAAAATGAGTATTAAAAATGATGTTATTAATACTGGCATTGTAGGTATTAATAAATTAAATCTTGCAAGATTAGATTACTTTGGTGAGTTTGAGGAGAATATGGCTTTAATGTCACATTTAAAAATCCAAACAAGAGATATTTTATATATTCCTAAAGGTAGAGAAGATCCTCAAATCGTAACAGTAAATGACAAATATGTAACTAACATATTTCCTGATAGAATAAGACAATACTTTGGTTGGGATAATGAAACATTATTTTCAGTTAAGTTAAAAGAAAATGAGGTACCTGTTCTGTGGTTAGACAGCAAATGGCACTACTTTTTATATAATCAAGGTTTTATACCTGAAGAAACAATCCTTTGCCACACGATTAATAAAGATTTTGACCTTGTGTGGAGAAGACTTAATGCTTAAAATATGTACAGTCTTCTTTGAAGGTTTTTATCCACCAGTTTATGTTTCTAAACTTTACGAAGGTTTAAAAAAACATTCAACAGTTCCCTTTCAGTTTATATGTTTAGCAGATAGAAAACATCCTTTTGAACATCCAGGGATGAAGGCTGACTTTATCTACCCCTACAACCATCATAGTAATATAGTTAAACATTGGCACAAACTAAAATTTTTCAGTCCACAATTTGCACATCAAAATCCAGGTGATGATATTATCATTATGGATATAGATCAAGTCATTGTAAGCAATGTAGATGATTTATTGAATTGGCCTGTTGAAGAAAATGAATTAGTTACATATGGTCAATGGTGGGAAAACAAGTTAGGTATTAATGGTGGGTTTTATAAATTTAAATCAGGTTCTTTGAAGTTTGTTTGGGATGACTTCGCACTTAATCCAGAATACTGGCAACTACATTTTTATAATAACGGTACTGTACATAAAAAATACTACGGCGAACAAAATTACGTTAAATTGAAAGTATTAGAACATAAAGCAAAACTAACAACAACACCTAAGGAATGGATTGCAAAATATACAGATGACTTTAAAGAAAATCTACAACTCAATCAAATGTATATGAAAAAGTTTAATACTGATTATATGATATTAGATAAAGAAGTAAACGAAAAACTTAAAGTTATACACTACACAGGAGTAGGAAGAAAAATAAATGCGGATTATTTGTTGTAGATTCGGTAATAAGTTTACTCAATGGCACGTTGATAACTTAAAACATATGATAGACAAATACTCTGGTCTAAAATATGATAGTTTTGAAGTTGTTGAAGATGACTTATATGGTAATTGGTTTAATAAATTTCAAATGTATGATAGATTTAGAGATGGTGAAAATTTATACTTTGATTTGGATGTTATTATCTTTGATAAATTACCCAACTTAATTAGAAAAGATTTTACACTTTTAGATGATACTTGGTGGAGAGAACCTAATCATACACCTTTAAATTCGTCTGTTGTATCTTGGACAGGTGATGTATCACACATCTGGAATACATTTAAAGCTAATGACAAGCATTTTATAGACACTTATACAAGAGGTAGTGATGAATGGTATTACAAAAATATAAAATACAAAACTTATGGTAGAGTATGTCCTTCAATAAAGGATTACATCTATAATAAACCATCTCAAAGGGCGACCTTTGATACTACATCTCAAATTAGTATGTGTACGCTTGGTCAAATGCACCACATAATGGAAGTAGGATGGACTGGTTGGTATTCTAAATATTTTTTAAAGTCGGATCTTACATATCCCCAATAGGGATATCTCGTTTAGGAAGTAAAATCTCACAAACTTTTGCTATAATTTCTGTTTTAGATTTAGATTGTCTTATTTGTTTTTTTAAATCTTCTTCTTGTGAATCTTTAATTTTTTCTAATTCAAATACAGCTAATTTCAATGCAAAGAGATGATCTGCATTCTCCTCATCATTAAAAAGAGCGTCAATTACTTTTGGATAAAATTTTGTATCAATCTTAGCAGAGTCCATAACAATACCATCTTTTTTTGCGATTCTTAAAACTGTTTCTTCAAACAATTTTCTTTCGTTTTTAACTTTTTGGTATGTAGACTCGTGTAATTGATCCACATTCATAACACTTTGTAGTGCTTTAAATTTTACATCTTCTTCATCAAAAGGTATAATATTTGTTATAACTTGTTTCTTATCTCTAGTTGTAGTTTGTATCTCTATGTTTTGTCTTTCATTGTCAATGAAGTACGCTGTTAAAAAATTATCTTTTAAATATTCTTCAGTTATTGCACTTGCTTCACTAATTTCAGTTGTCATTTTTATTCTCCTTAATATAGTCATATAAATTAATCTTTGGTGACCAGCCAGTACTATTTAGTATAGCAGTATCGGCAAGATTATCTATTCTTTCATACTCATCTCCTATAACACGCTCACAGTCAATTTTGAAGTAATCAATTAACTTTATAAGATTGTTTGTCGTACCAGAACCTACATCTATGACACCTGTATGATTTGGATAAGCTGTAATAGCATTGTGTGTTATTAAAGAATAAATTGCCGAACAAACATCTTCCACGTGTATAAAATCTCTACTATGATTTGTATTAATATAAGGCACATCATTTCTTAATATTCTAGGTATTAACATACTTTCTCTAGCATTAGGACCATATATGGTTGTAAATCTCATACCAAGACTATTAGCAGGAGCAATACGCTCCAAACTATATTTACTCATTGCATATGGATTTTTCCAAGGCTCGTGTGCTGTTGATGAACTTGCGTATAGGATTCTTGTGTCTTTGAAATAATCAAAAAGTCTTTGACCTGCGATTACATTTTGTATCCAATATTCTGTTGATCTTTCTAAACTATCTCTTACGCCAGATAAACCAGCAAGATGTATAACTAAATCTACGGAATATTTTAAGTCACAGGATAATAAATCATTACCTGCTAACTTGTCTAAACAAATTATTTTATGATTGGGTTTTAAATATTTAAATAAATGTTGGCCAACAAAGCCTTCACTACCTGTTAATAATATATTCATAATTCATAACAAAGCAATATCGGGAGGAATGATATTACGATTTAATAATTCTTAAATAATAAGTGTTTGCTGTTGTAGATGATCCATTAGGAAACTCTTGCGCCCTATAGTCATCTGTATTTACATATCTTGTCTGATAATTACCAGAACCATTTAAAATTGTATCAGCCATACCAGAACCTCTTGTGTTACCAGTTGCTGTAGTTCCTATAGTATAACTCAAAGCATAACCATCACCAGAATCAGCCGCTGTTTTTCTCATCCATTCTTGTAATAATGATTGAATAGCTGCGGTTGTATATTCTTTAACATTGTTTGAACCATCCAAATAATACGGTTCAGTAAATGAATTATCATTTCCATTTATTCTATGTAGGTAATAACTTGTAATTGTTGTAGGTTGATCTTGTGTTTCTGGAATACTGCCAGCTGCATATGCACCTGTGTCAGCTCTTGTATCTGCATATATTGCTGTTGTACTTATGTTGGTACTACCTGCTAAAGATGTTCCAGTACTTACTGTATAAGTTCCAGCTTGATCTGTTCCTGTTGAACCTGAAGCTAATAAGTCAATTGCAGGATGTAAAAAAGTATCTTTTACGTCTGCTAAATTCATTGCTTGAATCTGTCCACTTGAATTGTAATATACAGGCCATGTTTTGCCTGAGTCAGCTGTTGGTGTTAAACTAGCATCCGTTGATACAACGTGATTGTAAGTTACTGTAACCGTACTAGGTTCAGCTGTTGTACCCTCACTTGGAAATGCAGTTGTACTTGTTGATTGAGCACCTGCTTGTTTTCTTGTATCTGAAATACTTCCGATGTTTCCACCGCCTGCAGATACAGTTAAAGCAACGCCAGGATTTAGTGAATATTGATAGACAGCAGCTTGTACGATTTCTAAAACCATTGCGGTTGTCATCTCTCGTAAGTTGCTACTTGCTACATATAAAGGTTTTCTTACTGCCATGTTGTCTCCATTAATTTCTGGTACTCATTCATATTATAATTATTAGTAAGTACCTCTCTATTTACATATTTATAAATTCTTTCACCTATATCCATAATATATTTATACATCTTTTAAGTCTATGCCCCAGCAGCGTACATTGTCTTCACTACTGTACCTCCAGAGTCTATAATCTGTAAGGTTACTACACTTTTTAGTTGATCCTGACCAATAGAGTCATCTGCCATATTAGCTTCTGCAACTGTATTTAGTGCTATCATTGCACCTGTTATAGCGGCAGAACTGCCAGTTGTTATAACAGTACCTGTTTCATCAGGTAGAGTAATTGTTCTATCTGCTGTAGGATCTACTACTCTAACGTTTGTTTCGTGTGCGTCTGCTGTTGCACCTTCAAATATGATACCACCTGTTGCAGCTTCTGTATAGAAGTACCCACTAGTTGATATATTTTTTGCACCAAAAGACACATATGATTGTGAACTTGATATAATATCTGCTACTAATGTTTTACCAGCAGAAAGTGTTAAATTGTCATCTATTGTAACTGTAGTTGCGTCTGTTGATGAAATTGTATTACCATACGTTTGAATTGTTCCTAATTTGTGAGCACCAGTACCTGAAGCAATAAATTCCCCAGCAATTGTTACATCTTCAGTTAATGCTACAGTTACTTTATCTGTTGCTGCTACTGTTGTTGTAATTTGATTTGCTGTACCATTAAATAATAATGTATTTCCATTTACAAGAGTTTGAGTATTTGAACCATCTGAAAGTGTAAATGATAATGCACCAGCAATAGCTGCATATAATTCATTTACAGCGCCTATTACAGACGTTGCAGAAAGACCAGAGTCAAGTGTAGCAATATCACCAAAGTCAGTTGCCGATAGAGCATTAAACTGTGTTCTAAAGTCTTCTAGTGTTTGCGTTTGTGTTATCTGTCTTGCAGCCATTAGTTTTTAATTACTCCTTGTAATAACTTTTTAATTTCTTTCAATTCTTGTTTTAAAGTATTTATTTCTTTTACTGTATCTCTTAACACGTCACTTTGTCTTTCTCTACTTTTATGTCTTAACATATACAATTCATAATCAGATTTGTTTACATTTACGATTGCGTTAGAATGTGTATCTCTTATAAGTCCTGTAAATCCTTCAACTCTAACTTTAATACTCATTATACTGCCAGAGCAATTCCTCTCATATCTCTCAATACTGGTGGATATGAAGAATTACTTCCTTTCATTACAATTTTTAGCTGGAATGATGTAAATTCATTTATATCATTATCACTATATTTGTATTCTTTAAATGTTGTATCATCTTCAGCAGGTGTTACAGTAGCGTCTGAACTTCCATCTGTATTAAATGCTGTCCAACTTAAATCATCTAATTGAGTATCGTTGTCTGTACCTGAAACTCTATAATACATTTCTACTTCGGATGTTGATCTTATGTTAGCAGTTAATCTTATGTCTAATGCTTTTGAATTATTTTCCAATATAATTGGTTTAGTTAAATAAACAGCAGCTGATGATGTTCCTGATTTAACTGTATCAGCAACAAAGTCAGGTGTATTACTTGAACTAGGATTATTTAATCTACTTTGAATTGTAAATGCACTCATTCTTTGAGTATCTAAAACAGGAGATAATTTAGTATTTGATGTTGTTAATTCTAAAATTGTATAGAAAGATTTACCGCCTGTAATACTTTCATTTGTTTCATTGATTTCACTTGCAACCATTTGAGGCGCTGGGAAAGCAATATTGTCATTATTGACTACAGCAAGTTTACTTTCATTTGCTGTTAACGCAAATTCTGTTTCAGAACCGTGTACAGATTTACCTGTAGCTGTTCTTATGTAATAGTCTATATTTGTATCTGGTAAAGTTACTGTTTGAACACCGCCTAAATTTAATACATCAAACAATCTGTTTTGTGTTGCTGTTACAGTAGTACTACCAACATCTCCACTAGCACTTGCGTTTGATGAACTTCCTGAAGTTATATCATAACTATCTAAAGTTACGTTTGAAATACTTGTATATGTTCCATTAATGTCTGAATGAGCAATACCATTAAGAGTACCACTTTCCACACCAGCAATTGTTACGTTATTACTTGTACCGTGCATACCATGGTTAGGATGGAATACTCTAATAACTTTAGAACCGCTTGTTGTTCTTAATGGATTGTTTTTAAGTGCTCTTGTAGATAAAGTATCATTTGTTAAAGTAACTGTACCTGTAACTTGACTAAATTCTGCTCTTCTTAATTTAAATTTCATATCTTCATTTTGTTCAGCACTCCAAGTCATACCATTTTGAGATTTAAATAAAACACCAGCGTAAGGTTGTGCTGATATTGTTCTATTTGTATCTAATGATGTTTCACCTATTCTTGCTACGTAAGCATTATAATCTTGTGAGTTTGCCATTATGACAAAACAATACTCTACGTTTGCTTGTATGTAAACAGGACTTAGGAATGTAAATTTAGTTGCAGTAGTACCATCTGTACTTACGCTAACATCACCTGGATTCTTTGTAACTTCTGAAAATGGTAATATTTTTTGTCCAGGATAACCATTTACAACATCTCTTATTTGTACTGTAACTGGAATGTTACTATCTTTTGTACTAAAGAATAAATCAATAGATGTTACGAATACACCACCAGCGTCATCAATTAAAAAAGTTTGTGCCAAAGGATCGTGGTATCCAACTTGTCTTTCTTCCGTTCTTGTAGATGTTCTAGTAATAGTTTGACTTTCAGTAACACTTCTCATCTCTACACGTGCTTCTCTACTTGAAAGTATAGTTTCTCTTACAGTTTCTAATAAACCTCTTGCAACATATTCAACGTTTGCAGCTGTTTCAACATTAGCGTTTGTTAAACTGTTTGTAGATGAACTTGTTAATCTGAATAATCTTTGACCTGTTCTCCATCTAGGATTTGCATTTACTTTTGGATCTGGTATAGCAAACGTACCTTCTACTTTACCATTTGTGTCTGAAACTAAATTGCCTCCTAATGAACCACCATCTGGTGTTACATATGCAGATATATCAACATTATCAAAGAAAGGATAAACTCTTGTATTTGGTTTTAATCTTGTTGCGTTAAATGTTATTGTTCTACTTCTAATAAATGGAACAAATGCAACTGAAACAACTCTATCTCCAATAGATGTTCTTACTGTTTGAGGAATTGCAACAGCTCTTATACCTGTTCTTGTTTGTGAAACTTGTTGAGCAGTTGTAATTTCTTCTTTGGCCATAACTCTCCAACCGTGGCCTCCTCTTTTCTCATATGTGCCTACACTTTTTCTTTCTGTTTCAACAGCCTTACCTGTCCAAGTATCTTGCCAAGAGTTCCAAACTGTTGACATAGGGAATTCTGATAGTGTACTAGAGTTACCAGTATTTTTTGTTAAGTTATCCCAACTTCCATTAGGATTGTTTATAACTAATTCTGGTGCTCTTTCTGTTTCTTTCCATTCATCACCTGGAGGTGTTAAGTCTATTGAACCTATCCATGTAAATACTCCAAATGGATTTACATTGATAGCCTTACTTGCATAAGGTTGGTCTATTAAAGTTGATTCAGTATAAGGTAAAGTAATTAAGTCTCCAGTTTTTTGATAATTAGCGTCTGTTCTATCAGCAGCTACTAGAGCAGTACCATCTTCATCTCTTTCAATTAATTGTACAGCGTCTTCGTGGAATGTTGGTCTCATTTCTCCATTTGCATAATCTATAGCAACTTTGTAATCTCCATTACCTACATCACCAATATTATGGCCTGTAAAGTTATCTACTACAAAACCATTTTTAAATCTATCTAAACCATTTGAGTCTTGTATTTGTAAAGTTTGTGCAGCTGTTTCTAATAATGAAAGTTGTGTATAATATTCAGCAGTTTCAATTCTATTTTCTATTCTACCAATATCTCTCATTGTATATCGTTTATTATCTACGTGTTCTATACCAACTTCAGAAGTATCTAATGTGTATGCAGGTAAAAATAAAGTGTATAGGTGCATAGCATTATCTAATGTACCTGGTATTCTTGGCGCAACTGAACTAGCGCCTTTTAATATTTTCATATTACCATCTTTATCTAAAAATACTTTATCAACTCTTCCTAAATAATATTCAAAATCTGACCTTACGTCTGAACTAAATTTAATAGGTTGTACTACAGAAGCACCTGATCCGTCAAATGATCTATCTTGTACACCAGCGTCTATTGTTGAAGCGTCATCAACTCTTGGTCTGAAATCTAAACTATCTCTTAACTCATATCTAACACCTGTATTAGATGAAGTATAAGCAGGAATATCTGTATAACTTATTGCTGAATATGAATCAACATCAAAATAATCTCCTGAACTATGAGAGTAATAATCAAAGTTAACTAGTAATCTACCTGTTGGTGTTAATTCACCAGTTTTTAATTTAATTCTTCCAATATCATAGAAGTTATCTCTTTGTCCTGTATCTAATTCAAATCTACTTGAAATATCTGTATCAGATGTATCAGCAGCAGTACTAAAGTCAGCAGCCATATAAACATTGTTTATTTGTTTAACATCAGCCTTAGCTAATCCAATAGTGCCACTTACAATTGTAGCTTGAGTTGAAATTGCAACAGTTGAAGCTGCATTTAATGTTTTTGTTTTTGAAGTACCTACTGTTTTGTGCAATGTTACTAATGCTTTAATATCGTGTCCAGCATAGTTGGCACCAAAGTCTAAAGTTAAAGTTGTTTTAGCACCGTTCAATGCAAATATAGCAGAACTTTCGTGGTTGTTACCTGTTAAACTTAATACATCTCCAACAGCACCTGTTCCACCACCACCTGTACTTGTTATTGATATTGTATAATCTCCTTCAGATAAATCAGCAAAAGTTTCATTGACACCAGCAGAGAAAGTAGCAATACCATCTCCAGTAAGTGTTGTAATTGAGTGTTTTCTAAATGAATAAGTTGTATCTGAAACATTACTGTTTACAGTAGTTTTTAATGTTTTAATATTTTCATATGGCAATTTAAATATAGAAACATTTTTTTCAGGCGATTGCATTTTTGCTCTTCGTCTTGTAGCAATTGTTTTTGTTGATACGTCTGAACCACCTACAGCAGCTAATAATGAGATAGAACTATTACTAATAATAGCTTCTACAATTTTTGTAAGAGAACTCCCAGCATCCGTTGTAAATGAAATTGAATCTCCAACTCTTAATTCGTCTGTAAATCTTGTATTGAAACCTGTGACAGCTGTACCACTATTTGCAATTGATAATGTACCAGTTAAAGTAGCATTGTCACCACTTGTAGCGTCTAATGATGTATCAGCAGTAAATGTTGGACTTCCTGCCATTGCAATTTGTTTTACTGAAGATATATCGTGTGTAGTAACACCTTTTAATCCAACAGCGTTTGCTTGAATAGTTGAAGCACTAGAACCATCTGTAATTGATTCACTTGCTTGGAATATACCTTGTACATTTGATAATATAACAACACCGTGTGTAGCAACACCAGAAGAACTAGACCATGCTGAATAACTTCCACCATTAATTGATGAAGTTCCATCTGTATCGTATAATTGGAAGTTTGATGAGGTTGGATTTCTGACTGTATAAACGTTACCATTTAATTCTGTCATACCAGCAACACCAGTAATAGTAATTTGTTGACCTTCTTTAAATTTATTTGTAGCTGTTACAACTACAGGATTAGCTGCCGTTGCACCAGTAATTGTAGCACTTTCTACAGTAGAAGATTCTTGTACAATACCTGTAGCACCTGAAGTGCCACCAGTTATAGTTACACCATCTGAATATGCTTGAGCAGTTGTAATATTTAAGTGTGTAAATAAAACAACATCAAAAAGATGGTGTTTATAAACAGCACTTGTTATACTTGCATTTGAAAAAATATTACCCGTAGCAGTACCAGAAGAATATTCAAAGCCTCTAGTTTTTGCTCTACCAATTGTTGTTATGTTTGAATTTGCTCCTGCGTTTGCAGTACCACGAGAACTTGTTGCTGTATTGTGTAATGTTAAACCTTTAAATGCCTCAACACCTGAAGCAGTAACAATGTCTGGAGAACCATAAACGTTTGTTACATTTACAAAGTTACCTACATCAAATCTTGTATTAAAATTACCTTGTGTATCATAATCTCTAGCCTTATCTACATCAACATATGTTGTAGATATAGTATTAATTTCATAACCTTTTACGTATGCTTTTCCTGGAGAAAATCCTACTGCAAGTTTAGTAGCGTCACCACCTTGTCCACCTGTATAAATTCCTCTATTTGTTCCAGATATTAAATGTTCTCTAACATCTATATCAAATGGTCTAACAACATAATCACCAGACTCGTCAAATGTTCTACGAGCCAATGTGTCTTCTAATACAGCATAATCAGTTGTTCTAACTTGATTTTGTAAAACACCACTAGATAGTCTTAATAATTCATAAAAATTACTATCTTCAGTACTGTTTAATGCTTTTTTAGCAAGTGTTAATAATATTTTAAATCTATGAGCACCAGGAGCATTTGTGTTTGAAACCCCTTGAGCATTATCGTTAAGAGTAGTGTCATCACCTGGAGTAACAAAAGATTCTGTTACTGTTAAACCTACTCTATAACTTGGTGTTGATGAATATTTGTCAAGTATTAATGTTTGTGCAGATACTTGAACGTGATAACCATTAATGTAATAGATACCTTGTTTAATTTGTGCAGCTGAACCTGTTGCAGTTGAAGCAACAACTACTGTTGGATTGCCAGAACCATCAGATGTTAATGTTTCACCATTAGTAAAAGATATTGTAGAACCGTCTGAAGCGGTGTTCATATATTTTACAAATAATGTATCTGGATCAGTACCATCAGTTACAACAGCATTTACAACTTTTGCAGTAACACCTGAAGTACCACCTGTTAGTGTAGTGTCAACATAATCGGTTAAAGTTGAAGCAGATTTAGATGTTAATTTAACAGCATAATAATTTAAATCATATCCAATTTCACCTGGAATAATCATTGCACCTTTATCAAAAAGGTGATCAGATAAACTTTCTATTTGATTCTGTATTTGAGTTTGTGATTGAGTTAATTCTCTAGCCTGTACAGCAAACGCAGGTCTAAAAAGAATCCGATGAAACTTTTTCGACTCTGTAAAATCGTCATAGTAAGGACTGACATTAAAATCAGTTGGACTTGGCATTTTTCTCCTCTATTCTTTAAAACTCAATTATTAATTTTATATTTTCTGTCTGGTCAGTTGCTCTTGCGATCTTTGTTCTATTTTCAACATATAAGATTTCACCAGAGTCGTGTGCTAATTCTGGTTGTGCATATCCTGAAGTAAAGGCAACATTGTTTACAGTTTGAGTTGAAGCGTCAGGAGTACCTGTCGCAGTTGAACTTTGTCCTGTAATTACATTCGCACCTGATAAGGCAGTAACGTTTCCATTAGTATCAGCACCAGCGTCATTATGCCTTGTCTGAACATAATATAAAATTTTGTTAGTAGCATCCCATTCAACTACTTTACCAACAGCACCAGTTGTTGCCTGATTAATTTCTTCATCAGCAGTAAATGTGCCTGGAGTTGGAGAGGTATTAATCTTAACAGCGTAAGTTCCTCTTAATGTAGTTGCAGAAGCAGCTGAACCAGCTGCGTTGTTAGGATTTTTAATTAAAGTAATCTTTCTAAAATCATTTGCGGCTGTAAAGTCACCTGTGTTTGAACTTTCTGTTCCTTCTAAAGAAGTATTTAACATTACAAAAAATCCACCTAATTCTTCTACAGAATTAAAACCGTGTCCACCTTTTGGTGAAATAATTACATCTAATTCAGCACCTGATCCTGCACCGCCAGCATTTGTAGCTGCAATAATATCAGCGTTTCTAATATAACCAGATGTATAACCTGTTCCAGCAGTTGTTACTGTAACAGCTGAAATGGCACCTGAAGTGAGTACAACTGAACATACACCACTTGAACCGTCTCCTCTTATAGGGACAGCAGTAATTGTTCCTGATGTTGCACCACCTGAAACTGTATAACTTGAACCTGCAGCTTTAATTTTTACTATATCTAAAGCACCATCAACAGCAGCTGCTGAAACAGTTGAATCTGTTCCAACTGCCATAAAGTCAGTTGATAAAAAGTTTGCTTGTTGTGCAGCTGATAAAGTGTACATATACTTCCATTTATAACTATCTGAAGTTGTTATAACTGAAGTTGAAGTACCTGTTGGCTCATCTGTTGAAGTAGCGTTACCTGCGTTGTCTAAACATTTATAAACATTTCTGTCTGAAGTTAGTACATAAAAAGTTGAGTCAAACAAAGTTGTTGCACCACTATTACCTGTTTGTTTTGTTGAAGTACTTCCTGTTATATACTCCTCATAATCGTGTCTGTATATATCGTATGTAGTTCCTGTTGTCCAATTTCTTCTTGGTATTACATAACTAACACCTGAACTTGTAATTTTCTTAGCGGCTAATAAATCATCATAGTTTTTAAATTCATTTAATACACTATCTCCTGGTGTAGTAGGTGTTGTTTCTGTACCTTCGTAATCTGTTCTACCGTCTGGTCTTGTTAAAGTACCAAATGGTTGTGCTCTACCTATTCCTAAGTAGTAAACTGTTGGGGTCGCCTCTGAAAATGATTCCTCAAATTGTTCAGCGTTGTTCATTCTAAATTTGTTTGTTATTATTGCTGGCATTTTTCTATTCCTTAATTATATTTATAATCATTTTTGTTTAATTTCCTGCACCAAATATTGTCTTTACCGTTGATCCACTTGAATCTACGATATCCAATTGTACAGCACTAGCCAATTCAGTTGAGCTGATGACTCCCGCTTGTATTGTTGCAGCTGCAGTTACATTGGCTGTTCCGTCAAAACTTCCTGAATTCCATACAACATCTCCTGTCATTGCAAGTGTACGACCTGTTGCTAATCCTGTTGCGTCTGTAGCTAATGTTGCTGTTGCGGCATTTCCTGTTGTTGATCCTGAACTACCTGATACGTTTCCAGTAACATTACCTGTTACTGTACCTTCTAAATTTGCAACTAATGTAGCTGCAGTAATTGAGAGATTTCCTGTATCTGAAGCAGTTGCAGTTGTAGTTCCCATAATGAACTTGTCTGCTGACTCGTCCCAGGCTACAATTGCATTATCTCCAGTAGAACCTCTTTCCATAATAATACCAGTATCATTTGCATTTGAACCAGCACCACTATTTAATTCTAATAAGTTATCATCTAAAGTAGTATTTGTAGAGTTGACAGTAGTTGTTGTTCCATTAACTGTTAAATCACCTGTAATCGTAAGATCACCAGCAGCAGATATATCACCTGCAAAAGCAGCATTTGCACCAGTAAAAGTTATTGCAGTTGTTGTTCCTGATTGAAGTAATAAGTTACCACCTGAAGATGTAAATAGAGCAAATTGAGCTCCGTCATATCTAAAAATAATATCTTTACCACCTGCGTCTAAAAAAATATCGCCAGTTGCGTCAAGCATAATATCAGCACCTGAATCTATTTCTGCAATTGTTGGTGTTGTTAAAGTCTTATTTGTAAGTGTTTCAGATCCTGTTAAACTAACGAAGCTATCACTTTGCAAAGCTGTATTAAATTCAGCTAATGAACCTGTGAAAGTATTAGTGCCTAAATCTAGTGATTTATTTGTTAATGTAGTTGTACTTGTTGCAGTAATATAACCACTCGTTAAAGTAGTGCCATCACCAATTGCTGTGTAGATTTCATTAAAATTATCGTTAACTAAATCGCCAGCCGCACGTAAAGTACTACCTGTTCCGTCGTTTGCTACTGATCCTATGTCTATTACTTGTTTTGTCATATCTCTCTCTTACTATTTATATATTATCCTGCATCCATTGAAACATTTGTGCTATCCATAGACGTAATAGTTTCATCCATAGAATTTTGATTTATTTCACCTACTTGTGCAGGTATTGTAAAATTGGTTTTAAGTTTTCTTCCATCCTCTGAAGAAGTCATCAAAAATATAGCATTTGAACCATCTAATGATGTTCTTGTGCCTTGTACTTTGATACCACTTAATACAGCAAACGTTATACCACTTTTACTAAAAGTATTGTTTGCAGTAATACCAAATGCAGTATTAATAAATTTATTTAATACACCAAATCTTGGCCCAGCATATGCAAAACCTTGTCTTACATTTATTGCATTACCAGACGCAGGTTGTATGTTTCTTCTAACTCTACTTACATAATCTATTCCTATTGCTGGCGATTTTAAAGTTAAATCTCTTGTTGTTCTATCAAATTGTGTAATTGTATCTGTATCAAAATCAGCAGAAACAACAGCATTAGCATTTGATCTTAAACTAGTACCGTCTGTTTCAGTTCCTAATCTACGACCAATAAGTTTTGAGTACATTCTTGTAATAACAGATTTTATTATTTCTGTTATACCAGAGTTCATTCCTGTTATTCTTTTAATCTGAGCATCCAATTGTGTTTCAATTGTAATCTCACCTTGAAAATAAAAACCAGCAGAGTGTAAAGTTTTAATATAACTATCTCTCCATTCATTAATTGATCTACCTACTTTTATAATATATGAATAATCTTGGTACTTTAAACTATCCTGTACTTTCATTGCGTTATCAGATAAAAAACCATCTTCATTAATGAAACTACCATCTGTAGTTACAACTGGTGATATGGATACTGTACCAGTTGCTTGTTCTAATCTTGTTGCAGAAATTGTTCCACCACCACTACCAGTTATTGTTTCTCCTTGTGTAAAGGCGCCACTTGCGTTTTTAAGTTTTAAAATATTTAAATCTGTGTCTATTGATACTACTGTTGCAGTTTTGCTACTTGTTCCACCTGTAACTGTTTCTAAAGCTGTAAATCCTCCTGAAAGGGCTGTATATAAAATATACGTTGGTAAAACAATTGTTGGTGCTGGACTTTGTTGATAATTATATCCAGACTCAATTACATTTATTGTTAATGCACGACCAATTTCTGAACCATATGCTAAAAGTTTTGCACCTGTTCCTCCTGATGAGGTAACTGTTAAAGCTGGTAAAGAGGTATAACCATTACCAATATCTATCATTCTAATATCTGTTATATCAGCATTACCTGTACCACTTTCTTGTACAACCTTATCGCCAAAATATTGATCTTCTTTACCTGTTTCATCTTCTAAAACTAGTTGACCAGTACCTGTACCACTTTCAAGTGTAACACCACCACTTACAACTGAAACTTTTGCAGCTGCATTACCTGATCCAAAATTTACAACATCACCTACAGCATAACCACTACCACCACTATTTACAATTACTTCGTCTATTGAACCTGGACCTATTGTTCCTACTTTTAAAGTTCCACCTGTACCACCACCACTCAAAGTTATATTATCATCTTCACTATATAATGTACCATCAGTTGAAATTGTTTTATTATTAATGATAGAAGAAACAGACAATGAAACTAAAACGTCTAAATCTGTATTATCTATACCTGTTATAGTTTGGTCAGCTATAAATGTACCAGTAACAGATTCATCTCCTAATACTAATTCTGTAACTGTAGTGCCACCAATAATAAACTTATATACATCTTCAACAATAGCAGTAGCTTCATTTACACCTGTATCGGACGGATCATTTGCTTGAGTAATTGTCTGACCAACAAGATTGGAAGCGTCTGAAGTTCCTAATTCTAAACAACGTAATATTTTTCTTGTATCCCATTTACCATCAGAAGCTCTCCAAATACTATCTTTGGGATATCTTATTTCTGCTGTTTCATTGAATAATAATTTAAAAAATATTTCACTTGCACGTTTTGTACCTTTTGATTGATATAGTGTTTTAACATTTTTAATTAATTGTTCTTTTTCAATACTAGAATGTAAAGTATCTGGTATAGAAGTTAAAAAAGAATTTCTAAATTTAGTTAAGAAAGCTGAAATAGTTTTATCTACATCAGCATAATCTAAAAGTTGTTGTATGTTTTGTACTGGATTGGCTCTATATTTTCCTATAGTTGCCTGAGCGCTTGAAGCTGCTCCTGTAATTAATTCACCTTCTATAAATTTGTTTTGATGTGTAACGAATAAACGAGCACCACTATCAACATCTTCTACTAAAACTATAGCAGTTGCACCAGATGTAGCACCAGTAATTGTTTCACCATTTATAAAATCACCATAACTTGTATCTTCTAAAAGTATTCTATCACCATTGTCATCATATTTTACATTTGAACCATCTAATAATATTGTACTACCTGTAGAACCTTCTAATATTAAATGGTCAGGATCACCAATATTAGTTAATGTAATTTCTGCTGATTCTAATAGTTGATAATATGCTTTTACAAAATCTAAAAATAATGGGTGATCTTCAAGTACAAAATCAGGTACTTGTGAAGTTAAAAGGTTTGATAATTTCTCTTTAAAGTTGGCCATCTCATTAGTAACTACTTGTTGTGGTATATCCTATACCAGCGTTTGCTGAGCCTCCTACTAGAGCATCAGCCTCAACTGTGACTGTACTATTTGCTATATCCATTTCTAATATTTGATTTCGGATAGGTACTATATCATTTGATTGTGGTTTTACTGTAATCTCTATAACTGTTGAAGCCACACCTCTAACATTTTCTATATTAGAAACATTTAAAGAATTTACCTCAACTAGTCCTGTTGAATAATTAATTGAACCTTGTGTACTAGTACCATATGCTCTAACAGAGCCGTCTTGTCTATATCTTCTTATATTACCTTCACCATCATCATCCAAATACCAAATGTTTGTAGTATCGCCTTCTATTTTAAATCCTGTTGAACTTACTATACCACCTGCTGTTGCATTATGTCCTGAATGTGGATTGTATAATGAGTTTGCAAAGTTAATTGTATATTTTGTAGAAGTTCCAATTGTTGGTAAAAAAGATTTTCTTAATTGAACTGTTGTGATATTTGATAAAATACTTTCGTCTGTATCGTCTATTAAACTGGAAAGTTTTGAGTATCTAAAAATTGTATCAAAAGATTGTAAAGTATTTGTATTATAATCTGTTAATGTTGTAACAACATTTGATTTTAAAGTGTCAGCAGTTTTTGGTGTACTTGTTTCATCAAACTTAACTGTTGATGTTAATAATATATTTGTAGTTTCAGAATCAATAATTACTGGAGTAACTGAAGCAACTGAATATTTTTTTAAATCTTTTACAATTCTTTCTTTTGTTGCGTCTGTTAAATTTGAACCACTTGTTGGTAAAATAGAAATATAAACTCTACCATAAAATGGTGTTTCAGCGTCTTCACCACCCCAAGCACTAACTGATTGTGTGTTAGCATAAAGTTGTTTTACTTTTGATTTATAATCTTCTACTGTTACTGCTCTATCCTGTGACGCATAGAAATTAGGAGCATTAAATTTAATACTTTGTAAACTTTCTGGATCAGCACCACCTTGAGCATTTGAATTAATAGTTGTAGTTACATCTGTAAAACCAGAAATAGAACCTGATAAATTAAATGTTGAAGCAGCATTAGCTTCTGTTTTGTTTGTTACAATATAACTTATATTAATAATGTTACCATCATTTAATTTTTTACCTATAACACCATCACCAAAATATATTTCATATTGGCCATCTTCAGCTTCTTGTAAAAAATAAACTTTACTTGTACTATCTAATTCTGTAATTGAACTTGCTTGTGTATATGTACTTTGTGTAACGTCTGAAATACTATTTTGTATCACAACCTTTATTGTAGTTGTATCTGCTCTATCACTTGGTATTAAAAATCTTTGGTCTATATCGTTTACTTCAACTGTATAATTGTAAGTTACATAGGTACCTTCATAAACATTTAAACTTTGGCAAGTATAAACGCCATCAATTGGTTGTACAACTTTGTCTGATATGGAAACAAACGTGTATGTAAGACCATCTATTGATGATGTCCATTTTGTACCTGCAGGAATTGTAATTGAAGAACCTGTACCATCATTGATTACTAATTTTAAATCAGCGACTGGTGCTCTGGATGAGTTTGGTGTATAACCAACTAATTTAGCTAATGACGCAACACTACTTCTTAATTGTGCTGTGTCCATAAACATTTCGTTTGCTACGAAATTTGCATTGTAAGCTAAATAATGAGTGTTGTAAGAAAGTAAGTCTAATAGAACTGCTATTGAACTTCCTTCAAAATCGTAATCTTTAAATTCGTTTTGGTTTGATAGAAATCTTTTTAGTGAACCTTTTATATTTTCAAAATCTAATTCCGATATCTCTAGTCTGTGTTGTGCCATTTTATCTTACTCTTTGTAAAAACGTTGATACTGTGATTGGTTGTTCAACACCATTAACCATAAAAGAAACCATAATGTTTAAACCATTATTTTCTTCATCATCCTGAACAACAACATCTTCAACTGAAACTCTTGGCTCATATTTTTCAATTGCCATAGATATTCTATCTTTAATTAGTACCAATAAAGGTTCAGTTATATTTTCAAATAAAAATCCTCTTAAATTACAACCGAAATCTGAATTAAAAGGTCTTTCATATTTGTTTGTTAAAATAATATTTTTAACAGCTCTCTTAATTGCTTGTACATCAAATAATCTTGCAACATCCTTTGTAGCAGGATTTTTAGTAAAACTTAAATTCAAATCGCTATAGATACGATTTGATCTTTTACTTTTATTTGTTGTAGTTGCGTCATAGTTTGAGAAAGCCATACCTATATTTATAAGATATTACTTACCATTTGCTAATACATTTAAAGAACCTGAAATCATTGCACCTAGGTCAGCACTATCACCTATACGTCCCCAATTTATACCGCCTATCTTAACATTTGGTGATCCTGCATTTAAAAACATAATGTGTGCTGGGCAAGCAGGTAATGGTGGGGCAGTATGTGATATAGTAGGAGTGCCTACAACAGCACCAGGAATACCATTTGCTTTTACTGTTCTTATTAAAGATATTGCTAATTTAGTAATTGCAGTACAAGCGTGTCCTGTTGTAAGACTATCTCCCTCTCTTACAGCCATTATGTTACCTCCCTTGTGCGTTGTATGGTTTATATGATCTTTTTTTACTCTTATTCATACTTGACTTTTTGACGGATCTTTTTCTTTGTGATTGTGATGTTCTTTTATATGTTCCTACGTGTGCTACGTAAGATTTAGCTAATCTCATTTATCTAGTCTAATTTTTTCTTTCTTCCTATAGGCATTTTAACCCAACTTTTTATTTCTTTCCCTTTTTTAGTAATCCATTCACAAAATAAACCTTGATTTTTCTTTAAATCAATTTTTCTTTGTATAGATTTAACTGCTTTTTTAAAGGAAAGAGATTCAATTATTTCGTTAAAATCTTTTCCATCCGTAAATTTAAACTTTCTCATTTTTGGCATAATTACCTCATTTTGGTTCGTTTCTACTATTTATATGATAGAAATGACGGCTTTTTGTTGAAAAAACAAGGGAAATCAAGGAAAAGAACAAAATAAGAACATCTTTTGCCAAAAATACCAAAAAATCGCAGAAAATAAGGGAAAAAAACGGACTTTTTCACCATTTTTTGCTTGTTTTCCGTTGAAAAATAGTGTATTATATACTTATAATAATGAGAGAAAACAGAAGGAAAAACACTATGAATTTTATATTTTCATTAACTACGATATTCGCTGCTATTATGGCAGTTGGATTTATTGAGGATTGTGGAGGACATTGTCTAGGAAATGACAATTGGGCAATGTTTTTTGTAATGTTCGGAATTATGATAGTTTCGGCATTTTTATCAATCTATACTATGGGAGAAAACAAGTAATGTTGGAAACCCTACTAGTTAAATCCGAATATCCTGCACATTTAGAAAAGAACTATTATATTTCTGAATTGCATATGGGAGACGCTGATTTAGACTTTAAACTTATGGATCATACTGATTATGCTGGTCCTTATACGACTTTAGAAAAAGCACGTAAAATGTATAAAAGATTAATCACTAACAACACAATGTTTCAACATTGGAACTTTACAATTAGAGGACCAGTACACGAAACGGAAAGAGTATCAGGAGACGGAACATATGAGTCTATTTGGTATTCTAATAATGAAAGAATATAATGATTACTACTGACCAAATGATTGCTCAAGCACTTGCAAATATGCAAAGATTGAACGACCAAATAGAATTAAATTTAAACATATTATCAAATTTGGATCGTATGCATTCTGAATCACACGGTGGTTCAATGAATTTACACGACCAAGTTTCACATATCCAAAACGGATATGATACTTTAAACAACGGTTTACGCTCTGCTCGTGGTGTTCACGGATATGACGAAATTGTTAACCAAGACCCAGCGAGGATATCATAATGAAAATAGAAAAATCACAAATCATCAAATCGTTGATGAATATACAAAAAAATCCACATACTAATAATATAATCAATTCTCAAATTGATGTAGTTATTAATAAATTAATACAAACCGATTCTATTGAGTGTGTATTCTCTAAAGAATCATATTTAAGAAGTAATTTAGAAAACAAAACTGTATTGTCACCTACTAATGACTTTGCATTTTATCACTTTGTAAAGGAGACTGCATAATGAGTACTTTAAAATTAAACAATAACACTTTTATGAAAAATGGTGTTGTTTTCAATATTCCAAACGAACAACCTTTCCCAAATTTTATAAAGGGAATTTCTCTTAAAAATATGAGTAATAACTTTGACGCTTTTTTAAGAACTTATAGAAGTCCCGACAATGAAGAATCAATTGCAAAAAATATACCTATGTATCTATTAGGGTTGTATTATGCCTTTGGTAAATTGAACGGTAGTTGGAGAATTAAATATAGGGGTCCTAGTATCCCAGGTATCTACAATAGAGACCAATCACATTGTATAAAACAACACGCTACATCATTTGCAATTTATAAAAGATAATATATGAGAATAATTTGGACGATAATTAAAATAAATCTACTTTTGGGACTTATAACAATAGGTTTATTCCTATGTTATGTACCGAGAGCGAATGCGTTTGATTGTAATACAGAAAAACAATATTCCATGCTCTGGTATTATAATGAGTGTGGTGGTGATAAAGAAGAACCTAAAGTTAAAACAATTGATGATAGAAATACTCCTACGAAAGGTTATCCTTATAATTCAGGTGAGATTCCACAGGATGCAACTCCAGATAATAAAATCTTAAAACATTATTTAAAAAAATATATTAGTTATGGTAATCCTAATGAGATGAATCGTGTTTTCTTTAAAATAAAAAAGAAAAAGAATAAAATAAAAGAATTTAAGTTTAATCTTAAAACGGACGATTTTGTAATTGAACAATTAAATGAAACAGCACTATTAAGTTATTTAATGTATGTTAATGGTGCGGTTGTGATAGATGAAATTACTCCTAAAGATAGATTTGGTAAAATTTTTAAAAATAAAACTAGATACGTTTCCAACTCGGTTGGTAAATCTATATTCTCATACATAACAGGCCACGCTGTTTGTAGAGGATACGTTGATGGTATACATCAACCATTAAATTGGGATATTTTAGAAAATACATTATACGAAGGACAACCATTAATCAATCTTTTAAATATGGCTGCTGGTGACCAAAAGTATTTTGATAATACAAGTTTTAGAAACTCAAAAAGATGGGTTAACGGTCACTCCGTTCAAAGTCTATTAAGTAAAGAATTAAAAAACTCAACGGCGTCAGAAAATAAAAAATATTGGTATTCAAATATGAATACAAACATAATTGCTAGTTATATATTATATAAAATGGGTGATAAAGAATTTAAAAAAATGTTAAATGAAATTTTTGTTGATAAAGTGGGAATTGAATATGATATGGTATTTTATAAACAACGTGGTGCAAAAAGAAAACAACCCACAGTAACTTATGGAATGCACATAACAAGATATGATTATTTAAGAATTGCTGTTGCAATGTTAAATGATTGGAATAATAATACTTGCGAAGGACAATATTTAAAATCTTTATATGAAAATAAAATAGATAAAGGTTTTAGAGTAAACGATACTACAAAGGGTATGTCTAATTCAAACTCGTATGCTGGACAATTTTATGTAGGTATGTCTGGTAAAAGAAATAAACCTATATTAATTATGGACGGCTTCGGTGGTCAAAACATTGTTATTGATTTTGAAAATAATAAGATCACTTCGGTACTGGCCATTCATAGAAACTATAACTGGATGAAATTAGTCCACAACAAATTTTAATAATGATAGAAATATTTGACATATTCTGGAATTCACCAATAGAGTTGAGAGTAATTGTATTAGGTGCTATATTCTGTTCTTTTTTCTTTTTAACTAAACGTTAATCAATTAAGATATCGGCCAATTAGGGCTCACTAGCAATGTTAGTGCTATAAACATTAATATCAAAATACCTGTAAAGTAGTAATTCATAAATCTACCTCGTTTTTAATAAGTGTTTAAGTTTTTCATACCAATAGATACCACTATCTCTTAATGATTCATTGGTGCTTCGTAATCTTTCTAATCTTTTCACTAAAGACTTTAATTGTCTTTTATCTAATTTCTTCTTATGTTCAACTAACTTCTCCAATTGCCCTATAACGTTATCAATATTAATACACGTCAAGCCAGGCACTTTTGGAGCTTTCCTCTTTAAGGAAGACATAGTAATCTTTTTAGGCTTTACTGCCATATATAAGTCCTTCGTTTGATTTCTAGCAATGTTCGGGATTTAAATATAAGATTATATACTCACTTATATTTATAATAAATAATTAAAAGGAGACAAAATGAATAATACAAATAATGAAATAATTAATGCAATTGATGTGGCGAAAAGAGCACAGCGAAACTATGACTTGACTAAATCCATACCACAAAAGGATTTAGAAACTCTAATTTATGTTGCTTCAAATTCTCCATCAAAACAAAATGAAACACATTTTAATTTAAGAGTATATACTGATCCTGTTGTCATAAAAGAAATTTATGATAGATCAAAAAATTTTACTTTTCAAACAAACAAAGAAACAGATAAAATTTTTACTGATAAGGCGAAGGACAACCTTCACAAGTCAGATAAAAGATATGCTGTTGAAAATTCACAAATACGTGCTAGCGCTGTTTTTGTGTTTTGTGATGACCAGAAAAATTTAAGAGGTGGTACACATATAATAGCTGCTAGATCAGACAAAGCTTCGCCAATAGCAAAAGAAACTTTGTTTGAACAAAAAGCAATGTCAATAGGGATATCGTCTGGCCAATTAACTATGTCAGCAGCCTTACTTGGTTACAAAACAGGTTTCTGTAGTGCCTTTGAGAAAGGTGCTAATAATCCAGACTCTATAGAAAATCTATTGAGTTGTTTAACAGAGCCTAGATTACTTGTGGGTGTTGGTTACCCAAATGAAAATTTGGAACGTAAAGTACATCCGTATGTATATAATAGAGATATAAAAGTCAAGGAAGCTAAAAAAGGACTACCAGATGAAAACTGGGTTTTTCCATCAATGATAGATGAAGATATAATAAAGAAGTATTGGTATAACTTTGAAAAAATTGATGTATGGGTAAATGACGAAAGATATGAACAAGATTGGGAAGTATTCAAAAAGAAAATGGCCAATGGTTCAGGAAATGGCAAGGCTTGACAATAGTAAGATTAAGTGATATAATTATACTATGGACGAAAAAGACATAAAGATAAAACCTAGATGTTTGACTTTTCCAATGGAGAATGAATATCATACACCAGCTGCATATACAGCAGATGGTTTTATGTTGCCTTGTTGCTGGTTAGATCAGCCTGAAGTGGATGATGATGTAGAAAAAGTATGGCACTTAAAAGATAATCATCTTGCAGTAAAGAACGTTAACAAGTTAGAAGAAATATATGGTTCTAAAGAATGGGAAGCATTTTTTGATACTATAATAAATAGACCTAGTAAGGCTATGAATTATTGTCAATATAAATGTGGTAATGTGAAATGGAAGCAAAAGATATAAAAATCAAACCTAGATGTTTGACTTATCAACCTAAAAGTTATCATAAACCAGCTGCATATACAGCAGACGGTTTTATGTTACCTTGTTGTTGGTTAGATGACCCTAAAAACGACCACGGTGTAGAAGAAGTATTCCATTTGAAAGATGAACACCTTGCTTTAAAAAATGTAGAGAAGTTAGAAGACATATATGGTTCTAAAGAATGGGAAAACTTCTTTGACGCTCTAATAAATAATCCTAGTTGTGCTTTGAAACAATGCCAATATAAATGTGGCAATAGAGAAAAAGATACTTATAAAAAATGATACAAGAAAAACTAACAGACTTCTATATAAGAAATCAAAAACTTTCATCACCGAATATGGATTTATCGCATAGATGTATATTGCGTTGTCCACAATGTCTCCGTCAAAAAGTAGAAGGCCTTCCAAGAATAAAAAGATCATTTGATATAGGTAAAAACGAGTTTAGAAAAATATTGAACTATTACGAAAATCAAATAACCTTTTGTGGCCAAATATCAGACCCAATATATCATCCTGATTTTCTAGCATTTTTAGAAATGATGGACGGTTTAGGTAAAGGGTTGAGAATTGCAACCAATGGTACAAATACAAAAGACGGTAGTATGGATATGAAGTGGTGGGAAAAAGCATACAGTTATGGATTAGGAGAAAACTCTTGGTACTTTGGTGTAGATGGCTTAGATGTTAAAAGCGAAATCTATCGTATTGGTTCAAACTTTAAACAAGTATGGGAATCAATGCAACTAGGTGTACAAATGGGACACGCTATTGTATGGCAATATATTATATTCGGTTACAACGAACACGAAATAGAACAAGCAAAAGAAATTGCACAAAAGGAAGGTATGACCTTATTACTGGTTAAAACAAATAGAGGTTTTGATCCAAAGTCCAGAACATTAAGAAAAAATGTACAAAAGCAATATGAGAACTTTCCTAAACCTAGTGAAAAAAATATAGTTAAAAAAATAAAAAATGAGGAATACTTTAATGTAACGCCAGAACTAGAGCGTTGGAGAAAAGTAAGACAAGGAGTATTTAAATAATATGCACATAACATATGGTAATCAAACAGTAGAGTTTTATACAAAAATAAAATCATTGGTAGAAAAATCACCTTACAAAGAAAATTGTTTAAAAGATATAGACTTTGATGAAAAGTTTATACCTAAAAGGGTTGTTGTATCACTATCAGGTGGTTGTGATTCAGCGGCTGCAACTTATCTAACATTAAAACACTTTCCACAAATAGAAATATATCCGTATTGTTGTAATGATGTAAACGCACCGAAAGACGCTGTAGCAGCTACAGCAATAGTAGAATATCTCCAAATGAGATTTCCAGATGGTAAGTTAAATGATATTACCATAGGTGATTTTAATGATAGAGAGGTTGGTGGTTACTGGCCTAAAGCAAAAGAACTTATAGCTTCAGATGACGCATACAGCACAATGTCTGTAGTACAGGTAGCAAAGGTAATGCAACTGGATAAATTAATACCAAACTTTATGAAAACAATTGACCGACCTATTAGACTTGACGGTATGAGTAAGAACCCACCGAAGGCTGTTCGTATGGCATTTGGTGACGCTGTGAAAGCTAGATTTCCATCAAACAATTATACAGCAACAGATATTGATAGAGTACAAGGAGAAGCAAGACGTGATGTAAATGACAAACCAGAATTAAGATATAATGTATATCAACCTTGGTTAAATGTTAATAAGAAATTTGTTGCTGGTGTCTTTAGAGAAGAAGGTCTAATGAAAGACTTATTTCCTATAACTCGGTCTTGTGTAGGTTCTGCTAGACAAACAAGAGATTTTAATGCTTGGTGTTGGCAATGTTTCTGGTGTTATGAAAAAGCGTGGGCGTTTAATTTACCACGTACCCATAATGCTTAAATTCAGTATCTACTACTTTATCTAATTTTTCTTTAATTTTTTCTAACTCACTTTTCTTAAAGTAGGTTTCATACTTAATATCAAAAGGAATTATTTGTTCTTCCATAGCAAAAGTGTTTATACCACCTGCCTTTGTAAAACGTCTTTCTTCTGGTACATACCATTCTGAAAGCTTCTCATCATCTAAATCCTCTAACCACCAACTACGTACATTTAAATGATTGTATTTACCTTTGACATAATAGGTAATAATTTCTTCCTCAAAATAACGCAACTCACGTAAAAAATTTTGCCACAGCTTTTCTCTATGCACAAACTTTGGTGATATTTGTTGTATTGTTGATTTTACGATTTCATTGTTTTGACTACCTCGTATGTTATGCCAAGGGTGGACATCATCCAAGGTTTCATAATCCCTTGCTGAAAAACTCTCGGTACCTTTTAGAAAAGCAGTCTTTATAGAATGATGAAACAACCAACTGATATAGGTCTTCCATAAATTCTTTCTACGTAATAAGCATATTTGATAACCATCATAAAATTCTTTAAACCAATCAAACAAGGTTTCATACTTTGGCCTTGCTGGTATGTTTATGTTATTAGATAAATGGTCAGAATGAAATACGGTGAAGATATCCATCTTGCTTTTATTACGTATAAATTCAAACAACTCTATCACATCGGTGGTTCTAGTAACAAAGTCAGGTGAAAATAATTCACTACCACCAGGGAATGTTACCCCACGTCCTTTGTATGTTTCTCTTAAAAAGGAACCTACGTAATGAGAACCACTACGTGGCATAGATATCAATACAGGTGTGGTTGTCTTATGAATCATATTATTATATGTCCATGGTAATATCCCATACCCACAGCAATCAATATCATTAATAACCAAAAGATAATAAACAGTTTTAACATATTACTATTTATTGAAAAAGGCCGCACAGTTACACTTTAAATAGACTCGAAGATATGCGAAAATTTTTTAGGAGTAATTACCTCCATCTCCTATATCTTCCCTTAAACTAAACGATTCACCACAGCCACATCCTGATTTGCTTTGAGGATTAGTTATCGTAAACTCCGACTTAAACGTATCCGTTGTCCAATCTAACGAAGTCCCTAGTAAATACATTTCTAATTCCATTGAAACAATAAGTACATCTTCCAATAAACAATCTGTATCTTCCCTTATATCTGTAGTAGACCATTTGTATTCGTAGCCTGCACAACCACCACCCTTAATATCTAATCTCACATAACGAGTATTTGCTTTACTTGCTATGTTAGTTAATTGCGTGATTGCGTTTTGCGTAAGTGTAATCATACCTTCCTTATATGTAATAATGCTAGCTCTAGCACTTCTCTGGAGGGACTAACATCACTATGTATAATATTAGCCATCCTCAGAATTCCTTTGTAATCATTGCAGTTGGGTTATCCCTGCATTCCTCAACCGCGCCCTCTATGTTGGGACTTTCTATATTAGTTATATCACAATTAAACTTTACATTAGCACAACTTAATAGTAATAAAATTAATACGAAAAAAAATCCTATATGTAGGACCATAAAAGCCTGCTTCGTTATATTCATATGTTACTTACTACTTTTATAGATTAACAAAGCCAGCCAGTCCTAATAGTGCTCCTGTGACACGTCCTAGTTATGGTCAATTGGTGAGCCATACGTGTGGTACTCCCCAGCAGCTGTACGTGTAGAGGTGCTGTGTGAATGTTCTTTAATCTGGCCTGCTTGTATGTCCAGTACACCCCCTACCGATAGGTTGAAATTGTTATTAGCAAACAAATTCATATTACCATCCAAAGCGGCTATGTTCACATTCCCTTTATCTACCTGTATGTTTACATTAGCATTAGGCCCTATCTGTATATCGTAATTGTTATCGGCCGCACCATCAGCATTGATAATGACCTTATGGCGGCCACCTATTGTAATGTCGGAGGTGCCCTTAATGTAGACCTTATTGTCCTTTTCAGTTATATTGTATGTTGAATCTTTGTTGACTTCGGCCTTGGTACCTGCGGCCGTGATTTCTGTTTCTGTCCCACTATGGTGATATAAAAGGATTCTCTCCTTATTGGGCGTATCGTCAAATTCTAATAGGTGGCCGCTTTCTGATTCGAATACGTGGTTGTATGGGTACTCGGCCGCATACGTATTAGCAGGTAAGGACCATACGTCTCCTTCTGATAGGGGCGTATTCACTGGCGGAGCTTGTATTGGGATAATATTACCTGTTGGTATGTTTGTATATGAGGCCGCTCTGAAAGTCTTTCTGGCCTCCAATGTGATGTGTTGGTATGAGGCCTCCTCTGTGTCTGCGTCATTCCGCGCTAATCTATTTACGTCTGACTCCTCAGCGTATCTCGGATAAATCCCATTGGGGTCCGAGAAGCCTTGGCCCACGGCCAGGTTCGTTGCGCCATCTGTAAGGGGCTTGCCTGGCAATGCTCCGATGATTACTGCGTCTTGTTTCGTATCTGCGTCCCTAAAGAAACCAATCACCCAGCTGCCTTCAAGCAAGCCAAGTGGCGTATGGCCAATGCCGCTGATGCCAGAGGATGTAATCGGTAATAGGGGATGCGCCCATGGTAGGTCAGCGGTCGGCAAGGCCTCCTTGTCTTCCGTGTGATAACCTAACTGGCGTACTCTAACTCGGCCAAGTTTAAGCGGGTCTGCTCTATCTTCTACCACACCTGTGAACCAAGTGAAGCCATCTCGTCCCATAAAATCTGTTGTAATCATTTAAAAATTCCCATAAAGAGCCGTATTTAAACCACTCACGCTATTATATTTATCCGTATTTAATGAAGCTGCGTAGGCGCCGCCGTGCGTAGCACTACGCTGAGGCCATCTTTGATATCCTCTTTGTTTCATTGATTTATTTGTGATTATATCTTTCATTTGTTTCAAATTGTCTTTGATCCTTTTGTATAGTTCAAAATAGTTCTCTCTTACATTGTTTGTACATATCTCTAATGTGGCCTCTCTTGTGGCCATACCCTTATGGAAAATTTTTTCAAACTCGCAGTAAACTTTGAGCTGGCTCAATGTTTTGTTCATTTAGAAGAATCCTTTAAAGAAACTCTTGGCTTTAGAGAAGTTCTGCTTAAATGCCACCGTTGCTGATTGAACAAAACTACTGATATTGCCCTTCATTGTCCCACGCATTGATGGTGGTATGTTGTTTACGTTTGATAAATTGATACCCCCTAATGCTAGTTTCGCCTTTTCTGCGATTTTCTCAATTACAGTTTTACGTGTTAATATAGTACTGTTGATTTTCGCAAGATGTTTTAATTGTATTACTCTATTAGAAGTACTGTTTAGCACGTTGTTAACCGCCTTATTAGCGGCATCCTTGATGTTTAAGTCTGTACTGTTGATATCTACCCCTAATTGTTTGGCTATGTCTTCTACCGTCTTAATTTGAGGGGATGGTATCTTCAAATTCTTAATCTTTAAAGGTACTAGGGTTGAGATATCAATACCTGACCCTATTACATCTACTGATTTCGTTCTGAAATGTGCTTGTGCCTTAAAGGTATCTGCATTTGGTAAATCTGTCGCAAATATGTTCCTAACTACAGTTACCGAAGTAGTGTGCTTTCGTTCTATGAAGTCCATTTGATGGTGTAGAGATTTGATTAGGTAACGACCTGTTAACAATTGGTCTATTACATCATATCTTTTAATCGTACCATCATTGGTCGCCTCAGCAGCATTAAATGATGGCACTTCACACCATACTAAATCACCCACGTTGTATGTGAAATTGCCTGGTACATCTATAGTCATTGAGAAATAATCTCGTAATGCTTCTGATAGGTTTTGTTTCTGTTCCAATCTAGGATCAAGGTGGTCGCCATCTATATTCATATTATGGTTCTTCTTTGTTTCAGGTACCACAAATACACGAGCAAAATAATCGTCCATGTATTTACGTTGATCAGCACCATTTGCTTTTGACAATATTGATTTCTTTAATGCTTCAACGTGGTGGTGACTATCTGAACCAGCTGATTTATCATCAACTGTAATGTCTTCATCAAAATCAGCAGGACCAGGTGGCATAACACCTTGGTACTTGTTCATTTGTGAAGGCGAACCATCTGGTGCGTCTATGTGTAATGCCTGTTCATAATAGCTTGTATATGACATTTTAGTTTTTTCAAATTTCTTGTCAATCATATTATGCTTATACATCACACTACCAAACATACCACGTCTTGTATTTGTTAGTGTATTGTATGAGTCGTTAAATTTAAATGAATATGGTTTAACAATTGGTGATTCAGTTTGAATATCACTTGGTCCGAAACTAGGATTAAATGCTGATAGTAAATCAAAATAAGCAACAAACTTTCTATTGTCTTGGTTGTTAGCACTCTCTCTATATAAACTCTCCAAACACCTGAAGTGAAAACCTCTATTGTTTTCATAAAACATATAATGTGGTGTTTTGAAATTAACTGGTTCTGCCATATAGGCCATATGACGTACAGCTTCTATTGGTCTACAATTGGGGAATGTGTATTTGTAATTGCCTAGTGTTGGATCAATAAACAAGTCCTTCTTACTAGCCAATAATTGTTTGTCCTCTTTGACAATATTATTAACCATTTCAGCATATGAACCTGCAAGGGATTTGGATACTCTTGTTCGCTCATTTCTGATTGATTCTATTGATGTAAAATACAAGCCAACAGCCTGTACATTTTGGGTTGTTTTTACTGACTTCTTTTCATAGACCTGAAATCTATGGTTTGTAGCATCCAGTTCTTCATCACCACCTGCGTCTATAGGTGTTCTAAACTTAAACTCTAAAAACTCATTACCAATAATAGGTAATTTATTTACAGCGCCTACACTATCAAAGAACAGAATGTTACCTGATAGAAATCCTGAATCTAAAGATTGGTATATATTTACAGTACCAGTAAGTCCTGCTATTTCAATTTGAGAACCACCATAACTGTATAGGATTATTTCAGATGTCCGAAAGTCACCAGGATATCTGTAGGAGAAATCATTATATTTGTGACCAGTAGTATTGGCAAAGGCCATATTATGCTCCTATCAATGTTGTAAACTCGTCTGTTATTAAATCTAAAAATTCAGGCCTGACTAGTCTAATCCGTCCCTTTTTGTGTTGTAATCGTTGTTCGTATTCGGAATTTGTAATAAGGGTAGCACCTGCTTCTGTACTATTAACTTTTATTGTGTGTGAGTCGTCATATGAAGTTGTTGCACCACTAGTTTGTACTATTTCATAATGATGAGCGCCATTAGGATCAGCATACTTGTCGTTTATATATGTTTCAAGTTGAGCTGTAGTTAAAGGCCAGTCATAAAATCTGTCCTTGATATTATTAAACAACAATATAATCCAGTAGTAACTTTGGTCTCCATACTGCGATTCTGATACTGATTCAGGTGTATCTTCGCCACCTATATCATACTCGTCAAATACAGCTGCAATCTCTTTTAATCCAGCTGTCATTTGCACTCGTCTTAATAGGTTTGTAACAAGTTTAAAGTTACCTTTACCAGCGGCGTCATAATATATCTTAGGAAAATGAGTAAAATATTCTGGCATTATGTTCTACTTTCAGAAGCACTTTGTCTTAATTGGTTATATCTACTTCTTTCCATTAGTTCTAATTCTTTAAAAGTTAGTGTTGCGTCTATTGACACAGGATCACCAGCAACGTGTGTTGAAAACTTATCACTACCATAATCTATATCAACACCTGTACAAGCACACAATCCGATTTGGTCTATGTATGGGTTAATATTAGTGCCTTTCATAAATCTAATTACAAATTCGTGTGGTACACGATAGGCTGCAACAGATGGACCTTTGCCAAATTTCATAGGTAACATGGCGTCTTTTATAGTGTGTAGCATACTATTTACAACATCGGATTCTTTTTTGCTTCTAGGTGTAAATTTAAATGTGAAACTAAATGTTCGGTAATCTATACCATTAAATACCATTTCTGTCATAGCTGCTGGTGCAATACCAGTTCTACGTTGCAAGGCCGCTCCAGCACCTGCCAGTAATCCACCACTTGCAAAGGAGGCAATATTTGCTACTAACCCTTGTGACGCTACAGCTATAGACTTTATATCCTCGCCCCAAAATTTATCGCCAGCAAGGGCGTCTTTTAGTTTTGCAAACGCACCTATAGCAAAACCTACTTCTTCAGCGCCATAGTCTGCCTGCATATTAAATTTAAGTGTTTGTGGCATATAGACTGCAATTGTATGTTTTACAACTCTATGATTGCCTTTACCTGTAGGCATCCCCCATATAAGATTACCTGTACCTTCAGAAAAAAATCTATTTGTACCATATACAACCTTGCTTAAATTGTCTTGGTGTTTTGAATGACCTGCACCTTGAACCACGTTAAATTCAACTCCTGATTTATCTGGTATACGCTCTATGATATCAAATAAAATGTAATGCTCTTGGTCTTTGTGGTCTAATGGATAAACATAAAACTTATCAGATCCTGAATGCACATGGCCTGAATAGTCCATATCAGTAGGGTTGTAATGAATAATACCTCTTTTATTTGGTGCTATTGTCTTTTTATTCCATCCACCTATAGTAGGTCCTTGTAAAACAGACGAAGGTTGTTTCAGTCCATTTATTATTGTTTTTAATGCTTTGAAAGGTTGAAATCCCATAATACTATTTAGTTAATCCTACTTTATTTGACTAAATTCAGATACCAGCCCATCTGGATTTTCTGATTTGATTGATGTAGTTTTATTATCAATTATTGTTGTTTTACTTGTGTTGTCTATGTTGTTTTGATTGTTTACATTGAATGGCAATTTACTGCCGTTGTATATAATATCTAATTTCTCAACGTTATCTAATTTCATCTCCTCTACTTTTGCCAATTTAGATTTGTCATTTTTAGCCATTGGATGATTCCATGCCTTGTTGTACAAGTTCGCCCTTGAATGTGATTGAGTTAATTCTATTTGATCCTGATTCAGGTGGTCTTTACCAGCAAACCATTTAGCAGTTTTCTCTTGGTTTATAAGACCTATTGTTACACCAGATAAGAATGAAGCAAAACTTGCTGATGCTTTATCTCTTGTAGTTACCTCGTCACCTTCTTCTTTACCTAATATTTCACCTGCATTTGCATAACCACTAGCAGCGTCAAATGCTCCCATAACAGCTGCAACTGGCCATAACCATTTACCACCTACTCTAACTGCATTTCCAGCAAACTTGGCTGACTTGGCAAGGGCACTTCCTTTTTTAGCGGCATTAGCTACTACCTTGGTGTTTTTTACGTTAGCTACTTTTGAATCTTTTATCTTTAAGTTTTTCTTACTCTGGTCGGTTAAAAGAAGTGGTGGTTTGACAGGTTTTTTAAATGTCTTGGTCTTACTTCGCATATGAGCATTGGTTGCCCCACCTTTTACATTCCCACCTTTTACATTTGTTTTAGGGAACCCAAGCGCACTTCTCACCGAATTGGCAATGGATGCTCCCATTGTCGCCAATGGCGCAAGCAATGGCGTCATTGCTAAACCTATGGCCGCACCTATTCCTCCTATAGCCAATGCCAATGTTGCCATTTTTTGTAAAAAGCTTTTACCTTGTTTTTTCTCTGCCCCTAGTAATTCATTTGTTAATTCACTCTCCTCAAGTATTCTTTCTAATAGGCCAGATGATGTATCAAATTGTTTATCTGACTCTCGTTCTTCTTCAACATCTTTTTCTGGATCTCCAGTACTCTTTGCACCCATACCTAATATGCCTGAAGTGGCTGCTCTTCCAGCCAAATCTTCTCTACCACCTGATGATTTTGGAGACGCTAAATCAGCCTGATTAAATCCACCTGATTTAAACTCGGCCTTTTGTCCTTTTCTACGCAATTGCCTTTTCATTCCTAAGGCTTTAGATTCAGCTCTTTCGTCTGCTTCAATTGCTCTTTCTATTTTCTTACCAAGTATTGGTATTCTTGTCATACCAAATCGTTGTGCTAATTTAAGTGGTTTTAATTCTTTTTTGAAATCTCTAAATGATAATGATAATCTGGTTGAAAGACCTAACACCTTTTTTAATTCAGCATTTGTTCTACCAACAGTTTCTTTTATGTAAACAATTTCTTCATCATTTAATACACCTTTTTTATGTAAACCTTCATACTCTTTAATGGTCTTTTCTGTAACCTTTTGTTGTGTTTTGGCTTCATCAAAGTCCATACCTTTTAATTGGTCAAGGTCGCCAACAGTATAATCAATAACAAAATTAATTACATCTTGTCTAATATTCGCCTTATCAAGCTTGACTTGGTTCTGATAACCAGCTGACTTTTCTAATTGTTGCTGGTATTCTTGTAAAGAATCAGATATGGCAAACTTCGGATCGGACTCTTCCAGTTTTTGCTTTTTAAGAATCTTATTAAAATTATCTGCTGTTCCTTTTTTAAAGATTGCTGATTTAACTGCCATTTAACTTAACCTATTGTTGTATCTTTTTTCTTCTCTGGTTTCTTATTAACTCCACCACTATTAACATATAAACCAAACCAGGCAGCGCCAGCACCAACAACTACTGATACAAAACCAGCCTGTGCGTTGTTAGGTTCAGGTAATGCCATAAACCAGTTCATAGTACTATAGAAAGCATAACAATATAATAACATCATTGCTCTTGGAACAAATCTCCAATTAGATAGCACGTGTGGTATTTCATCTGTAAAGAATTCCCACACCAACTTAATGGTATCTATTCCTGTTTTCTTTGCTTTTGTTATAGTTCCTTCTAACATTTTAATTTCCCCTTTGTTTCTCTCTTAACTTTTCGTTTTCTTCTCTAATGTGCTGTATCAGTAAATCTACATATATCTCCCTCTCATACGGTAGCATTGACTCTAAATCGTTCAATGAGTATTTATGGTATTGCATTAAAGCAAAATTCGTCCTATAAAAACTCTCTAGGCTTTCGTGTAAGAGGGTAACTGAAAAAAATCAGCCGCACCTTGTAACAACATTTCGTGTTCAGCACCAGATTTAGGATTCTTATACTTAATTGTATGAGATATGATTGGCAACTCCTCAAAATATGCTCTTATCTTTTTAAATTGAGGCATTGTCAAATTATCTATAAATTCGTCTAGTTCCTTTGGTTCAATATCCTTAACTTCAAATATCTCCTCTCCGTTATAAATCTGTGCAATACACTCCTTCATCAAATTAACTGTTAAATCCATTATGGTTTTCTTATTTGCTACTTCTTTAACAGTTGGCACTTTCATAATTACACCATAATTTTCTGAAAACTTTATATTAGTTTCCACTTCTTTATTAAAATCTGGTTTAACTTGGTCAATGTTAAAATTATAATCAACCACTTGTGTTTCATCATCTGGACATTTCAGTTTTAAATCTATAACCTCACCAATTGATTTTGACCTTATGTTTAACCATAACCATTCAAAATCATAAACTGGTAATTTTGTAACATCAATATCTTTAGTCACCATACAAGTTTGTACAGTTTGAATTAATATATTGATCATCTCCTCTTCGTTGTTGTTCTCTATCGCCATTAGTAAAATCTTTTCTTCTTTTACTAAAAACGGTCTAAATTTCACCTTTATATTCCTTGATAAAGTCAATTCATATTCTGGTGTATTCATTAATGGTAAACTCATTGTTTCACTCCTTTAAATATTAATATAGTATATCTCGTATAATTTTAGGATCTGGTAAACCCTTAGGAAATACTCGTCCTCCTGTTACTCGCCCTATAGGCAAATTTCTTTTTATTTTTTCATAGACCTCTCTGCCTACTCTACCAATTTCATTACCAATACCAAATGGTAAATTATCTAAAAAACTAGCCTGTATGGCTGTAGTGTTATTTCTATATTCTTGCCTATTTTTTTTCTTTTCTCTATTCATTGGTGCGGCTCTATCTGCCATCCAATTCCATGCTGTTGTAGCAAAGTTTCTGTATGTAAATGTAACACTTGTTTTAATTATTGCATTTTGAGAATCATATGATAATGGTGTAGCAGCAATAGTTTTAGGCCATACCTCATACATTTGCACTTGATAAGATGAGTAACCAGAAGTATTACCTAAACTTTTTCTTATTTGCTGTCTATCTTCAGTAGGGTTGCCAGTCGGTTGAAAATTAGCTAGGGCTGCTGTAAATGTTTTTGTTAATGGTGTTATAGTAATCATACAAGGTTCAGCATAATCATCATAGTAACCTACGTTATGGCTAATAGGATCAATTATACAGTTTTGCCATGCCTCAAAATATAATCTTTCGTCATAGTTTATACTCGTATAAAACTCTAATGTTACTTCTTCATATTGAACATTCTTTGCGTGAGCTCTTTTAGGACCATAGTATGTTTCGTTTACATCATCTGTAATTGTTCTGGATGGTAAACTTACGTTTGAGCAAAATAGGTCCATTCTTAATTGTAAATTCTTTTTAATTGCATTAGCTAATGCCGCACTCTTGTCCATACGGATATCTTGTTTTTTACTATTAAAGTCAGGATAAATAGAAATGCCACGTTGTAATCTAACTGGAGGTCCATCAATCGTACAAAGGAATTGTGAAGGTCTTGCAAACCCACCTGCTGATGTTATACCTGACCTGAATATGTTATATTGTGAATTGTAATTAGATGTAACGTTATTGTATGATATTCTTTTGTTGATATCTGAAACGCCAAAATGTGGCTTTGATGGTGGGATACCTAATCTGATATCCATATCACCTATTCTTTTACCTACACTAATAATTGACATTAAATAAATCTCCTACTATCTGAATAAACTTGTCCCACACTTGCCTTTTTAAATCTTTGTACAGGCAACATTATTGCTATTGCAGCCTCATCAACATTAATTCTTAAAAATCCTGTTTGTAAATGTGACCACAGATATTTCTTAATTGTTGGTTTAACCATTTTTATACTTTTTACATCATCATAAGCCACTTCAAATCTTGTGTTTTTATTAAATCGTTGGTCAGACGCTGTTGCTTGCATTTTCTCTAACAACCTAAATCTTAACAACGGTGGTAAATAATGAAAGTTCATACCCATAAACCCAGCTGGTATTGGCTCTAATGGCAACACTAAAGGAAATATGTCATAGTAGGGTAGTGTTGCTCTCCCTTTAGGATTATAACCAAATAAATTTAGTCTTCCTATACTAGGTCTTCCGTTAAGTCTACCTGCTCTAAACAGTTGTCTAGCAGTAGTACCACTTGCTATCTTATTTACTTGTTGTCTATACCAAGTAGCAGACCTATCACTATCTCCTGCTTTTAGTTTAATTCTGTCAAATACACTTGCCATACTACTATTTATGTTGTTAATAAATAGATTTATGAAGAAATTGAAGAATATAGATAAACGTCCCTATACAGGTATATTCAAACCATTGAACATAAAAAAGTACAAAGGCAATGTTAACAACATTATTTATAGGTCTAGTTGGGAGAAAAGGTTTATGCTCTATTGTGATAAGAACAAAGATGTGGTAGAATGGGGTAGTGAAGAAATTGTTATTTGGTATCGCTCAATTGATAATAAGCCTCATAGATACTATCCTGATTTCTATATGAAAGTAAGACTAGCAAATAAGTCACTTAAAAAATATGTTGTTGAAATCAAACCTAAAAAACAGACACGTAAACCTAAAAAACCTCTACGTGAAAGTAGGGTTTATAAAAATGCGTTATTGACTTTTGAGAGAAATATGAGAAAGTGGTCAACGGCGGCTGCTTGGTGTACAAAACGTGATATGAATTTTATTATACTAACCGAAGACCATCTTAAAACGTTTTAAAATCTTTTAATATTTGTAGTAAATCTATATCTGCCATTTGATTTATATATTCAAATGCTTTATCTTGTGTATAGGTTTTACCATACTTTCCATAATAGTTTATAATTTGTGTTTGAGATTTTAATGAACGTTCTAGCTCTGGCATAAAAAATGTTAATCTAATAGGTGTATAACCTTGTTCAACAAGTAAATCTACTTTTCTAAACTCTTTATTTGTATGGTCGCCATCTGTGCCTGCGTCACGCCATTTGATTTCATATGCTATTTTTTTATCGTGGTTGATAACATCAATTTCAAATCTGGAAGGGTGTTGGTTAGGGTTATTAATGTATTCACTTTTACCACCTTCAACGTCTGTTATAATAAATTTAACTGCTGTGTCAAATATTCGTCCTGCGTTTGTACTTAATATTCTTGCTCTATTGTGATATTTCTCCATTAGTTTTAATTCCTTTTTATCGTAAAAAAGTTCATAAACTAAATGGTGTTCATTGATGAAACTATCCATTTTATTTTGAGTTTCAGTAATATTAGTCATAATCTTATTATGATAATCCGAAACTATCTTATGGATATTATTTTTAAAGTAATCTTTAGGTCTGTCTATTTTTATTGGTAACATATTAGAGAAGTATTATGGGTAGCCCGAAGGCTACCCAATTGAGAAAGTGAGAGAGATAGATTAGGAATCGTCCTCAGCTAATTTACTAAAATACGATAGGTCATCGCTACCGTTGGACGTAGTTCCAACTTTCTCTACCGAGTTGTTAGAAGACGTTGGTATGTCGTTTGTGACAGGTGGGAGGTCAATATCTTCCACAGACTCGGTACTTCTTTGTCCAGTAAGCGTCTTATTCAGTTTCTCTTTGAGTTCCTCATAAGATTTAAAATTACTAGGATCAACGAAGGGCTTTAGAGCGTGTTGAGATTTCCATACTTTGTCAATCTCATCATCAGTATTTTTCAATTTACTAATTGGCTCAAATTCGGATTTATCATAATTCCAATAGCCATCAACTTTTCTGATTTTTAGTTTAAAGTTTGCACCTTCCCAAAAATCAAATGGGTTTGTGGCCTTTTCATCTTCAAATGCTGGGTTCATTGCTTCAGTAATCTTATCAAAAATCTTTTTACCAAATTTGTATAAGAATATTTTACCATCATTTTCAGGATGTTTAGGATCACTTACTACAAAAATATTAGAATAGTATTGTAACTTTCTTTTTCTTTTTCTAGCAATTTCTTTATCGGCTTCTATGCCTGTATTCCACAACCTAGTATTTTCTTCACTAACAGGATCCTTTTTGTTTAAAGTTGTTAATGAGTTTTCAATGTACCATTGACCACCTGGTCCTTGGAAAGCGTGGTGCCAGACTCGTTGCCATGGCATATCTTCACCTTCTATTGCAGGTAAAAATCTGATTACAGCGTAACCATTACCTGATTTATCAAGTTCAGGTTTCCATAACCTGTCGTCTTGGTATTTGTTTTTTCTATCGGGTTGATCTATTGTTTTTTCTAACTGTTTTGTTAGAGAGTCAAAATTGGACTTTGACTTTTTTAGGGCTTCTAATGCACTTGACATTGTATTTTCTCCTTGTATATATTGTTGTACGTATTAATTGTATTAATGTAAGTATGTTATTATTTATACTTTTGTTATACTATTAACCCTTTTTTTTATCTCATAATTAAGATAAAATTCTATTATTATTATATAATATCACCATTTACTCATTTTGTCAAGCAGCTGTGCTTGGGTGATATACTCTAAATTCTTGTCTTCCTGTACTGCGAATCTCTCTACTTTTTGATTAGTAGGTTTATCATCAAATGCCTTATTCACTTTGTAAAACTTAACGTTAGGGTTGTTCTGCATAAGTGTGAGCCATTCTGTTTCCCATATACCTGACGGATTGGGCTCAAAATGTTCTGATACATAATACCTTGTAGATTTGTATAGATTGTTAACTGTCTTTGTATCTGATATAAGGTCTTGTCCTATTAGATACATTTCATCTGGTGCTTCAACTAGACTAGCAACATACCCACTTGTAGTACCTGCACACCAACCTAAATCTTCAGCGCCAAAACAACATTCAGATATATTGTGTGACTTGTCTGGTTCTTTTATCCAAGACACATATATGTGAGCATTGTCTATATTTTTTTTCTCTCTATCATCATTTGCTTTTCGTATGACAACAGGACCTTTAATAGTATGAGCGTTCATAACAAAGTGGTCGCTCTCACCTCTTTCGTTCTCTACAACCAAATCAGCCTGTTCTTTGTTTTGTGTTTGTAGCATACTTTGTAACATTGTATCATACATATGAATAGGTACTTTGGTCCATTCTCTAAAATAGCAAGGCACATCAGCACACATACCATTATGATATAATTCGTGTATCATACCAGCGTCAACAGCTATCAATGCGTCACATAGGTCAGGATGGTCTCTATAAATGGCATTACAACCATATATCTTGCCATAAGGTTTCAATACATTTAAATCAAAGTCTTTACGACTCTCACCATTACCAATTAAAAATGTTCTAATCATAAAAAATAATAATTCGTCAATCCTAATAATAATAAAGATACCAATATTGCATTCAAAAATAATAATGCTCTATCGTGCCATAAGAATCCTACGTATGCCCAACCTGCTGTACCAAACAAACCTAACCACATATCATACTGTGGTATTGTACCTACACTTCTGGCCATAGTTGCAAACAGTATAAGAAAAACTGATACCCATTTTACATACCAAGACAGGTCACCTTTTGGTGTAACCTTTTTATATACACGGCTGCTGTTTAGTTTAGCAATCTTCTCATCTAGTTTTTCTTCAATAGGGTCAATCTTCTCTTTGATTTTACCAAATGCTCTTTCTTCTGCTGTAGGGAATCTATCTGACATCTTTTTCTTTTATGTGTTTATAATTTAAATAACCTGAGCACCATTCATAGAAGGCACGATTTGTATCAGGCCAACATTGTGCAAATGCTTTATCTTTTCTGTGGTCTTTATATTCTTTTCTAACTTCTTTTTCTGTAAGTTTCTTTTCACTCATACAAAAATCTCTTTCATAATAAATTTACACTTTGTTAAATTGAAGTTTATAAATGGTTGTAGTTTTTTGACTTTAAATGATTTTTCAGGCCAGATAATATTCTCAGCAATCTCCTTATCCCATTTTTTAATAAAGGATAAAACTTTATCTAGTATGATTAACGTTTGGATTGATATTTTTTGTGATAGAAATAGTCGTAGCAATTTTGGATGCTGACCTTTAGAAACACTAAACAGATCATCAAACTGAATACTACCATCATTGATAGTATTAGAAAGAAGTACACAATCGCCTCTAAAATTGTACGTAAATGATTGATTATACTTTTTCCATTTATTGTAAATAGTTTCTCCATCTGCTCTAACTAAATCTCCAATCCAAGTCTTTGAATTGTGAAAGAAATTACATACAAAATAATCTAACATCTCTTCCTTATTGTATTTAGTTGTAAGTTTGTGAAAAAAGAATCTATCATTGCGTTTCAAAAATGTATTAAATGATGAATTGACTTTAGCATTGTGTTTGTAGAAATCATAAGAATCAGAAGTAAAGTGAAGTTTAATGGCTAAATATAATGTATATGCTTCATAACTATTCATAGGGGTAAGATTGCTGTACTTGATTTCTCAACCAAGTTTAGGTTTTCTGCCTCTTCTTTTATCTTCTCTTTTAATACTTTGTTGACTAAAGGTCCTACAGACGCTGTATCAATATCATTATCTCCACAATATTTGACTACAGCATCCATATAGGACATTTTTTTTTCTTTGACAATACCTTCTATTATCAGAGCAAACTTTTTACTATTCATTAGCATTAGTTCTAACTATGTGCTTTCTTAATGCTCTAACTAATTCTTCAATCTTATCAATAACAGCAATCAATGATTTGTCTTTGATAAAATGTTGTTCTTCTTTTAATTTGTCGTATTCTCTTAATGGGATAGTAACCGTTCTTCTGGAAGTCACCTCGTCTTCATAGGTAGCTGCATTTGCTCGGTCTTGTTCATCATCATTCATAAATGTACTCATATAATTTTTACCTCTTATTAATATATTATATCATATTAGCGTAAAATGTCAAGCCTGTTTCTGTTGCAAGGTACAGGCAAACCCCGACTGCCTAAGCAGCCATACGATAATCTATGTGATTGTCGTTTATAGTTTTAACAGTACGCTGTCAGCGATTTAACTCCAAATAGTTTTAGTAGCAGTCGAATCTACTCACCCCCTTAAAGCACACTATAATGTGTTTTGAATTGGTGGAGGTGGTGGGAATCGCACCCACGTCCTCACTAGTTATTGTCTATTCTTCAACGTCAAATTTCAAGTTTGGAGCTCCAATATTGAAGTCCCCTTTGTTAAAGGTGATTTTCTAAACTGTAAATCAAAACCTCTTAACATTATACACGATTCTGTTAATGTCAATGTTGTTGTTACTGACAAAGATTGTTTCATATCTTGCGTTACATATTCACTTATCAAGTAAACTGGTTCGCCAGTATCTTTACCACCTTGTTTACCAACACCAACATAAACTAATATAAATTTATGTTCATCAATATAATCTTTTACTGTTTTAGTAGTACCACAAACAACTGGCATTTGCATCCAATAAAGTCTGCCTTCTTCATATGGCGTTACTTCAGGTGATTCTCTCTTTATCTTTGGTTCTTCATCAAGTAGTTTTGGTTCTTCAGCATTCGCAAATTGCATTACAACAAATATTAATAAAACTGACATTAATATAGAAGCTAGAAATTTCTTCATTTCGTTTCCTCTTTGCTGATATTTTTGAATATCTTTTGGTTTAATCTTTATTAAACTATTTATTAAAGATGTGTGCTAAATCAATAGGTAGAATTGAAGGAATGACTATCTAAAAAATCTTTTGCGTGTTTATAAAACAACTCTTGGTGTTCTTTTACCTTATCTACTCCGTGTATCCACTCTTGTACAAATCCGTCTTCACAAGCAGCTAAAATAACAGTTTGTTCTATTTTCTTATCGGGAAATAATTCTTCAAACATTTTAGCATATGCTGAAGTCTGTAAGAAGTTACCGTAATTGTAATCTGCGTCCCTTCTCTTTGTAGAAGTTTTAAAATCAACTACAGATAACTTACCTTTATATTCTGCAATACAATCTACCTGACCTGCTACACCTATTTCTTTTGAATATAGGTATTCTTCTAAACAATGTATGTTATCTAGTCTAGCAAGATAAGGTCTCATAATTCTAAAAAGACCTAATGGTGTCACAGCAGTTATGCCGTTAGATTTTTTATCTTCGTTTCTTAAATGGTTTTCTATGAGAGTGTGGGTAGTTTTACCCCTTGTTGTAGCCGTCACAGAAATATATTTAGCCATCTTCTCACCAACAGCTGTTCTCCATGCGTCTAATATTTTTTTCTTTTCGGGTAATTGTCCTAATATTGAGGTAACGGAAGGCATATTAACACCGTCAATAGTATAATATCTTACACCATCTCGGTTCTTACCTTTCACACCTAAAGATTTAGGCAATACATCTTCATTCAGTTTTATATAATTAAAAGCCATAATATACCTTCCTTAATTTTATATAACAATTATATCACACTATTTCAAGCGTGTCAAGCTGTCATTATACACCCTTCTCGGTGTATAAATTATTAATTTCTTCTGCCGTTCACTCACTAGCTGGCTTAGGTTTTGCGTGAACCCTATATGAGTATTCCTCATACTTCGTTTTGCCATTATGATCTCTATATGCTCTTAAAAATTGCTTTCTATTATCTTCTTTATTTTTAAAAGAGCAATGAATCCAACCACTACTAGGTTCTTCTGGTTTCCAATACTCCAAGATAAGCTGATCATAGTCTAAATTTTTATCTATGTAATGTGCTAATTCCTGATTAGACACTCCAAAGATTTCAAAATCAGCGGCTTGGCCTTTTGCGTGTTGTGAGTTTATAGATGATCCTATTGCCACACATAAATCGGGACTTCTAAATCCACTTGATACTGTGACAGGTGTAGCATATTGGTCACGGACTGGTTGTAAAATATTTTCACATAATCTTTGTAATCCTTCAATCTGATCCTCGTTAGGGTTATTATTAATACCCTTACGTTCAGCAGTTTGACTGGTTACTAACTCTTTAAGCGTGAAATTTTTGCTTAATCTCATTTAATTTATCCTTTGCTTGTAGTTTAATCTTCTTTAGGGTTCTTAAATCAAACCACGATTTAAAAGACCTGTCGTTTAATCTTTTTGTTTCAATTTCGTTGACTGCTCTTTTAAGTTCTTTATGATGTGCCTTTTGCTCTAACATATATTACCCCCTTGTTAGTTTTAATAATTTATCCATTTGTGCCTTAATAATTGGACCTCTATTTGGCCAATGTATATATGGTTCACTGGATTTTGAAAGATTGTATAAAAATGGTAGTACAATCTTTTCAATCTCTTTAAATCTTCCTACGATATCAGCGTCCTGTATTTCTTTATTAACAGTATCTTTCTCAGCTACAATCTGCATAACTTCGTTCATCATACTTTTAATATCAGAAACATCACCCTTTACTTTTGCTAATTCTAAACTTTGGCTATCAATTGCTTTCGGGTCAATAGCTGGCTGTGTTGTTTCGTCAGCTGGTTTCTGTGATACAGGAGTAAAACCATAATCTACATCCGTATCAAATTCCCTCATAAAATCTGGAATATCTTTTGCCATTATTTTTTCTCCTTGTTTTTGTTAATTGTGGTGCCGTCTGGTGCGTGTACTTTTATGCTTTGACATACTGCTTCTAAGCCTTCATCTAATACTCTACTAACCTTACAATCATAGCCTGTTATCTTGGATAGGGCATAATCGTTGGTGGTAGGCATATCATTTGCGGCTAAAGCAATATCGGCTCCTGTTTTTGTAAATGTTATTGTTTTGTACGTTTCATATGTACTGGCACTAGTACCAACAAACGCTGGTAAACTACCACAACCCGACAATAATAGACCAACCATAGCTATGGGCAGGACTCTCTTGTGTTTTAAGCAGGATAACTCCTGCCCTATGAGATTATACAATAAGCGGATTGACCTACTAGACTCTGGTATACGACCGTTGCGTTTCAGTTGCTCGCTTTGTATTATATCTCTATTATTTAGTTTTTGCACTTTGCCTAGCCTTATGCTTTTTCATAACTTGTTGTGTTTTGATTTGTTTTGTTGACCGTGTACCCATTTCTCCTGCTAATGGGCTCAATGGGTGTGCTTCTGCAACCTTTGATAGTGTTTCTTTCCAACCTGAATCGCTTCTATAACTTTGACCACTAACCCCAGCAACAATATTAAGCTTTGTTATTTCTTGTGTAATGTGTTTATTTTTAGACAAGTATTCTTCCTTATCAGCAATGCTCATCATATCAGTAAATACTTTACCTGTCTTCTTATTTTTAAATGTGTATGTTGGCATTATTTACAGATTAAGGTTAAATGATATAGTAACTGATTGGTACATAAAAGCATATCTTCTAATACACTTTCTAAATCTATTTGGCCTTGCACCTCTTTTAATTTAGAAAATTCTTCTATACTTAAAGCTTGTCTTTGTACATCTCCTGAAACTTGTCTGTTATCAGCATAGTTCATTATGCCTGGTCTTAACTCGGCACTAAAATTAACTCGTTGGCCTGTTTTGCCTTGCCATGCTTCCACAAACTCATCATTTAATCTATTAAACTTTTCGTGGTATTCAGTTAAAGTTTCGTGTTCAGAATATGACCTAGTCTGCCAATGATAACTTTGTATGTTATTTAAAAAGTTTATATTATCTTGTATAAATTCAATTATCTTATCCATATGTTTATTTAGTACTCGCTATTGATACTATCCTTTCAATTAAACTGCCTAGACCATTCTGTCTTTGCATTGTTAATAACTCTCTAATCCCTAAAGGTAGAAAATCATCAATTGTTAAACTAGCAACTTCATCTTTAGGACAATCTTGTACAAGATCAGTTACAAGTTTAGCTGTACCTTTTGTTATAAAGGCTTCAGCGTCTATTTTATATATCATTGTATTATCTTCGTTACACCCACCTATTAACCATAAATTACTAGCACAACCACGTATTCTATTTTCCTCTATTTTAACTTCATTAGGAAGTGGTGTTACATCTTTAGCAATGTCTATGAGGTAATGCAATCTGTCGTGTCCTTCTAACATTTTTAAATCAGCACCTTTTTGTTCTATTCGTTCTTTTATTATACTATTCACTTATTGGTTCCAACTCCTCTTGCATTTTTTCTGACGGTGTTTTTACTCTTTTTTCTGCCTCTTTAATAATAGCGTGTGTATCAGACACACTTTCTTCCTTCATTTTACCTTCTGCTCTAATTTTATCCATTTCTTTTCTAACATACTCTTGGTGTCTGGAAGATTTCATAGATGACTCTAATTCTTCTTGTTCTTTTTTGGCGTGTTCTAAAAAATCTTTATCTGTTGTTTTCATAAAACAATTTGATACCTTGGCAAAAAAATTAGTAATTGTAGTTCCTTCTAATATTCTCAACACTTCACTTTTTTTATGTGTCATAAATTTAATATTAATTTTGCTTCTTCACTTAACATTTCTCTAGTAAATGGTGGTGTATGTGTAAGTATAACCTTTACAGTACCGACACCTTCTACTCGCTCTGCAGCTTCTTTAATGTCTTTGCTTATTTGATCTGCCATAGGACAAAGCATGGATGTTAATGTATGTGTAATAGTAACATCTTTATCCTTAATGTCAATGTCATATATCAATCCTAGATTAAACACATCAATTGATGGCATTTCTGGATCATAAACCTTTTTTAATTCTTCTATAACTTTATCTTTCATAACGTTTGTGTAAAATTGTTCTTACCCTTTCCCAATTAATTCTATCTATTTTTTGTTTTCTACTTCTTGGTTCTCTTAAAGCCTTCTTGTCTAATATTTTTTTTAACTTTAATATTCTTTTGTGTATTTTTGACATTAAAGATTCTATTATAATTATCTTTATATTTTTTAGTTGGTATTCTACTTTTCCCGTCCCATTTACCTGGCATAACTACATTACAATGGAACTAGCCATTTCGTCCTCAAAGTCCCTTACTTGTTTTTCATATTTATCTATTTTATTTTGAACACTTTTTAAAACGTCATACGTTTCCTTTTGTGCTAACAATTTACCTTTATGTAATTGTTCTTTAATTTCTTTTAATTCTTCTATAAATTTTAATAGTTCAATCATAATATACTCCTAGTTAATTAATCGTTTTGGTAGTTTCTTCATAAGTTCTCTTAACTTATCTGTCCATACCGCTTTAAAATCTATACTTTGGGCATTCTCAATTGCCTTCTCTAGGTTTTCAACTCTATGCCAAAATAATATTTCTGTATCACTCATACCTTGTCTTTCTGCCCACACTAGCATTGTTTAAATTTATCCCATTTCATTTTTAAATAACTAATAATTTCATTTCTTGTTGCTATAATATATCCCAGCAACATACATATTAATATTAACCAAAGCATATTATTTACCCCTTATATCTTTTAATGATTGTTGTACAGTTGTTAATTTCTCTTTTGGTTTAAGTGATTTACTTCCTATGTGTAAAGCAATACCAAATCCAATTACTGTTAATGTACACCCTATAAAAAATAGTAATATTCCATCTGCAATTGTCATCATTTGTTCACCTCAAGTTTTCTTATCTTCATAATCATTCTAGTAACTCTTTTATCATAGTCAGCAGTTGTAGAAAATTTATCAAGTGTCTTTATTAAGACCAAACTATCTAATTGTTTATTTTGTTTAAGCATATTTGCTCTGATTTCTCTAAATTCTTTATAAGCAGGATGTTCATTTAATAATCTAATATATTCTTTTACACTATCACACTTACTAGCAAATACTTTAACACCCCAACCAGGCCATTTCTTAATACCTAAAGGCATAAGGTGTGGCACTTCTTTGGTCCAAGTTCTTATCCCGAATAAATTATTACCTTCTGTTCCAAATCTACTAGTTCCCCAACCAGACTCTAATGCAGCCTGACCTATAATCATTTCATATGGAACTCTTTTAGTTTTAGGTAATGAAAAATTTATATAATTTATACATTTGTGCATAGCACGTACAAATTGAATATCGTTATTGTATGTAAATTCAGGTTCTCGTAGGTCCATATCTTTTATCTTCTGCATATAAAACTGATCCAGTTTTAAATTGACGTTCTTCACAGCAGTTTGATTGGGATAAAAAGTACCCCACGTAAAAGCAACTCCACACATAATACATAGAATAGCAAATACTTTGGTCAAAAACCAGGTTCTATCTAATACTTTTTGCCACTTCATTGTTAGTTTAAATTTGGCCATTTTTAATTACCTTTTTTAAATCCTTTACAGTTTTCTTTTTGTCTATCATAACATCATACCATTTAAACCTTACTAGGTGTTCGTTAGAAGGACCTATAAGGGGGATGTCGTATTGTCTTTGAAAGGAAAGAAGACCTGCAAGGTACAACGGTACAAGCAAGTTAATGTTTCCATCCGTATGGTCTTTAGGTACAATCGGCGTCTTATAGAAGCCTTTACCTTTAACCAATAGTTTCAATATGTCTTTAGATTTTTTATCAAGTTTTTTCATTATATACCTCTCTTTACATAATATTCATATCCGTTATGTTCAAACTTCTTTTGAACAAACAAAAGTTTATTATTATCCAAATGTGCTCTATAGCCTTTGAATATCTTTTTACTAGTTCTGCCTGGAAAATTATTGAAAATGTCTTTTTGTAAATGACCTGTATAATATAATTCCCACTTATTATTATTGTTTCTTAAAACATTATCAATGATTTCAATACCTTTTTTAATTTGTATTTTTAACCATTCGTCAATGTGGTTTTTTTCATCTTTATTTTTCATAATATAAACTTCTTTTGTTATAGTCGTAAACCTACGTAGTTTACTTTTGGTTCAAACGACCAAAACAAATCGTTATGGTTTCCTGTATCTCCTAAATTTTGCATTTGATATAAATGTACCATTTCGTGTACTAAAGTATCTAAAAAATCCTTCTTTTCAGGATAGTCAGGTAACATCTCTAATCTAAAAAGTCTTGTTCCTTTTCTTTTCCATTCCAAGGTCACTACTTGTCCTATACATTTTTCTCTTGCTAAATCTTTTATTTCTACCTGTCCGAATGGAGATAGTTTACCTTCAAATACGGTGTCATTAAATTGTTTAAACCAAATCCTAATATCTTTGTAGGTGGTCTTATATTTTCTTTTTAAAGAAAATTCTCTTTTAAGTTTTTTCTTTAACTTAATTGCCTTCTTTTTTCTAGTTTTTTTAGTTACTGTTTTCGCCATTTAAAATTTCCTTTTTGTATTTTTCGTCAAGTTTTAATCTTAAATCACTCGCAACACCTTCTAATATTTGTGGAAGGTATGCCTGCAAAATATATACTGAATCAATAGCAAACTTATGTACAAGTTTTTCTATCTCTTGCTCCATTATATATGACGTATCAATATTTGTGCCTTTAATTTTTTCAGATATAACGTGTCCAATAACTGCGGTGTTATAGTCGTCAGCCTTGACAGCATTAAATATTGCCCAAGACCAAGTATAAATGAATACTAGAAATAATATTAAAAATGATTTACGCATTAGCGGCCTCATCAATAACTTCATCTATATTAAATTCGTCAATACCTACTAGACCTAAATTTACATCTAACTTCATAATTTCAGTTTTAGCAACTTCTTTATTGATTAATCCTTTTGTCAATTTAACAAGGACAGTATCAACTGCTTTTTCGGCTGTATCTTCAGCCCATTGTTTTACTTTACCCATAATATATATCTCTCCTTATAATTATTTGATTTCATAGTACTAATATATCAGATATTGCACTATAAATCAAGCAAAAAATGGAGTAAATAATTGTGTAAAATCAAAGGGTTATAGGGTGCGACAATCTGTCAAGTAGAATGTTCTACTTTTGTTCTACACCCTATAGTTGAAATATTATAGAATCACTCTACAATATTTATATTAGGATGTTTTGTAATCTGCATTCCATCCAAATGCTTCTTTAACCACAGCGTCTGTTAACCCTTTATATACGAGATTCAGTTCTTTTTCTTTAACTGAAATCATAAGTTTAGCGTCATTAGCGTGTAATCCTTCAAGCAATTGAATAAACATCATTTCTTTCTTCGTTCTGGAAGTTTTCTTATCTGCTCCCTCTACAAAGTGCCATAATCTTTTGGCTTCTGTAAATAGGGACGTGTGTTCTGTACCTGCTGGTGCGTCATTTTCTCTATATGGTGGCGTACCTTCTGGTAAATCCCACTTGATACTAGGATCAAAAGCACCTTTTAAAATTTGTCTTAAAGGTACTGAATCGTTCTTTTTCAGAGCCTCAATTTTTTGGGATTTGTCTTTTGCGTTGTTTACTTTTAGTAAGATTTCGTGTAGTAGTGGAGCACCTGATCCTGATGTGTCCATACCTGCGTTTAATTGTGCGGATGTCATTGGCATATTTGCCTCCTCATTTTGTTATGTGTAAAGGGGTAAGTCTCCCTACCCCTATACCTCTATTTATACTCAATGAGTATTAGGCAGTTTTATATGCGTACGGAGTACCATATAATTTTTTGATCCCAGCAGCGATTATCGCTTTTGTAGGTTCACCTATTCTATAAGATGTTCCTTTTGCTGATTTGTTAACATAGATCATATTACCTTCTGATCTCAATGTGTCAACTAGTGCTCTTGGAGACACTAGATCAAATCTGCTTCTTAAAGTCTTCCAAGTAACAGATTCGCCTTTGTTTAAAAGATTTAAAACTTTAACTCTTTTTGATAAAGTTTTTCTACCTCTAGTAGATTTTCTTTTAGATTTTGATACAACTCTTAATGAGTCGTTTTTAAATAAAAATTTAAACATTGTTTAAATCTCCTTTTCTATTGTGGCATTATAATTAGAATTGCTAACTTTGCCAGTACTAGCAATTATCCCAAAGTGCTTTATGGAATTCTGTAATTTTAAATTAGATAACAATATGTGTCTGTCGTGGGATTTGTTGGAACTCACCCACAATCTTCCAGGAAGAGTCCATCTATTGCAAGATAGGTCCCTACTCAAAACTGCCCAAGGTGTCTTCAGGCATTCGCCCATAACCCTCCTTGTCCATGCGTTTAGTCCTCTTAAACTATGTTCAGCCAGACAGATTAATATATTTGCAATTATATAAATGTTACGCATATTGTTATCTAATTTAAAATTTGTTATAGTCAATGGTAATGGCATATACGTCCTTACCTTCTCCTTGTTTACATTTGACCGCCCTATCTACACGTTGTTGTAATGGGTGTTTCATATGTACTGCCCTAAGCAACATAGACTTAAGCGCCTCTAGTGACAACTTATAGTCACTTAAAAATTCTTTTGTTGTTATGTTAATGTTTTCTTCTCTTAATCTTAATAACATCTGTTCAGTTAATTGTTCTGTAATGGCCTGTACGTAAACCTGATTGTGTTGTCTTCTCAACATATCTTGTTTTTTAGCGTCTAATTTTTGTTGTGCCCAATTAGGTCTTCGTAAAGGTATTTTAGGAAATAATATTACATTATCGGGTATTTTAGATTCTAACCCAAAATCAAATTCTAATTGTCCATCATCACTCATATTATATTTTTTCACCTTTGTAATTTACTAACTTCTTATCGGCAAAATACTCTATTAATTCGTTATAGCCGCCGATATGTTTATCTTCTATAACAATTTGAGGCATAGTTCGTACTTGTTTACCTATTGCCTCAAATAACTGTTCAGGTGTAGTAAAATCTTTCCCAAACATATGTTCTTCGTATTCAAAGCCTAACGTTTTCATCAAGTGTTTTGATTTTGTACAATAAGTACAATTAGGCTTTGAGTATATTTGGATTTTACTGCTCATTAGCAATTATCTCTACTTCATCATACGATTTTTCAGCAAGTTCTTTTAACTTGTAAGCGTCAACTATTTCTTCTAAAGAATAATTGTACATCTTGTTGTATGGTCCCATAGGCAATCTTAATCCTATCCAAGCACGGTAGTAACCATTTTTCGTTAAAGTTACCTCTTGCTTAAATACTTCATAACCACGTACTGGTGTATTCTTAATAATGTTTACTATAGTTGTTTCAACATCTGTTACAACAGTTTTGGTTTGAGATTTACCTAACTCGGTAGTAAAAATCTTTGCCTTCTTATTCATCTCCCCTTTTATCTTATCAGCAACTTCAGCCTTAGCGATCATTGTCGCCTTGTCAATTGCCAATTCTAGGTCAGGTGATGTAGAAGTTCCGACACCGAAGACACATTTTTTGTCTTTCTTTTTGCCGAACATTTTAGTACCACATTCTTTATTCTCGGAATAGTCTTTCATATACCAAGAAGGAACTTTTAGTACCTGATTCTTGCTTTCTTTTTTGATTTTATAAGTATTGCTTGAACAATTTGCAAGCGTGACACTTAATAAACCAATTATTATATATTTGAGTACTTTACTCATTTTTCACTTTCTCCTTCGCTTTATTAAACACATTATACACTAATTCCTTAGTTTTGTCAACAGCCTGTGTTTTCTCAACTGTTGATACAAATGGATCCCAAGTAAAAGCTATGATTATCCATAGTACTACTAGGGTTATTATACCTTTTATCATTATTTTTTTACCTCCCAGTTTCCATTTTTGTCTAAACATACTTTACCAGGTTTATGGTATGCGTGTTTAGGTCGTTCATAATGCCTACAATAGGCAGGTGTATTCATATCACCATAATAAAACATAGCGAATAACTCCCAATAACTTGGTCCATCATACGCCTTTCTACCATCGGCACATTCAACAACTTCTTCTTTGATGATTTCACCATCAACTTCTGTAATTTTTACTTTTATGAAACAATACTGGTCTTTTAAAGGTTGTATTTTATCATAAGTGACTTCATTGTTTCCATTTTCTAATATGTTTATTTTTTTAATTGTGTTTTCAAATGAATCTTCAGCGTATAATATATTACATATTAATAATAGTGCTATAATTGTAAATGTAAACATAACAATTCTTTTAAAATTATTATTCATCATACTGCCTCCGCTCTAGCTTTTAATATATGATTTTCCCAATCATAATTCCAATGTGGATTGTTATCTATAGGACAAGGTATCATTCCGTCTTTTGCTGAAATGATTGCAAGTCTTTCAAATGCACCTTCACCGTTTATACTATCCAACAACTTATTTTGGTGGCATAGATATAGATGAACATTCCAATTGAAGTCTGATTTTTCAATCTTCCCAGAGCCGTTAAGACCTTTCATTAGGTCATAATACATTTTAGTATCTGGATTACCATCCCATTTAGGACAATCTTCATATTTCAAACATTGTTTATCTACTAAAGGTATTGGTGTTGCATTTTGCAATAGTTTATCAAAAAAGTTATCCATTGCTTTTAATTCTATTTGTTTTGCTTTCGTATCGTTACCACCACATTGTGATACACAAATTAATAACAGTACAAAAATTATAATATTTTTAATCATTTATCATCATCCACCTTCCATCGGGCATTTTACAAACTTCGTGTAATTGTATTTGTCTATATGGATTTCCATATAATATTGAATCAAAAAATCTTGTATTATCTAAATTCTGATTATGTGTAACTTCAACCATTGAACATTTAATAGGTCCCTTTAAATAGAAACCTGTAGTTTTAATTATACCATTACTATTTGTTTTAGGATTCATCCACGTTGTAAAACCTGGACTATTAGGTGCATTGTCTAAATGATCCACAAATGCTCTTGTCATTAATTGATCATCCGTTTCACTATTCATCATATCGGCACCTTTAAATGAACCTACAACAGCACAAGTCGCCACAACTGCAGGATTGTCACTTATATACTGCCAACACGCTGTACCAGCAACAGCTGCGGTGGTGCTAGCACCTATATAAGACTGCTTACTGGCACAATTTGTAAGTAACAACAAACAACTAATTAATAGTAATTTCTTTAACATCTTCAGCTTTTTGTTTCTTTAATTCTTCTTTTTCTTTTTTTCTACGTCTTTCATCTTTTTCTTTTTGTAATTCTGTCATATCTTCAACTCTTTTAGACTCATTATATTGAGTAAATGTCTTATTGAATACTGTCTTATAGAATGCGTCAATAGGTACAGGTGACGAATAAGCAAGTATTAGATTATCAAAATTTACTTGTAAATGTCTGTACACTTTTGGATTTGTTATTTTTGCGTCCCTATGAGATTTTAATAACTTTAATCTGTTTTTAAAACAGTTCTCATAAGGTGGTTTTGTTGTTGATTTTGCAATGTCTTTTTGTTTTGCAATCTTAAATTCTTCAAATATTTCTTCTTTAGTTACCATAGTATCGTCCTTCTCACTTATTTTCATTGTATGTAATATATTCTATCATAATATAACAGATTTGTCAAGCTCTCTAAAAACGTTGATTTTTCAACCTTTTTGATAGGGTGTCTTATCTGCACCAACGATTTTACACGTTGATTGTATATCTTCTATTAAATGGTTAATCTCAGCATCCCGACCAGGCGTTTTAGTGTTGTTATACTTTAAATTATACAACTTATCCGCCTGGGCTTTGATACTATCAATCTTTTTACAGAAATCACTAATCCTGTGTAACATTAGTTACCTTGTGAAATAGGTCTATAATAGATTGTTTTGTGTTTGCTAATTGCACTTTGCCATCAGCCCACGATTTCTTTTGAAACTCAATTGTTTTGTTTTTTTCAGTTTCAAACCAGTTCAATACTGGATTTGCGTTAGCACTAACTGTTAAACAGATTAATACTAATATTGACATTAAAGTTTTCATTTTCCTCCATTAATGTATTTGTGGTTTAGTAAACGGTTCAATTCTGTCCTTCGACTCATAGACGTTGTCCATAATTGAATCGTATTGGTGTTTAGGCATTGCCGATTTCATAATCTTCAACGTTTGTCCTAAAATTGTCATTAGTACCATAACAGGTTCATATCTATCCATTTGTTTCATATTCCACTCGTGGAAATTATCAACTACTGTTTGTTGTGGGTCTAAAATTTCTGTATTTTTTTCAAGTCCTTGTAATATTTTTTCACCTGTCTCCTGTAATTCTAAAATATTGATATCTCTTTTTGCTAAATATTCTTGTAATTGATTTAAGTAATCTTTAGCAGATTCAGTTTTACCTTCATCCATTGTATCTTTAATCATATTAATTACATCTGGTAAAGTCTCCATACCATTAATGTATAATTCTGGTGCTTCTGTTTTCATATCAATGTCTTTCATATTTCCTCAATTCTTCAATACTTTGATTTGTATTATAGATACTCTCATCTATATCATTAATTCTTGCTTGAGAATTGGTAATCTTTTTTTCTTCTTCCAACTCTTTAACTTCTTTTTGTAATTCTTTTATTTTTTCACTCATATGATATCCATTTAACTGTACCTTTCAAATATCCCAATTCGTGTGTATGGTCTACTGGAACAAGGTGGTCTGGATCTTTAAACATACTATTTGCGTCACCAGATTTAAAATCTTTCTTATGTGATATTGTAACGTGTGCTGGGCCTGGATTAAATCTTTTTAATTTTATTGATGGAAATCTAGTTAAGTTCATTTCGTCAACCCACAATGCTTCTATATTTTTATTTGATCTTATCTCACTAATATAAGCGTCAACATCCTCATTAACCAATCCGTTTAACTGTTCATAAGTTTTATCATCTGGTTTATATGCAAGTGTAATATGGTCTCCTTTTACATCTTCCATCGTGGAATATTTCCTCACAGCATCACAGCTCTCTTTATTCAATACAACTGCAAAATATCCGTTTCTCATTGTTTCCTCATATTTCCGTGGAATAATCCTCTCATAGCCGCCTCCTGGGACGGTTTAAGAGCTGTCTGTGTATGATTGTATCCCCCTAATTTCACTATTTTCCTAACTTACTTTCATTTTCTAAATTTAAATGAATGTCAAAATCTGACTCTATTTTTTTATACTTCGCAAGCAATTCTCTAATTTTACCTCTAGTAAAAATCTTCCTTGGGTCATCATCTATTGAATTGTCAACAGTAAGCATTTTATGTAATAGTTCTAGTTCTTCTATAAATTTTAATATTTCAATCATTATAATATTGCCTTAATTGGTTTGTGTTCATCAACAATTTTTTTTAAATCGTCTAAAGGTTTAATTTCTTTTTCTTTAGCAACACAATCTCCCTTTTCGTTGATTATGTCATCTTCTAAAGCATAGGTATCTAATTCTACAAAACCATCTTCTTTAGCAAATTCATCATCTTCATAACAAACTTTAGCAACATATTCAGTATCACCTGAATCTGTATAGTTGGCGTCTACCATATAGGTTTCAACACCTTGATTTTCATCTGTTAAATCTCTACCAATGTTTGAATGGTTTATTCCACCACCGTCCATAAATTTATTATCAGCGTCATCTTTATTTTTTGCCAATACTTCTTGTTCTACACATAAGGTGTAGTAAGTTTTCTTTCTGTATAGGTTCTTTCCTAAATCCTCTTTAAAAGGATGTATGTTTGTATCTAAACTCATATTATATTACTCTCCATTTCTCTAATTGTTTTTCGGTAAAATTACCGTATTGTGATACTCTTTTTATAGTATCTTCTTTCTCTTTTTTTTCAGCAGCAATTTGTTCTTCTTGTTCTTTGAACATAGCGTCATTTTCTGCTTCAATTTCTTCTGTAGTCATTAAATGATATTGCATAAATCTAGGTCTTACTCCATTGATAGATTTGTATAAATCCCAATGTGTAGATTCAGCCATATAATGTTTAAATTCTTTTAGGGTGTAAATTTTGTAATTTGCCCAATGTTTTGGGTCTTCTGTAATCATTGAAGACCATCTATGTTTTGGGTCTTCATCAACCCACTTTTGGGATTTGATGTTCATCTGTTTAAGATGTTCTAATAATTCTTTGGAAACTTGTTTTTTCATAGTGTTTTTTATCATTTATACGTATATAATACACTAAAAACATAAGAAAGTCAAGCACAAAAAGCGTTGATTTTACTAGGTTTTTAGGAATAATTATAAGAACAAAATGAGAACATCTATGATTCTGACCCATATTTTGTGATATAATACGAGTCAACTATGTCTGTAACTGGATTGTTGAGTTTTGTCTGATCAAATTCTTTCATTAAATCAATATTAGTATCTTTTACAAACTGCTCATACATTTTAAGTTTGTCTGCATTACCTTTGCCTGTAGCGTTCTTTTTAATTCTACCTGGCACTATCATATCAAATCGTTTATTGAGTTTGTATAGTTTATGTTTGAGAGCACCCATATTCTCTGCTAGGTTGAATACAAGTCCTTTACTTCCAAATGAGTAACCTTCTATAAAAATATTACCAATAGCAGTATCAATAATAGAAAGCGCCCAATCTGAAATTTGGTCGTGTCGTTGTGTCTGGGAGGTATAGGGTAAATGTAGTCTGCCATTTATCTGTCCATTATAAAAATTACCTTCATATTTTTTCACATTTGTTAAATAATATATCTTACAGTTTTTAAACTTAAATTGTCCTTTACAAATACAAATTGCAGGACTACTTAAACTATAATCAATTCCAACTATCTTGGTCTTCGTCTTCATCATCAAATATCGCATCCTCATCTTCTGTTATTGTGGCGTCAGCACCACAAAAAGGACAATGTTCTGGTTCAGCTTCTTCTTCAATCTTCCATTTTACCCAATAAGATACATCACAATTGCTACAGCTGATTTGTATTTTTTTTGATTCGTCTTCTGGCATTATTTTTTATTTATACTATAAAAACTATATTTTACGGTTAATTCCTCACCACCAGTTATATCTTTTATTGTTTTTAAATAATACTTATGGCCTTCTTTCACTTTAGTACAGTTAGGGTCTTCACTATGATTAATAAAACCACCTAATGGTGTTCTTATGATTTCATCTGGAAATTGGTTGTGTTGCCCTTGGTTAAAAATTATATGAGATACTCCTAAATTTGTATCTTTCTTTAGAAACATCAAAGTAAATAAACCTTGTCCTTCTATTTCACTCTTTTCTATTCTTAAACTTGCTGGTAATGGTTCGTATGATGGCATTATAGTTTAAACTTTTTAAATTGATCCTTTATAACATCTTGTTTAACACCACCAATTACATAACTTTCTATTTCAGTTTCTTGTGGTGCGTTTTGTTGTGATCTACTATTCAACCAATGTGTCGTCCAAGGTAATGGATTATTTGCTGATGATTGCTCATACTTTTGTTCTAATCCTATTGCTCTCATTCTTCTATTTGCTATATATTCAACATATTGGTGTAATAATTTTTCTGATAATCCAATCATACTGCCTTGTGAAAACAAATGGGTCGCCCAACGTTTTTCTTCTTGTACAGCTTCATCATAAATTTTATAAACTTCTTTTTCTGTATCTTTAATTATTTTTAACATCACTTTATCGTTCTCTTTGTTTTTATATAAGTTAAGAATTTGTTGTGACATTGCAAGGTGTTGACTCTCATCTCTAGCAATCATTGAAATAATTTTTGCTGAACCTTCTAATAATTTAAGTTCTCCAAATGCAAATGAGCAAGCAAATGAAACATAAAATCTTATTCCTTCTAATACATTTACAGTTATCATTGCTAAATATAATGCTTTCTTTAAATCATATTCATTAACTGATTTAGGATTTAATTGATACTTATAACCTAAATGAATCAAATGGTCATATGCTTCTGTAACTGACTTTGATCTTTTCTCTATCTTTTCATCTTCTATTATAGTATCAAAAACTTCACTAGGATTTGAATATAAATTTTTGATAATATATGTGTAACTTCTACTATGGATTGTTTCAAAGAAATCCCAAGCAACTATACAACCTTCTAGTTCTGGTAAAGAAACAAAAGGTAAGAATGCTAAACAAGGTCCTCTACCTTGTACACTATCTAACATTGTTTGATATTTTAAATTACTTGTAAATATAAACTTTTGTGCTTCAGATAATTCATTATAATCGTTTCTATCTTTTTGTAAAGATACTTCTTCTGGTCTCCAAAAGAACCCTAATTGTTGTTGTGCCAATCTATCAAAGACAGGATATTTAAACGTATCATATCTTTGTACTGCTAAATCAGGACCAAAAAACATTTGTTGTTTTGTAGCGTCTAGTTTTTTACTTTTATTAAATACACTTTTCATTATTGTACTATTTCATCTCCTGTTTTAACATTTGGTCTTGGTTTCTCACAAACCGAACAATCACATTTCTTACACTTGCAATTCATACAAGTTTCGGGACAATGAGCTTCACATTTACAGTTCTTACATTTTTCCATTTAAATACTTTCTCTATTATCGTAATACTTTTTAAATCCCATATCTTCAAAGTAAAATGCTATATCTTCAGCTGGTACTTGGTCTGATACTATACAATCATATAGACTTTCATATGAATGTGGATGTGGCCAAGAGTCACATACAACCTTATTTATTTTTTTGTTTTTTCTTTTCATTTAAATTGTACACGTATCACAGTTTTCTGGATCGTCTTCCTCTTTTACTTCTTGTTTATCATCTAACACATTGTCATGGAACCCAATAGGATGTGCTGGTTCATCTTCATCTCTCTTACTATCATAAGTGTTTTGATAATAAGAAGTCTTCCAACCTAATTTATAGGTTGTCAATAAATCTTCGGCCATTTTTGATATTGGCACTTGACCTTCTGTATAATGTTCAGGATTGTATGACCAATTACCACTAATTGCTTGGTCAAAATATTTTTGCATTACTGCAACGATATTTATGTATCCTTCATTCCCTTTCATATCCCAAAGAAGGGTATAAAAGTTTTTTAATTTATTATATTCAGGTACAATCTGTTTTAATGGTCCCTTTTTAGATTTCTTAACAGACAAATAATCTCTAGGTGGTTCAATACCATTTGTAGCATTTGAAACAACACTAGACGACTCACTTGGCATTTGTGCTGATAATGTACTATGTCTTAATCCGTGTTCTTTAATTTGTTTTCTTAACCATTCCCAATCATATGTTAAATCTCGTTTAACTATATCATCAACATCTTTCTTATATGTATCAATAGGTAATATACCATCAGCATATTTTGTTTGTTTAAATGCTGAGCAAGGTCCTTTTTCTTTTGCAAGTTTAACACTAGCACTTAATAAGAAATATTGGAATGCTTCTGATAATTTATCAACTTCTCTCCAAGCTAATTTCTGGTCATATTTGTATCCTTTTTTAGCAAGATAATGAGCAAGTCCAATATAACCAACACCTAAACTTCTTCTCGCTTTTGTAGAAACTTCAGCTGCATTAATTGGATATTTTTGGTGATCTATAATTTCATCTAAAGCCCTAACTGCTAAATCACACAATGATTGTAAGTCATCATATTGGTTTATTTTACCCACATTGATGGCAGATAAAATACATAAAGCAATTTCACCTTCTCCATCAATGTGTTGTATTGGAGTGGTTGGTAAAGTAATTTCTTGGCATAGGTTACTCATAGTCACCTTATCTTTAAAAGAGGAGTGAGTATTACAATGGTCAATATTCATTATGTATATACGACCTGTTTCTGCTCTTTCTTTTAAAATATCAAAAAATAAAGTTTGTGCTGATACTTTCTTTTTATTAACACTTATTTTTCTTTCTGCCTTTACATAAAGTTCATCAAACTCTGGTGTACCCCACGCTTCATATAATTCAGGAACTTCGTGTGGTGAGAATAATGTTATTTCTTCTTCATTAATAAATCTTTCATAAAATAATTTAGATAGTTGTATAGAGTAGTCTAATTTTCTAACTCTATTATCTTCACTACCTTTATTATTTTTTAAGACTATAATGTCTGCTATTTCTTGGTGCCAGATAGGGAAGTGTACAGTTGCTGAACCGCCTCTAACTCCATTTTGAGTGCAACACTTAACCGTAGCTTCAAACTTTTTAAGAAAAGGTATAACTCCAGTATGTTGGACCTCTCCCCCTCGGATCCTGCTATTGATACCTCGTATTCTTCCAGCATTGATTCCGATTCCAGCTCTTTGTGCGATATACCTTCCAATGGCCATATCGCCAGAGAAAATAGAAGGTAAGGTATCATCAATATCAACCAATACACAACTCGCATACTGCCGAAGAGGAGTACGAACACCAGCCATAACAGGCGTAGGTATATTGATTTTGAATTGACTAATTGCGTCATAATATTTTTTAACATATGACATTCTCCTTTCTGTTGGATATTTTGCAAAGAGAGTAGCAGCAATCATCATATACATAAACTGCGGTGTTTCATATATTGTATTAATGCTCCTATCTTGTACTAAATATTTGTCTATAACTTGTCTTAAACCTGCATAGGTAAAATCATAATCTCTATTATGATTAATCCAGTTCTCCATTCTATCAAAATCTTTTCTTTGATAATGTGTAGTTACTTCTTTATCATATAAACCTGAATCTACAACTTTTTTTACGTGGTCATAAAAGTGTGGATGGTCCCATAATTTGTGTATAACTTGTTTTCTTAAACTGTAAAGTAGTAATCTGGATGCTACATAAGTGTAGTTAGGAGTTTCTAATGAAATTAAATCTGCAGCTGATTTTATTAAAATTTGTTGTATTTCGTTGGTAGATATTCCATCATAAAATTGTAAGCCACTATTCATTTCTACCTGTGAAGCTGATACACCTGTTATATCTTCACAAGCATACTCCACCATTTCGTGTATCTTATCAATGTTAAGGGGTTCGCTTTTTCTTCCATTTCTTTTATTGACATTAATAGACTCGTATCCTGTGCTTACCATATTACTCCTTAACTTATGCGTTTGTATGAATTTAGTTGTGTGATTGCTGATAAACCTGAATAGGTATTATCTGATATAATATTTTGTATTTCTTCTTTTGTCTTGCCGTTCACTATCATTTCGTTAATATCTTTTTCCTTTGTACCTTCTGGCCATATTACTATCATATAAGTCTTATCAATCATTTTATACATTCTATCTATTATCTCTTTATTTCTCGGCTCATTATCAAATATAAAAACAACATCCTTTTTTTCAACAGGTAGTTGTAAGTCAGCCCCACCAGCAGCAAGACAATTATCTAAAAATAAACTATCTAACGGACCTTCAACTATGTATAAAGTATTATGAAGATTTACTCGTTCAAGTCCAAATATTTTTTGTTTGTTTTCCTGTAGTTTAATTGTTAGATATTTTGGCTGTTCTTTCCCAAATGATCGTCCTTGCAAAGCAAAGACTTCATTGTCAACATCATAAAATGGTATAATCAATCTCGGATGTTCGTATCTTGTAAGTGTATTTAGGGAGGTGAAAGTCCCTGGACGCACCTTATTTACAAAGGCTTGAAACTTGTCGCAATAATATAATCTATCAAAGTAATCCTTTGGTATTTTTCTTTTTAGCAAATATTTTTTTGCAGGATGTGTATCCTCCAAAGTACTAAAGGCTGTAAGGCCTTGTAGGGGTGTAGATTTTAATTTTGCTTTTGTGTCTGTTTTGAATTTATCAAATAGACTTTGTTCATTGGTAGGTTTACTACCCTTATATCTTTCTAAAATATATTCATCATATAGAGGTCTGTCAACTAATTTTATAAGATTAGCCAAATTGTGTGAAGCACTACAATTATGACATTTAAAAAACATATCATTTTTAACTCTATAAAGATATGCTCTTGCTTTTGTTTTAGATTTTTTAGAATCTCCGCAAACTGGACATCTAAAATTGAAAAGATAATCTCTTTTCTTTTTAAACTGTTGTAATCTCGGCTGTATTTTAGATATATAATTTAAATCAATGTAACCACTCATAACAAAAAGTATATACTATATATGTGAAAAAGTCAAGCAGTTTACCCTACTATCTTTAAGACACTTAATATAGATGGCATAGACAGTCCTATGATGATTGAGGCACCTATGATGATATATCTATATTTCTCAAACACGCCGATCCTACCGTCTAAATTTGACGCTAAAGTCTTAATTTCACACATTAAACGCTTTTCTGATAGTTCAACTTCTTGTCTTAAATTATCAACAGACTTATTCAATCTGCCGTGTATATCTTCAAATTTATTGTCACTTTCAACTCTACGATTTTCTAATAAATTGAATATCGCTTTATCTATTTCTTCTTGCTTTGCTAATTTTTCTTCGTGTACAGCCAACATAGATTTAATACTAGCAGAAATATCTGTTAGTTTATCTATTGCCTGATCAAGTTTTGAGTTAACAGTTGATACTTGTCCTACTTCATTTTTTAAGACTTGTAATTGTGTGTTTAATTTTTGAATATCACTATCCGCCATTTAAAAATTCCTATCTATCCATTTGTTAATAGACCAATTCATCCAAATTAATAAACCGAATATTATTAATAAATTTATAGTTCCGTAGTCCATAGTTAGTCCGTCTGTATTATTGTTATGTATGGGTATCCAGGAGGTATAATATCGCCAACATCTATATTCTGTGCTTCTGAATCTTGTAAAATTTGAATATCAGCTGTCTTGGAAGTTTCAACCTTAATATAAGCCCTATGATTGTCGTTATATCTATTTATGATTGTGTAATCACCAGAGGTTGAAGCTGTTGCGTTAAAGTCGTTATCTAACGTTGAAACTCTTCCTGTTGAAGTGGTACTTGTTGACACACCACCACTTGTTGTAGTTAAAGTTTGAGTTACATCTCCAGTAGTATAATTTAAAGTTTCACCACTAGCAGTTACCTGTGTTTCTGAACCACTATTGTCAACCCATTCTGTACCACAGGATTGATTTGCATTGTCCCAATAGTATCCATAATTTAAACAATCTTCCTCATCATAACTTGCTAATAATATTTCCAATTCTGCGTCTATATCATAGTCATCTTCATAAGAATATTCATCTTCCCAATTACTCTCATCATCTTCATTATTATAATCGTAACCTGTCCACCACCAATCGTATAATGCGTCCCAATATATGTCCCAATCGTCCCAACTCCAATTAGTTATATAAGTCTTCTTTAAGTCTTTCATCTTCCAAGGTTTAGGCTGGTCATCACACATTTTATAGTTTGGCCAACTTCCACACCAACCATATAGTTTACCAAATATCTTTTTAGATTCTTTAGTCCAACTATCATTGGTTACTTTTAAAGTCCAATCATCTTTGTACCAGTCATTTAGATAATCAACATAATCTTGGTTACACCAGTAATCATCATAGCCATTGTACTCACAATAGTTTTGTACTGTTAATGTCGGAGGACCACCTGCGTTTTTGTATTCATTATTATTATAATAGTCATCATCTAAAGCAAAATCTTCCCAAGTATATCCTTCAACAACAGTTGCTTCTGTTTCATCTTTTGTATCTTCAACAACATCTTGTTCATCTACATCAACATTCCAAGAAGTTAAACCATAGTCTTCTAATAGTTCATTATATTTGTCCGAATATTCGTCCCAATCTACAGCGTCCCAATCAATAGTATCCCAATCAATAGTATCCCAGGTACAATCTGAACAACCAATAGCGTCAAAGTATGCTTGGTCCATTTCAGCATACATTTTCTTTGCGTCATCCCAATCCATAGTTTTTTCACCTTCGGCATCCCAAACTGAAATCTGGTTGTCTTCATCTATATAACCCCAATCTTTTAAATCATCTTCCCATTCATCATAGTAAGATGTATCAACTTCATCTACTTCAACTAAAGTATTTTCTTCTACTGATTTTGTTTCAATCATTGTATCTGCTTCACTAGCAGATAAATCTGTAGCAACAATTGTATCACTATTTTCTACAATACTTGCCTCTTCATTTATTATCGCCTCTTCCATTTCCTGAGCTTCTTGTTCGTCTTTAGACAATTCAGATTTTTTATCTACATCACCAAAAGTTTTTGTTGATTCATCTTTTATATCTTCTTCAAATTCTTCTAACTCAATAATGTCTGATTTATTAGTTTCTATCTTTGGAGGAGTTGGTGTCAGGTCGTTTGACACAACTGTTACTGAATTGTATGCGTTAGTTATGGTTTGAGAACCTGCGTCATTAGAGACCGTTACAGACCCTATATCACCATCACTATCTGGTAGTAAGGTAATTGTAACCTCACCACTAGTGTCAACTGTTCCTGAAAAGGCAGTACCTTGTACTGTAACTGTAGCGAATCCAGCATTGATATTAACTTCACCACCTAAATTGGATACTTGACCTGATTCATATGTAAATGAACCTACATTAACTGATATGTTCATTGCAATTTCAATTGGTACAGAAGAAGTATCAAAAGCAAATTCATCAATAACTAATTCTGTATTTGGTCCCATTGTAAATTTAGTATCATCAACGTAAGATAAAATCATACCACCATCTTCTCCAGTTTGGAGAAAGTCGTTCATCTGCAACTCATAACCCATTGCTGTATTTTCAGTTTGACCATCACGCTCATTCCAAGTAGTACCCATTTGGCCTGATACAGTACCTACTTTAGGTCCTGTTATTTGTGCTGAGGAAAGACTAGTACATAAAAGTACCAAGATTGATACTAATAAAAATAACTTCTTCATTTTAACAACCGTTTGATACTGTAGCAGTTACGTCTGCTGTTTGATTATTTCTATTATATGAGTATGTACAATTATCTGAACCGTCTTGTGAAAAGTTTAATGTGTAATCGTAAATTGAATCACCTGTGATAGTTACCTTACCAGTATTACCACCACCCACTTGAGCAAAGTTTATTACTGAATCATCTGTATAAAGGAAAATTCTAGCAGTATTATTTCCACCTGCCATATGTAATCTTATTGTGTTATCATCACCATTTATTATTGTTCTTAACCAATTGCTATCACCTAATATCGTCATTGTATCTCCATATGGGTCGCTATCGGCACTAGTATAACTAGAATGAATATCTAAAAGATTATCATTACCTATAATATCGTGTAGTTGATAATTGCCTGTACCGTATGATGAAGTGTGTAGTGTATTGGAATTACCAATAATATAAATGTCGGCACTTGCGCCTTCACTACCTGAACTATCTGCAAATTGTCCGTGTGATGTTGTTTGTGGACCAATAGCCTTATTGGAGTTTGTATTAAATCCTACTGAATCTGCTGTGGTATAAATTTGTACATTATTTGAGTCGCCAGACATAAGAACATACCAGAAATGACCATCACCTCTACTACGCACCCAAAAAACATTTGAGTCACCTGTAATATCTAAATCAACATTAGTTTTCTGTACATCATCGGCCGTCCAAGTATCAAAATCTACATTGTTTGAATCACCTGTAATATCTATGTCATAATAATGACCATCAGCACCTGTATCATCAATATCTGGTCTCAATGTATTAGAATCACCAGTTGCTGTATAATCAAAAGTCATATCATCACCTTTAAAAGAGTTATGATTTGACCAATCAGTTTTATTATTGTCGCCTATTTGTTTAATGATGATGGTGATGTTCTCTCCATCTATTTTAAATGGATATGATGTGCTATAACCAACCGTGTTGCCTGTACCATCTTGTTTTATAAAGATAGAGTTGTTGCTGTTTTGGTTATCTTGCTGAATCCAAACTGAATTACCTGCCCAGCAATTACTGGTTAGGGTTACCAGAGTCACTAGAATCATTATCAGTTTTTTCATCTTGCTCCTCCTCGTCTGTATCTATTTGGTTCCATTCTTCTTCAGCAGCTTCTGTTTTTAATTTCTCGTCTGCTACTTCGTTTTCTTCTTTTAATTTCTTTTCTTCAAGGTATTCTTCGTAAGTCTTTTCCTCTTTTACCACTCCCATATCAACGTGTACACCTATTTCAGTATTATTTGTATAATCTATTACTTTTTTTTCAGTAATTTCTACAACTGGTATATCAAATTCCCATAAATCTTTTTTAGCACCTTCATTAATTAATTCTACTACACCTTTTTCAATTGCTTTTCTTACTGCATAAGTAACAGGTTCATTTCTAGCAACACCAGCTTCAACTTCTAATAACATTGTATCAGTATCTAAATATTTAAATATATCGCCACCAGTTTCACCTGAAATTATAGTTTTCTCAACAGTAATTGATACAACTACTTCACCAGTTTGTACATTAACTAGTCTTAATATAACAGTAACTACATCTTGTCGCCATTGTTTATGTGCTTGTATGCCTAAAATTCTAGCACCAACACCACCAGATTTAATATCTGAATCGTAACCTACTATACCACCTGTGATATATGCACCTGCAAATAATAATGGTGGTAAAGGTTCTGCACCTTCTCCATTAACTTGTTGTCTTGTAGACCTAATTAGTTTTCTTTCTTGTAATAGACTTGGGAGACTTGTTCTTTCTACTACTTTAAACCAATTACCATCACCTGCATCCTGTAATGCTTTAATTAATAACTGATATGATCCTTGAGTAACCGCTGTACTCATTGAGGCAAAGTTACCACCTGGTTTCTTTTGTCCTGTCATATCTAGGAAATCATAAACTGCAATCACTATTGGATCGCCTTTTGGTGATTTGATTTCAGTTAAATCTTTATATTGTACAGGTTGGGTTCGTACATCAAAATCAGGTCTTCCAGCACAACTAACTAACAACAATGTTAATAAAAATATTCCTATTGCTCTTAACATTATGAATTGTCCTCTTTAGGCATTGTAAATGTTGTTACGGTACCATCTGATTCTGTAACAGTTACGGTTACAGTATCATTATTACCTGTAGTTGTTGTTGCCCAAGTAACTACTTCACCACCAATTGGTGATGTAAATGTACCAGAGTCTTGTTGTAGACCATCTGTACCGAAAACATTATCTGTAAGCTGTTTAGCAAGTGCTGTATAGAATCTTGCCTCTACATTTGCTTTGAATTTTGCTATGGCTGTTGCCTTGGCGTCTGCTATTACTTTATCTGCTGCTGCTTTATTCGCAGCCTTAATTGCGTCTTTTCTTGTTTTCTCTATATTTTCAATTGTTAAATAATGTGATGACTTTCCTTGACCAGAAAACGATGGACTATCAAATTTAAATCCTAATTCACTAGCATTCGTCATAGAAAACATAGAAAACCACACTAAAATTGTTAGTATAATTCTCATATTTCTCCCCTTATGATACTATTATTTATATGATAAGTTGGCTAAATAAATAGATAATATGATAAAACTGCTAACTAATAAATGGTCTGTATGGATGATTGCTTTAATATTGATTATAATCTATATTTCTAATCCTGTATTGATACAAAAAACAAGACTTTCTGCTTTAGATAATTATCAAAATTTTGGGAATAACTACGAATCCAAAAGTCTAGTACTCCTGGATATTTCGGATGAAGCTTTAGTTAAATCTGGTCAATGGCCTTGGAAAAGAGATTTATTAGGTCGTACTATAATCAACGCATATAAAAATGGTGCAGCTCTAGTCTTCTTAAATGTAGTCTTTGTACATAAAGATAGATTAGGTGGTGATGAAATGTTTTTGAAGATGATTACCAAGTACCCTATCATATTAACTGAAACAAGTCAAGCAAAAAACCTAAAAAGTATAGAGAGAAAAGCACTTGCTGTAGGAAATGTAGAAGTGCCTATTGATATTGATGGTACTATTAGAAAATTACCGCTTGACAAATCCGTCCCAAGTGTTATACTGAAAGTCATTAAATTTCCAATACCTAACCAAGACGATATTTGGATTGATTTCAGACACCAGATACCTAGAATAGATTATACTGATAAAGATTGGTCATCTATGAAGGGTAAAATAGTTTTTATTGGAACAACCTTTAAAGGTTCTACTTTCGTTCTTACTCCAAACGGTTTAAAAAACACACACGAAATAATGGCATTGTCAACAGAAACTTTATTGTCTGGTAAGTTTATTACAAGACCTAATTGGTTGTATATAAGTGAAATAGGAATAACTATAATTGCTTTATTATTCCTTTTGATTATAATGCCTAGATTAGGATTACTATGGTCTGCATTATGTTTAGTAGGTTTCTATTTTGATATAGCACTTGCAAGTGGTTATCTATGGACTCAACATATGATAATGGTTGATTGGATAACTCCTATGATTATAGGAAGTATTATATGGTCTCATTTAATCTATAATAATTTTGCTAGAGAGAATAGATTAAAACTACAAATCAAAAAACAATTTGAGCATTACCTTGCACCTGGTATGGTTAAAAAATTACAAAAAGATCCTTCTCTATTAAAACTAGGTGGGGAAAGAAAAGAATTAACATTTTTATTTTCAGATATTAGAGGTTTTACTCCTATATCGGAAAGGTTTAAAGATAATCCTGAACAACTTACTCGTTATGTTAATAAGTTTCTAACTGCAATGACAAATATTATATTAAAAAATGAAGGGACAATAGACAAGTATATGGGTGATTGTATTATGGCATTTTGGAACGCACCATTAGATTGTAAAAATCATAGAGAGATGGCAGTTAAATCTGCTAAAGAGATGAAACAAAAACTAGCATTAATGAATAAAACTAAAGAGTTTGATCCACCTTTAAACATAGGTATAGGTATCAATACTGGTCAATGTCTTGTAGGTAATATGGGGTCTGAACAAAGGTTTGATTATTCAGTAATAGGAGACGCTGTTAATTTAGCAAGTAGATTGGAAAGTTCAAGTAAAACTTTAGGACAAGATATTGTTATATCTGAAAATACTAGAGAACCTTTATTTGAAAGATTTAATTTTAAATATATTGATGAGATTAAAGTAAAAGGTAAAGAAGAACCTATAAACGTCTATACTATTAAATTTTAGGTTCTATATCAAATCTGTTAGATTGCACACCATTATTAAAATGCAACACAGTATGAAGTTCACTTACTATTTCAACATTTTTAAAAACATTAGCCTTTTTAATTTTTTTATATAAACGAGCAAATGATCTTATATATTTTTCAGGACCTATACCGTGTATGTCAGCGTCACCACACATTGGTAATACTATCTGTACAAAATGGCCTGCTTGAGCCCATTTTACTGCTGAATAAGGCATAGATTCAAAGACACAACCTGTTGTATTACAACCTGCTACAATAACATTCTGAATATTATAACCTTGGACATCTGCTATAGAGTAGATATCTTCCATTGTTGTTTTGATTGGTGTAATATTCACAATGGAATGTGTATGTGTTCTTCTACTATCTTGTAAATGATCTAATATTGCGGCTATTCTAGTATTTGCTCTTCGGTGGTCTGATAGAATAAGTAAAGAAGTTGCTGGGTGCTCAAATAGTAATCTTTTTAGATAACTATACCTAATCTCATCAAGTAGATTGTCGGCTTGTGCTTCTGGAACGCCTTCAAACTCAATTAATAATAATAAAGTTTTATCTTTTTTAATTATATTTTTTTTCATTAGAATAAAAAACTGAATAGCCAAATAAGAGTGATACTTAAAGTAATTACTATACCGATAATACCTGCGTAGAAGTAAATCTTATCTAGCATTTGGATCAAAGCCAGTCATTTGTCCTATTATAAAATCTGCCATTGCTTTATGACCTTCTTTATTCGGATGATCATCTAATTCTGATACGGATCTTTGTCTTCTTTTTATTTCTACCCTATCTTTACCTATTATTTGATCGTGCATAGTAAATCCTTTTTTACCAGCTAACTGCCAATTAAATCCTCTATACTTATCTTGTAGGCCTGGCCAACCAATAAAATTCTTTATGTGAGGATCATATGACGTAATTCTACCAAGTATATGTTGTTCATCTCTATCTCTTTTTCCTGGATATTCCATTGTATCATTTTCATCTGTCTTGCCTAATAATCTGTCATTTTCAGTAGGTTGTAATCCGTTCAAATAACATTCAAATAAATCACCCATTTGGAAATGATAGTATGGTAGACTATATCTTTCACACATTATTTGAAAACTTAAATAGTGTCTTAAAGTTTTACTTACCCAATGTAATAAGTCGCCATCCTGATCTACTCTTTTGGAATGCCAACAATTATTCATCCAACCTGTTTCATAATCTTTTCTATGACATTGTGACCAACCAGCCATAACTAAACCTATGTCTTCTTTAGGTGTATTTGTAACTTCTTCTAATAGTGTGTGATATATGTATTGATTGCCTTGTCCGCCTCTAGCTAAATTAATTAACTTCAAACCAAAATGTTCGGCTACATATTCAGGCCATTTTGGATAATTAAAATCCCAAGTAGGATGACAATTAGACCAAAATTCTGCTTCGGTGCAACTATCACCACTTACTATCATTCTTTTCAAGTTCGTTCCCATAATATAATATTTATTTATTTTTTATCTTGTAACTTATTAATTAAATCAAAAGCTGTCTTAACTTTTTCCTCTAATACCTTAATTCTGTAATGAGATTGTGCTAGGTTAATAATTAGGATAATAAATGCCACAAAGATTGGCCATAATCTGGATATTGTCAATATTGTATCATTATCTATCATTGTAAATTATTCGTCCTTTTTATGTTTACCTAAAATTTCTATAATTTCCCAAGTACCATCTTCATAATGATGTACTTGAGCATCCACTAAATCACACATAAATGCTAAACTTTCTCCATCAATCTTGTAAGTAATACCATTTATTTCAACACTATCTGTTTCTTCTGATTTATTTCTCCAAGCCTTTTCAACTTCTCTTTTAGTCTTTAAGCAATCGGACATTGAGTTAGCACCTTTATGGTCTATCAATGAGCCATCTGCAAATACACAAACAGCAAATACTACTTCGGGTTTTGGTGCGTGTGAATGTTCATTGCCGTCTAATGGACATTGTTGATGACCATCATCTCCACAACCTGTGCAGTCTGCTTTAGCAGCTGAAAAACTAACACATAATAATACAGCAAGACAAATTATCACAGCCCATTTTTCCCATGGATTGTGAAATTTAATTGCGTCTTTAATTTTTTTAAACATATTATCTGATTGGTGGTACGTACATCACGCCACCATCCTTCCATAGTTTATTTAGTCCTCTTTCTAATGCAAGAGGTGTTTTTGGTCCTACGTTTCTTTCAAAAGATTCTCCGTAATTACCAACTTGTTTGATAATATTATAACCAAATTTCATACCAAGTCCTAACATAGGACCGATATAACCTTCTTCACCTAAAATTCTTAAAACTTCTTTGTTCTTACTATCTAACATTGAGTCAACATTTTCAGAAGTAATACCTGCCTCTTCAGCATTTATCATAATGAAATGTGTCCATCTTATTACATCTTCCCACTCTTGGTCGCCTTGTCTTACAAGTGGACCTAATGGTTCTTTAGATATAATTTCTGGTAAGACTACCCATTTACTAGGGTCTTCTGCACCTGCTCTTGCGGATGCTAAACCAGAAGCGTCTGTAGTAAATACATCACACTCGCCAGCAAATAGTTTTGCCTTTGCGTCTTTATTACCTTCAACATAAATTGGTTGATATTGCATATTATTTTCTGCAAAATAATCATTTAGATTTAATTCACTTGTAGTTTCTTTTGTAATACAAACAAACGCACCATCTAATTGTGTTGCACTTCTAATCTCTAAATGTGTTGGTACTAAAAATCCTTGACCATCATAATAATTAACACCTGCAAATTCAAACATTAAGTTCACATCTCTACTGATTGTCCAAGTTGTGTTTCTTGCAAGTACATCAATATTGCCAGACGCTAATGTTGGAAATCTTTGAGCAGCATTTAATCCTACAAATTCTACTTTACTTGAATCTCCAAATATGCCAGCGGATACTGCTTTACAGAAGTCAACATCTAAACCACTCCAGTTTCCTGCGTCATCCTGAGCAGAGAAACCAGGCAAGCCTGCATTAACTCCACATACAACATAACCTCGTTCTTTTACAGTTTGAAGTAAACCTACTTCTTGTTCTATTTTAATACTTTTATTTGTATTACAACCTACTAATAATAGAGTTGTAAATAATATCATTAATAATTTTTTCATATAATTAATCCTGTGTTAACACTTCTGTTTGTTTCTTCTTTTTCTTTTCAGTAAGTGACTTCGCTGTACCACCAAGTTTTAAACTACCTGATTGGTCTGGCATTTTATTTTTAATACTGACAATGTTACCGTCTGCGTCAATTTCTGCCATGGATGGACCACAAATTGCTCTACGACCATCTTTTTTCTTTTCTATGGCTCTTTTGTCTTTAAGACAATCCATTAATCCATCATATTTTATAAATTCGCTTGATGTATTTGTCACAACAAACATTGTTATTATAGTGACTAAAGTTGTTGCGTCCATATGTTATTCTCCTGTGTTATAGCCGTTCTTGGCTTCTCTTAATTTGTCCTTTAATTTTTCTATATCTTCTAAAGCTTTATCCATATCTGTCTGTAACCTTTCAATGTTAACCTTATTGTTCATCATTCCTTCAAGTTGCTTCTGTATAGATTCCACCTGGCCACTTAAAAATTCAATCAGCATAAATTGCTCTGAATCAGCAGGTGGAGAACCTAAATCTCCCCTTGGCCATTTAATCCTAAATTCGTTATTCTGTTCAATATCAGTTGTAAGCGCTTCCTCTGTCTGTATTAAATCTTTTTCTAATAGTGTTGTATTAGTTTCCAATTTGTTCAATCGCTCAATCACACCGAAGTAAGCCCACACTCCCATAGCTACTGCTCCAACAATAGCAATTAAGTTTTTCATTGGCATACTTACTGCCGATTCACTTGATATATTTAATCTACCCATATTATATTGTCCGTCTTTTTCAGCAAAAAGCTACTCCGCTTTTGGAGCGACATCTTTTTTCCTGGTTTACTTTGAGTCTCCCTCTTTCTTCTCGTCTTCTCCTTCGTAATACTCTTTATATTTATCTAGTAAATCATTTGTAATCTTCATTTGATTTCTAATTCTTGCGAAGTTTTTTGCTAATAATTCAAAGTCTTTGTCTGTTAATCCCCATAATACTGGGTCTATACCCTTTTCCTCTAGTTTTTTGAACACTTCCTCAGCGTTCTCACTAGTAATAATAATCCATTGTAATTGTTCTAATTGTAGTGGCGTAGGTTTATCTAAATTAAGTTGTGCTCTAGGCACCTCTTCTTTGAAGATACTTAATTTTTTAACACCCGAGCAACTAGTAAGGAACGTAATTAGGATTAGCGATACTAGGACATTCAGGATTAATTTCGGACTTCTTTGTAGCATTCTTTTCTTTTTCTGTTAATTCAGCACCACTTGCTATTTCCATACATCTATTAGCATTTTTAGAACCATTGTTTGTAATTCGTTCTATTGCTTTTGTTTTTGAAATTGCAAGCTTGCCTACATCTCTATTTTTTTTGTTAAATCTTTTATCTAAATCATCAAGGTCTTTTTTCAAAACACCTACTAACTCGTTCATCTTTTGATTTGCGACTAGTATTTCTTCAAAGTCCTTCTGTTGATTTTCTATGAGTTGTTGTTGTTCAGCGACTGCTGATTCTAATTTGATTTGATTTAGTTTCAAAATAGCATTATCACTTCTCAACTTCATCACATAGAAGCCACCGCCAGCAATGGCGGTAGCAACTATTCCTATAAAAAATAATCTAAGGCCAAACATTTTAGCCTTTTTTCCAAATTGCCCACAAGCCCCAAGCGATAGCAGCCCATGCAGCCATTTTAGCTATAGGTCCAGCAAACAATATTATTAGACCCATTGCAATTAAAGCACCGCCATGCCATGATGATACTTCTTTTACTCTATTTGTAATCCAACTTAACATATTTTTTATCTCCTTTTTAAAGTTTAATATTTCTTCTTCTATGACCATTCCAAGCGAGCCAACCACCTAATCTTAATGACCAGTACGCCAAGTAGTTCATAAAATAGAAGCCGTTTACCTCTATGTTTATATCTCTAAAGATTTGATCTGCTTTCTTTTGATCAACTAATAGAAGTGAACCTTTTTTAGCTGCAGGTTTTAAAGCAGCATACTTGTACATAAAATCGTGTACAAGACCACCAATTAGTAATACACCAACTGGTGAAAAAAACGATCTTAAAAATTTAGGAATACTTGCACCGTCAAATGTAAAACCTTCAGGTATCACATAATCTATACCGTGCATAGTATATCTAAAATCAGTTAAAAGTTTCCAATTTCTTGTGCTTAATAACCACATCACTATACCTCTAAAAAAACCTTTATCTTTTGTAGGCATAACAAGTGGTTGTAAGTGTGGTAACTTTTCATAAGAAAAATTTAAGCTCGTTGTTTTTCTTTTATCTAGTAAATTAATAACAAAACCTATAACAACAAATAATATTAATAATGACCACATCCAAAACTTCATTGCTAATGCGATTAATGTTTCTATCATATATGATTAGTCCTTTTTGTTTTCTTCTTTGTCTTCTTTATTAGGATTTTTAATTAAAATTTCTGAAATTACTTCGTCTTTAACTTCAGCTTTTTTAACTTTTTCCTTAGGCGCTACTGCGGCTTTTGCTTTGTAAGGAACGCCACCAGCGCCATATCTAATTTCTTCTGACATCTTTATCTCCCTTTTTGTTTTTCTTTTTGTTTGCAGTCAACATACTTGCTGACGGTTTAATTGTTCCCAACCCAGGTCCCTTTGCCGTTGCTGTTAAAGCAGGCATTGTAGTTGCGTATCTTCTGTTTGGAAAAAATTGACCAGATGAACCCATAGAGTTCATAGGTTTTAATGTATCTAAAGGACCTATTCCAAACCCTCTCATATAACTCTCTCCTCTTATTTCTTTAAATGTTTTCATACGTGTTTTGAAAGTAATTGAGAAGCAACCTGATTTCTAAATTTTTCAGATACAGTTGATGTGATTTGACTATCTACCACATATCTAAATGCAGCCATACCAAATTGTTCAGTATATGTACCTTGTTGTTTTTTAGATTTTATATTGTTTTTGATAGGTTCAATTTGAGTTAATTGTACCTCTTGGCTACTTTCAATCTTGTTAATTAAGTTTTCAACCTCTATCTTATTATAGTCTTCCTTTACTTTAAATCTACTGATTAATCTTGTTAAAGGATTCTCTTTCTTTTTCTTCTTTACGTGAACACCAGGCTCGTGTGATGGTGGCATTGCAACATTTGATCCATCGCCTACTGCATTTGTAGGAGCGTCTTCTGAAATTCTAAATTCTTTAAACGATTTCATTTACAATTTTATCCTCTCTATATTATCCTCGGATACTATAATCTGTTTTCTTGTATCTTCGTTTATAACATGGTAAAGATTAACTCCAAAATAATTCTCAAAAGGTTTTTGGTTTTCAGTTGTATAAACAACATCACCTACATCACCAGTTGTATCACCTTCTAAATCTTCCAATCTATCTGTCATTATATATTTACCTTCTGGTAAGAAATCAAATCCAACAGACTCTTTTACATCATCATCATATGCTATTAAATTATTCTCAACAAGATGTTTGTACAATGCTTTTTCTATTTCAATAGCATTTACATCTTTGTTTTCTTTTAATAATAAAGCCAAAGCAGCTGCATATGAAGCAAACTTTGATTTACCTCCAGGTAATAACCCTAGTAATCTTTTCAAATTAAAAACAAATCTATGAAGTATAGTATAAGAATCTTTCTCTTTAGCTATCTTCAGGTCTCTCATTCTTCGTAATATTTTTCCATTATCATCAATAATCCCATACTTATATGCGTCATGGCTCGTCCAAGGTGTAACCAACATTTTGATTACTCTATATGTTATTAATAAATCTATGGCTCGTCCCATTATAATTTCTCCAAACTTGACAACAAAGTTTTATGTACTTTTATGTTTGGCAACTCATCTATTGTAATTACATTTAAATATTGTAAGAAAGTTTTTAATACCGACCAATACTCTCTTTCAACTTTAAATAATAATAATGTAGCCGCTGCCTCATTACCAAATACATTTGTTAATACTATAATATGATTTAATACTAATCTAGTTTTCAGTTCGCCTGTGGTTTTATATTTACGAAATAGACGTTTAAGATATTTAAATCTTTTTACATCCTCATAAAACTCCTGTTCACTATCTAAATTAGGAACATTGTAGTTTTTTATAGCGTAAAATAACCAATTTTTCTTTGTTATCCTATCAAACATTAGCCAAGCTCTGCATAAACTTTAACAGCGCCGTTCTTTAATGTTTCGTAATTACCTTTTAGTTTTATACTATTACCTTTATGAGATATACCATCATCATTTAAATCAGAACCGTCAGTATCTTTTCCGAAACGGCCTCCAGCATAAACTAATGCACTTTCAAAGTTACCCTTTTTATCTTTAATTTCAATTTTATCTTTTACTGTCACACCAATTGTACTTAATTTTGCACTTAATTGATTAAGAGCAGCCTCAGGTTTGATGTATTCTCCATTAGCAATAGAGCCAACAAAAGCATTTACTTTATTCAAAATTGCAGGTTCATGGATGTTATGAACACCAATAGAACCATCTTCAACTGCGTTAGATGTGGCTGTGCCAACCATCTTACCATCTTCTTTTATATGTTGTTTAAATGTTTTCATTTTTCTCCTCTGTTTACTTCGTCCTTTAATTTCTTAAAAGTTTTACCACCCACAAGGTCTTCTTCAACCTCTTTCATATTACTTTCCTTCAACTTATCAACATCTTTAAACTGATCTACGTGTGGTGTGTTGTTAGCCAGTTCTTCTAAAAAATTGTTGATATCTTCTTTCATTTTTCTTGCTCTTTCTTTTCATTTAAAAGATGAGCCTCCTCTTTAGGTTTAATATCTAAAGATGACCCTTTATTCAATACATTAAGAGCGTCATCAAAAGGAGCTGGTGGACCGTTTTCAATTTCTTTTATCGGTGCTTGTGTTCCATCATCTCTTCCATGTTCAGCGTCAAGTTTAATTAGTTTCTCACATTGTTGTAAAGCTCCGTGTACAGCATTCATATTATTTTTCATCTGCGTCACTTCCTTTTCAATCACTTGTATTTTGCCGTTCATATCGCTCAGCGTTTTTTGTAATGTAAATCTTTCTTTCATTAACGTTTGTGTAGTTATACCCATAATATTCTCCTATAAAATTATGCAACAACGTAACCGTGTCCTGCGATTACATTCCAATTTGAATTTTTAAATAACAAAGTCACATTTTCACCTTCAGCGTTCAAAGTAACTGTAGAACCACCTCTTAAATTAGTTGGTGTAATTACTACGTTGTTTGTACCTGATGTTGAAGTGTTTATACAAGTTTTAATTTGTCCATCTGAACCATCTGCTAATGAGATAGCACCTGTTGCACTTGTAGCGTTGATTTCAGTTACAGCGCTTGTTATGTTAGCAACTTGTGATGAAGCGTCAGCAGTAATTGACTGTGAAGTCTGTGCTAAACCTAACCACGATGGTATATTGTTAAACACATTTTCTGCTGATATTTTTTTATTGATTGGTGTACCTGACGGATCGTCAACTACATGGAGCAAGTCAGCTGCTGCCAACGAGTCTCCCAAATCGGTCAATGCCGTTATCTTTTTGTCTGCCATTTATTCTCCTTTAAACCCTTTCGGGAATGCTACTCTAGGTAATTGCCTAGATCACTTTGTTAATATATTTATAAGGGCGGATTGACCGCCCCTAAATTGTTAATAATTATGTTCTACTACGCAGCTACTGTATGTGTAACTCTTATACCAGCAGCAATAGTTCTTTGCGAATTAATAGTACCTGAAGCAGTATCTTTGATTGTTGCTCCACCTGGTAATGTTACTGCGTCATGGAGAGCAGTTCCTAATGAAAGAACATTGCCAGTTGCAAGTGTTTGACTCGCTACTGTAAATCTCTTTCTGTTAGCTGTTGAACCAGTTGCAGTATAAACACAATCGTGTGTTCCACCGCCACCATTTACAACTTTCATTACTGGTGCTCCAGTAACTGTAACTGCTTCATCCCAAGTTACCTCTATTTGAACTGTTTGACTAGATGAACCAGCAGTTAAGTCTGTAGCTGCAGTAGTGCCTGCTACAAATCTTACATTTGTAATAGTTGCTTCCTGTAGTCCAGTCGTTGCTGATGTACCTGCAAGCCCTCGTATAGCGACCAAGACTTCTGGTTGTGCGTTGGCATTATCGTTACCAGACGCTTTCGTACCAGCTCTTTGTACCCAACCTGAATTGGTTGCGTAAACATCTTGCTTTTTATACTGGGAGTTCTCGTTAGTAGATAAATGTTTTGGTTTATTTGTAGCGGTATCCGCTCCTTTTGCCCATCCACTCATATCTTTTCTCCTTTTAAATTAATTAATTTATTCTGTTATATAACTAGTACTATTTATAAGGAATGAGATTAGTAACCCAACTTTTTCAGTTGAGAAATAGTCTTTGATGTACTAGTGTGGTGAATACCAACGCCGCCTGATCGTGTAAATTCTCTAACATTCTTCTCATAATCATCAATTAAGATTGCAGGTTGGCCTCTTTTAGCAAAGAGTTTCTTTTCTTTTCTTGTTACTAAATTGATTTTTGAACTACCAATACCTAAACGACTTCTTGCCCATTGAGTTTTGCCAGGTATACAATTTGGATCAAATGATCCTTCTACGTATGCTGATAATATATGTGGGTCAAACTTTGATATGTAAGTCCATAGTTGTCTTCCCCCAGCCATCCAAGGAAGAGTAGACCAAAAATTCTTATTAGCTTTAATAGGTGCCCACTTTTCTTTTGAAGATGGTATGTTCATCCATTTATTAATGGACATACCTGTAGTTCTTTGTGCGGCTGTTTTGAAATCTGCTAATACTCCGTCCATGTCACAGTAAATAATAGGCTTCATATTAGACTACTACTTCCTAGATTGGACGAGATGACGGTTCTACATCAATAACTGCAGCTTTTTTTCCTGTTGCAGTCTTTCCCTTTACTTTGTCACCTGTCTTAACTAACTTCTGTTCTTTACGTATATCTGAAAAAGACTTTTTATCTTTCTTACCAACAATTTTTTTATCAGAAGCAACATTGCTCATTAACTCAGCAGCTTTATTTACTGCTGTTTCGCCTGCGGCTGCACCAGCAGCTGCGGCTGCAGTTCTTCCTAAAGCCATTAATGGATTTTCTTTTACAACTGATTCATTAGCTCTCTTTAATGCGTTTGCAACATCTGGATGGTCTGATAAACCTTTTGCAAGTTTTTCAATTGCCTTAACAGCACCTGAATAATTACCTTGTTTGTATCTAGGATCATTCAATATGCCATACGCTTGTTTGATTTGTTGTGTTGTAAATTCTACAATAGTTTCTTCTTTAACTGGATGATGATCTTTACCACACGCCTTGCATGGAGATTTACCACATTTGCATTCACAGTCTTCTTTAATTTCTTTACCTTCACTTACGACTTTAGCAGCTGCGTCTGCAAGTGATCCTGGTTTGACATCAAAGTAAGTTTTATCTACTGTTAATTTAACTTTTGGTTCTTGTTTTTTTATTGTCGGCTGCTCGGTAGCAATTTTTGTAGAAACTTCTTCTAAGCTGCCAGACTTTGTTTCAAAGTATTTCTTATTCATTTTCTGTAATTTCCTTTTTCTTATTGGGTTTACCTGAACTATCTGTTTCAGGTTCGTTCTGAGCCGCCATTGCTCTCTGCTGTCTATCTGATCTCAACTTGTTTTTTAAATCTGCAAGTTTCAATTTCATATGATTGACATCAGCTTTATTAATTGCAATTTTAGGTTTATCAACTAGGGGTATATCTCTTCCCCTAACTTCCGTATCTTTAATACGTGTTGTCAGGTCTGCAATTTTCTTTTGTGTACCTGTCGCTTTTGCTTGTGCCATATCAGAAGCGTCTTCGGTAACTATTTCTCCACCATGTTTTTTACGGTATAATAAAACATCATTATACTTACCTGTGAATACTACCTTACCATCTTTTTTTACTTTGTAAGTTGTATTACTAGCTTCTTCAATTTCTTCTACTAGTTTTGATAAGTGTGGAATATTTGCTTGTTTAATTGCTATTTGAGTTGGTATATCCATTTTCTTAATCATATCTTTAACAGCAGGAGTTACATCCGAAGCCTTTTTCATCTTCCATGTATTTTTAATATTGTTTATTTGGAAGGTAGTTAATTTACTTTTTAAATAATCAGTATCTTCTCTAACAGGTATGCCTTTTTGTACCATACGTGATAAAGCTAAACCTGATAAGAAAGGTATATGTTTTTTTCTTAAATCATTTAAAAAATGATTAGGTATCTTATCAAAAATTTTTCTTAATTTGTTTGCATTATCAATAGATATAGTTTTGCCTTTAAGGTCTGAATATTGTCTTGCCAAAGCGTCTAATTGAGACCTAGAAAATTCTTGTAGTTCTTGTTTGTCCCATTCTATTAATAGTTCTTCACTAATAACTTCTTCTTTTCTTAATATTGCTTTAGCAATATCGTGTGCTTTTGTAATTGTACTTTTTTCTACAGGCGGTTCATCATTTTTCATATCTTTAGCTTTTGCCATACCGATTGCGTATGCACTATCTTTAGATACATCTTCTTTTGACAAATCATATGGAGTAATCCAATCACCTGTTTGTTTTTTTCTTTCTAAATCTTTTGACATTAATTTCTGTGTATCAGCCTTGCCAAGATAAACTCTCTTACCTGACTTATCAAACCAACCAACTTTTTTATTATCATAACGAACAGCACCACCGCCTGTTCTAATAAGCTCTTGTAAATCTACTTCTTCTTTAAACTTACCTTTTAAATAATCTTTTGTAATTGATAACTGTCTAGCACCATCACCTTTTAATTGGTCACGTTTTTTCTTTGCGTCTGGTTCAGTTTTATATGGTATAGCAAATCTCTTACCATTTTTAGGGTCCAAATATCTTACAACATATGCTAATTGTATTTCGTGTAGATGATTTCTTATTTCTGTCCAAGTTGTTTTATACTTGCTCATTTTTAGTCTCCGATTGTGCCCAAAATTCTTTAAATGATTTCTTAATGACACTAGGTTGTCCCCCTAAATCTCTCTCCATATCGGCTTTAGATTTAGCATATTTTCTTTTAAATGTTTCTGGATCTAACCCGCCTTCTTCCTTAGATTTAAGGTCAATAGCGATGTCTTTCATTCTTCCTTCTTGCATATTTTTGCTGGTGTCAATCACTTTATTAAACATTTTATTGTATGTTTCTTCTATTTTTGATTTCCACTCTTCCCCATATCTTTCCTTATATTTATCTATTGTTTGTGCGTTACTTGCCCATTCCTCTATATCTTTTAGTTCAACTTTCTTATTCATTGGTTTTATATCCTTACCTGCGTTAACGTTGATTAAATTATCACTATGTTTACTTGGTTTATAAGGACCACCTTGAAATTTAGGATTATAATTCTTCTCACCTGGGGTAATTGAAGATGTATATTTTGCCCAATCGTGGCCTATTTCGTATGCCTCTTGTGGTGCATTTAGGGACGCTAGTGGTCCACCTACATCTGCTTGAAATTCATTACCTCTTTTTTCAGGTTCTGACTCACCTTTTTTTGTCTTTAATTCTTTATAAATTTCTTTAAATCGTTTGGTTTTACTTGCTTTAGTTTGTACTTTAAACCCTACAAGTTCGTTTGAATCTTTTAATCCTTTATCTTTCGGTTGGTCTTTTTCTTCTTTCAACTTCTTTGCTCTTTCCTCTAAACTAGTAGGATAAACAGGAGTTTCCATTATATTATACAACCAAGCTTTGTGTAACTTCATATCAACATCTTCTAAAGTTACATAGTTTGTTCCTCTTCTTATGATAACACCAGTTATATTACTCTCTATATCATCAACTATATCTCCTACATCATATAAATGTTCAGAAATATATTTGTCCCTTAATGTCATCTTTTCTAACTCCTCTTTTGTAGAGGCAGTTATAAATGGCTTAAATTTAAATGCACCTAAAGTTGTGTAGTCCATACTTGAGGTTAACATCATTCCTTTTCTTACGTTTCTAAAAAGGTCTTGTGCATTTTTAGTTCTAGCAAAATTGGATGGCAGACCTCTTTTAAATAATGTTAAGTCTTTTTCTTTTGCAGCCATTCTCATTTTACTAGCACTCATACCTGTGGCACCTTCAGCGTCTGGATCTCTTTCTCCTGCTGACGCCACATTTATACTATCAAAGTCATATAGACCATGACGGCTCTTAACGCCGTTATATTTTTTTAAGATAGTATCAAATTCTCTTACTCTATCACTACCAACAACCATTGTTATGTCTGAATAACCTCGTTTATATAAATCAGTTGCAATATCTAAAATCATATTAGATGAATTGACTAACATATTTCTAGCGTGTCTAGGAAACATTTGTTTCATAGTTGCTAATTTAATTCTATGTGATAGTGGATTTTTAGATGTGTCTTCAGTTTTACTTAAATAAATTTTGTAATCATCTGTTCTTTGTTGTGCCACTTTGTTAATAAGTTTTTCGTGTCCTATTGTAGGTGGATTAAAGCGACCAAAGGTAAATGCTATTGATCTACCCCCAGCCGCTTCCTTTATTTTTGATAGTGATTTCAGTTCATCTGGTGTAATTTTACCGTCTTCCATAATCTCGTTCAACTTTTTGAAAAATTTGAGATAATGATACTTTTCTAACATTTTATAAATCACATTTTTCGGAAGTCGATTCTTCACACCGAACTTTCTGATTTCGTCTGGCGACATATCTTTATCAAAAGCAGCCTTTCGGTTTGCAATTGTCTTAGCGCCAATATCAATTAACGTGTTAATAGAATCTTTAATTTCATCTAACTTTTCGGATACTAATTTTGACAAGTTATCAATTTCGGAGCTCGTCAAACTCTTTAGTTCCTCATAATCAATCATATCCCTCACCAATTCACCTTTAACAACATCTATTTCAGAAACGTGTTTCTGAAAATCCGCAACGTATTTTTCTGGCTCAAATTTACCAGGTTCTGGTCTTCTGATCCACTTGTTAGTGTCAATATCAAAAGTACCATCAGCCATGTCCCGAGCCTTACTAAATGTTGCAGGATCTATGATAGAAAAGTAGTTGATAGGATGTTTTGTGCCTGGTATTACTTTACCATTTATCTCTCCTTGATATTCTCTTATACTATCGTGGACTTTTTCCTGTTCTGCTTGTGAACCAGGGATGTCAAATAGTATATTGATATCAAGGTCGGCGTCATCTCTATATTGTTTAGTTAGTATTGATCCTATTAAGGTATACTTAACTACTTTTCCAAATTTTTCAAACGTTTTAATTCCGTCTAATATTTGTTTTTTTACTGAAGGCTTTATTGTAGGTTTAGGTGTATCTGCTTTATCAAATACTCCTCCAGCATAAGTCTTTCTAGGTATGTCTATTATAGACTCTTTTATAAATTCTTTAAATCTCATCTCTATCTTCTCTTGGCCTTTCTCTCACCTGCCATCCATCTTTTTGCTATATAACTAGAGATAGGCGCCCTCATATATTTATTAACTTCCTTTCTTACTCTATTCATTATAACGGTTGTTAATTCTAAATCTGATCTATTATTATCAACTACTAAAAAATTACCTTGGCCAAATAAATTTTGAAATCTCCCCATATTACTTTGTACAGTTTGCCAACTAGATTTTGTAATGTATTCTGGTATAGTTCTTTCACGTCTAGCATTTCTTGCTAAAGCAACTTCTAAAGTTGAGTTAACAAATACCATATAACAATCATAACCTAATTGTCTAAGCATACTAGCGTTTCTAGCAATACCATCATAATCTCTACCTGTACTATCAATAACTAAACCTAATCTACCTTTAATGTATTGGTCTAATTGTGTAACAGCAAATTTCTTTGCGTGTGTTCTAATAATATTTCTAAAATATTCTTCATCATCTGGCATTTTTAATGACATACCAGCCTTCTTTAAATCTCTTTCAAATTTGTTATCTGAATTAACTAGTTTTAATCCTGTGCCTGAAAATGCACTTGAAGTTACAAATGATTTGCCAGACCCAGGACCTCCTGCTAAGAAGAATGCTTTAAATATACCTGGGTCATATAAACCTTCAGATATATTTTGCATAAAACTTTTTAATCTCATAGGGTTTCTCCTGGCGGGTTAAGCCAGTTCATAAGCTTGTGATATAAATCTGATTGATCACCTAATTGTAACCATAAAGACATTATATCCTGCTCTGTGACATATAACTTATACAATATGAATAATATTGCAAAAGTATTTACCCATAGTAATATAGTTTTAAATGTGCCGTTTTTCTTTATCATTTTTTTCCTTATCCTGATAATGATGTTTCTATCCTCTTTGGATATTTTTTTTTCTTTCTAGTATTAACTTTCTTTAATTTTGGTTTTGCTACTTTGTTTGTTTTGGGTCCAGCTTGTTTACCTTTACCCCAATCTTTCCATAAGCCTGTAAAAAATCCCATTTTATTCTCCTTCTATTCTGTTTATAATTTCGTTGGCCGTTTCTTTAGGTGTGCCACCCTCTGCTTTTATTTCAATAAATCCTGGTTGCTTTCTAAAGTATTCAACAACAGGACCTGTTTCTTTTTTATATAAAGCAATTCTATCATTAATAATATCAACTGTATCATCAGCACGACCTCTTGCTAACAATCTTTTCATAACTTCCTCTTTACTTACGTTCAAAAATACTGCACGGTCGTAACCTATTTGTGCCTTTAGCATATCATTAACTTGTTCCATATATCTTGGCCATCCATCAAACACATAACCTTTAGGTGATTGATCAACTTTCTTTTTTATTAATTCTAAAACAATATCATTAGGAGCAAACTTACCTTTTGCCATTAAATCTTTTATTTCTTTTCCTATTTCACTCTTTTTTTCCATTTCTTTTCTTAACATATCGCCTGGGTAAATATGTGTTATATCAAAGTGTTTAATTAAATATTCTGCATAAGTAGATTTACCTGAACCTGGTCCACCTAACATCACAATTCTCATACGACCTATTTGTTCAAATATAAAATCTCTAAAACCTTTCATTTACGTTCTACTCTATATTCAAAATGACTTTCACTATCTTTATCTTCCATTTGTTTAGCAAGGTCTTCTTCTCTTTGTTTCCCGCCTTCCATACCATCAACATAAATCATATCAAATTCCCATTTGTCATTTGAATCCTTATATCTTTTTTCTACAGTAATCATTTTACCATATCCATACTATTAGCAATGCTATTAGGAATCCTTCAACCCAAGCACCATAAGCACACCAAACAGGATACTTTCTGATTAGATTAATCTTCCAATTATATAATTTTTTTATAGACGTTATCATTTCTTTCTCTTTCTTGGTTTTCTTTTCTTTTGCATTCTCTTTTTTTTCAAAAGAAAATAAGCGTATTGTTTATTCATTATCCTTTTACCCAATTTTTTGCTAAAGTAAAGTTTGCGGTACTAAACTCTAGTCTATCTACTAATTTTACTGCGTTACCCATTCTATCAACAGCAACATAACCTTCAGGATTTGTTACTACAAACCCATTGCCTTTTTGTAAAAATGTACCAATAGATTTTATTTGATTCATCTTACTTACAAGAAAAGTTTTAGCTCTTTGTAAGGTAACATAACTTGCAATTGCAAAGTAAATTTCATTATCATATCTATCAATAAATTTTAAACCATCATCTCTTATTGCTTTGTATTTTCTTTTAGCTGTATCTGTTTTTCTTTTAGACATTTCATCATCTAAAACTGAAGCATAATATTTTCTAAAATCTGCTTGTAATCTTTTAACATTACTAACTGATTGACCTTGTCTAATCATTGTGTTAAAATATATTTTTAATCTTGCACCAACTGATAATATATTGGTTTGTCTTTTTAATAAATCTAAAATTCTTTTACCTTTTGATATTGATCCCATTGCCATTCTTAACATACCATCATACTGAGCGCTTTCAGCAGTTGTAAATGTAGCAACACCAGATGAGTCTTTATAACTTGCGTCATCAAAAAATACTGATGGCGTCTTTGCAAATCGTTTTACATTGACGCCAAAGCCTGCTTTTAAGTCTGCCATTTTTCTTCCTGTGTAAGTAGTGTGAAAAATGATACCTAATTTAGCTCTTGTAATTCTTCTGGCAAGGTCAGTATTTTCTGGGACGGCATATGTTATAGTATTAGGTGTAAATGCAATAGCATCCTCACCTCTTATAGATACCGACTTAATATCACCTGGTGTAAATAACAAGTCGCCTTGTACAACACCACTTATATTAAGTTTCGGCAATTCTTTTAAACAGATTGCTAATTTTTTTGCTAAACCACCACCGTGATTTCTTCTTATGTCTGCTTGTGTGTAATTGATTTTAGGAGTGACGTTGAATACAGATTTTGATCCAACAAAGAACTTTCCGTTTTCAGGATTGATACCACAGAATACTGCTGGTGCTCCATCCCATTTAACAGATACATTTAAACGTTTACGTGATGATCCTGTCAGCATATTTCTTAATGATTTAAGAAATTCTACTGCGTTAAGGCCACCTTCGTAACCGTTATTAATTATTTCGTCTTCTAAATGTTCTAAATGAGTGTTCTTTGCCTCATTTAAATATTGTTTAAAACTATACATTTGTCTCCCACTATGTCCATTATAACAAATTTGACGCTTTTAGTCAAGCGAAAATCCACTAGTTCCATTAATAAATCACTACTTACTTGACTATTTATATTAATATATCTTTATGAAAGGGCCGTTTGTATCTGAAAACTCTTTTTTAGCACCATAATATAGAACACTTAACCATTCATTAAATTTTTTCTTCTGACTTATAGTTTGATACATTTTTATATGTCTTAATGTTACTAATTTTGAATACAATCTACCTAAAACATTTCTATCTTTGTCTTTATTTGCTAAACAATATTCTATTATTCTTTGAAAGGTAACACGTTTACTACCTAAATCTATTGGTGCATCCCAATTTACTTTCTCTTTTTCTATCGCAACATCTTTTATAGTTTTGTAAAATTTATCCCAAAAATTTATTTGAGCTTTTGTAAATTTACCATCAACTGCAATCATTGGATCTTGTGTTGGTGATAGAGGTCTTTGTAAATTAGCTTTTGTTAAAAACTGAACCATTGCGTCAGCAGCTGCTTTACCTAATTTGGCACCACTTTGACGACCTATAGGAGTTAAATCTGTTTGTACACTTGTGCTTGGTTTACTATATCTAAAACTTCTTACTTGCACTTTGACCATCTCATCATCTACAAACATTTTAAAACCAAACTCTCCTGTATCTAATAGAGGTGGTTTGGTTACATCTAAATCACAAGTTAATGATTTAGGAACTAACCTAAATCTTACACCTTTTGACTTTGCACCTACATTAGATTCATCAATATGAGCTTCTCTTACACCTACCTTTATCTCTTTAAGAGAAATAGGTATCATAATTCTTTTTTGTAAAAGGTCTTTCATATAAAGATTTAACTGTATAAGTTTATCTTTAGGTAACATACCATTAGTGTCTGCTATCTTCTCAATCTGTTTCATTACCTTAGCTTCAGCTTGTTTTTTAACTATGATAATGTCCATAGGATTCCAAGCATCCTTTTTAGACACACCCATTTTTTTATTCGCTAGTTTTTCAATGAAAGGCATTATACCTTCATCTCTACTATAAACAAAATGTTTATGATAACCTAAATATTTTTTAAGGGCTGTTGATTGGAGTTTGTAAGTGTCAACCCACTTTGCAGGTACATTGGGATATACCTTTTCAATTAAAGACGTTGCTGGGAACTGTCCTTTTTCTATTACAGACTCAAATACGACCTTTGAGCCATTCTCTTGTTTTTTTGTTTCTATTGCACCTGCCATACATATATTTATGTATGTCTATCTGCGACCTCTTGTGGATGGTGGGTGATTATAAGAAGATTTACCATTATCTAGTATTATTTCCTCTGATTTTCTTATATCAAAAAATTTAGGAAATCCAAATACACCAAATGTCTTGTGTTTGTTCTGAAACTTAACAAGTTGTTTGACATCTTCCTCAAAAAATGATTCTTTCAAAACTAATTTACTTGGCATTTCTACAGCACGCCAAAGTATATCACCTTTTACTTTAACCATTTCTGTTTTATAATAGATGGATGGTTTTCTTTTTCTTGCAGGTTTGTTCATCTTTTTAATCATACTTTAAAATCTGAAAATTTATCATACGCTTCAGCAGGTTGTGGACCTGATGGTTTCTCTATATTCTCTTTTGATTCCTGATTACTATCTACAATCTGTTGTGCTGTTTGTTCTACATCATACAATCTCATTTTAGCTCTATCAACACCTATGATAAATGCTCTATTGATTGCAGGATCATTGTATCTATTTTTTAATTGTTTAACTTTCATCTGATTAAGTTCTTCTAATTCTTCATTTGATATAAGAGCAAACATAAAGTCTGCTGTTGCAGGAAGACCAAAACTTTCTGAAGTATCCTCTAACCCCACATCACTTGACATATAACCAGTTCTTGTTGTTTGTGTAGCAGACATTATTGGTACATTATATTGTACTGCAAGGCCTCTTAATTCTTCAGCGATTGCCTTAACATAAAAATATGATGATATGTTTCCACCTTTAAATCTACTACTTGAACATATATTTAAATAATCTATAAACAATACATCTGGTTTAAATGATTTCTTTAATGCAAGTTCATCAAGTAAATTTTTAAAATGACCACTATGAGCAGCAGCAGTAGGGTATTCTTTTATAATAAGTTGACCATTTATTTTGTTTTGAAGTTTAGAAACTTTATTATCATAAATCGCTTTAGGCATTTCATAAAGGTCATCAATGGTTACATCTAATAAGTTGGCGTCTATTCTTTCAGCAATTCTTTCTTCAGCCATCTCTAAAGTAATGTACAATACATTCTTACCTTGACTTATCATAGACGCAGCCAGATGGCACATAAACAAAGATTTACCTACACCTGTGCCTGCAAGTGCTACGTTTAAAGTTTTTGGTGGTAAGCCACCCTTTGTAATTCTATTAAAATAACTTAAATCAAATTTTAATCTTTCTTCAGTTCTATGGTAATATTCAAATCGGTCTTCTGTTTGTTTTAAATAATCGTGTCCTATGTGTGAATCAAATGAAACACCAAGTGCTTCTGATAATATAGTTGGTATTGCTTCTGGTGTATGTTTCTTATCTTTACCATCTATAATTTTTATACCTTTGAGTACAGCATTATAAACAGCACGATCTTTACACCATCTTTCAGTTGTATCTAACAACCATTGTTGTTCAACTTCGTCATATGTTAAACTGTTTAATAATTGATTTGTATTTTTAAATTCGTCTTCGGTAAGTGTTTTGTTATTAGATAGCTCAACTGATATGGCTTCTTTTGTAGGAAGATTATTATATTTTATAACAAAGGTATTAATGATGTTAAATAAAGTTACTTGATCCCTATCTTTAAAGAAATCTTCCTTTAGAAAAGGAATAACTTTACGAGTAAAATCTTCGTTGAATATTAGATTGGATAAAAGTGTTTTTTCAAATTGATCAGACATAATGGAGATAAGTTCCTACAATATACTTTGGTTTATTTTTTGGTTTTTCACCTGTGTGTTGGTAAGTCCACAATGGGGGAAACAAAAGAGCCTTACCAGCTTGTGGTTTAACTCTAATATCATAATCTGCAAATGTTGTTTCGCCGCCATCATTATCATTTAAATATAAAAATATAACTAAAAATCTCCTAGCACTATTGTAATCTGTAACATCAACGTGTTGTTTAAACTCATCTTTATCATTGTCTTCGTATTTCTTAAATCTTATCTGTTCAAAGCCAAAAGTTTCTGGCCATTGTTTTACATTATCTATTTTAACATCTTTTGTATATTTGTCAACAAGTGATCTACACTTATCAAATAATAATTTAGCATAGTCTTGCCAATCCTTGTGTAAATTTAAATTGATTTCTGTAAAATGTCTATGGTTATCTAAATCTGTTTTAACCCATTGTGAGGATGAGTCTTCAAATTTATCTATTAAATGCTGACAGTTTTCTTTTGTCAAAACATTATCATAAGTTTTTATATACTTATTTGTCAAATCTAATTGTTCCATTTTCTAACTGTTTCTCAACTACTTCTATTAATATATCACCAATGTAATTTCTAAAATCAATACTTGTGGTGTCAACATTGTTAGGATTTTTCTTTATATCATAATCAAATTTTAAAGGTAACTGACCTTGGTCATTTTCCTCGGAGGCAAATTTTACGTGCCCATATGTGTATATGATATCCTGATATTGTCCTTCTACAATCTTTATACAACTATAATCGTCAACATCTCTTTGAGCAAAGACGTATCTTTTATTCTGTGCCATAGAGAAACTCTTTTTTGGCTGCTTGGTCAATCTTAGCGAGAATCTCTTTAGTAAAGAATTTGTCAGGTTCATTATTGATTGTTTTAGCATACTGTTTACTTCCGTCTGGTAATTCTACTCTTGTTGATACTGATTTAAATATACCGTGTTTAATTGCCAGGTCTAATAAACCATAATGTTTATCTAAACCTTTGTCGTAAGTTAATCTTACATCAATCTTAGCGTTTTCTTTTGTCAGCCTTGACTTATAATTCTTACAATGTATTATATTACCTATAATCTCTTTACCATCTTTTTCTTTTCTTTTAGATAGGTATACAATATTACTAGCAGCGTATTTCAAACCTGAACCACCGCCCATTTCTTTTTGTGGAAACATTGAACCAATCACATCATAAGTGTGGTTGGTCATAATCATTGGCACTTTTGCCTTACCTAATTTCAATGTTAAAACTCTAAATGCAGCCTTAACAATTTGAGACCTTGTCATATCTCTAGTTTCTTTACCTTCAGCAGTATCTTCCATTTCTTTTGTAGTAGATAACATACCTAAACTATCTAATACAAACATCAATGGTTTTCTTTTGTCTTCACTATGTTCTATATACTTGTCAATCACTTTGATTGATTGATGTCTAAACTCTTGTACTGTAGAAACTGGCACTACAACCATTCTTTTACTATCAATAGCACGAGCCTCAATTAAATCTTTTGTTAATGCACTTTCAGACTCAAAGTAAATTACACCTGCGTCTTTGTTCTTATCAAGGAAGTGTTTTATAATACCTAATGCAAAGAAAGTTTTACCTGTTGCAGCTTCACCTGCGATAGCAGTAATTTTATTTGACGGCAAGCCTCCATAGATTGAACCAGATAGTAAACCATTTAAAGCATACGATCCTGTGTCAATAAAACTATCAACATCACCTGTGTCCAGTCCCTCACTTGCTAAACTAGCATATTCATTGCCAGTTTCTTTAATTATGTCTTTCAAAAAATCATTACTCATTTATTCTCCTTGATAGTTAATACAATAATATTTTATACCTAAATCATAACATATCTTTCTGATAATGTCAAGCTCTGATCTATGAAAATTGTATGTCATATACTTTTGTTGTTTGTATATAATAATCTGCATTTATTCCCATACATCTTCTGGTCTTGCTCTCAATATTACTGGTCTTCCTCCCTTATATTTAGGCAACTTAACTGTATTGTCTGGTTCACCTTCCCACTCGAATCGTAATTTTTCTTCTTGTGGTATCCAACCTGGTAATGGGTTTTCTAAATCTTCATCTTGTACGTTCACCCATATATCTTCAAACATAGCATTAGCGTCTAACTGACCTGGTCCAATCATATGATTAGACATTTGAGCTTTTACTCTGCTTAATCGGTGCCTTAAAAGTTCTTTGTTATACTCTCTTAATCTTTGATAGTCCCAATAGGCTTTAAGGTCTTGGTATGATTCTTTAGATATTGCCATAATCATATTTATTATTCCTCCTTACAATTTAGCTGACAAGCTTTCGGCGCTGTGTCAGGATTCTTCCAACTATCAGGCAATATTTTTGTAAACCATTCATTGTTCAATATGCTTTTTAAACTGTGATTATTTAAATTGTTATCTTCAAATTTATATTGTTTAATAACAGGATCATCTTTCTGGTCTGTTCTCCAATGATTGACAGGAAAGTCTTCCTTTAAATAACAACATTGAAAAACTTGACCGTCTGGATTAACCATACATTTTTTTTTGGCTCGCCATTTACAACTAATTGTGGACATTTACAACCTTCTCTAATGATTCTTTTTGACCTTCTTCATTTATAAACCACCATTCATCATAACCTTCAGGGAATCTATCTGATGGATAAGATAAGTGGAAGTGAGAACCATTATCTAAGCATAATTTTTTTATAGCATTTTTATGTTCTTCATTATGTTTAAATAATACTGTTTGTGATAATGGTATAGCTTTTGTTTGTGATAATGCTTTCAATGCAGCCAATGATTTTTTCAATGATGTTCCTCTTCTATACTTCTGGTGCATTTGCTCATCAATACCATCTACATCTATGACCATTGACAATCTTCTGCCACAATAGTCGCCAAGGTTTTTATAAAATTCAGCTGTACGAATACTACCATTGGTTGTTATAATAATTTTTGCTTTTGAATTGTTAATAATATAATGACATATTTTTTCTATGTCTTTTGCCATTAATGGATCTCCCCACGTACCACAAAAACTATATTCTTTCATATCGTCTAAAGTATCTACAGGAAATTTATTTTTAAAGTCTTCTAATGACCACGTTGTTAATGGTAATTCTCTACAAACTTCTAATCCTATCCGTGCTGTTCTTTGACATTGTGGACATCTAGCGTTACATAGATTTGTAATATTTAAATCAACTATTTCTATCATCGGTTAAATACTTCCAACTTATAGGGAAATGGTCTTTAATATTTCCTGAAATCTCCATTGCAACTTCTCTTGTTTCTACTTGAGCATTATCGTGGTCTCTTAAATTACATACTCTAGCAAAAGCATATAAAGTGCCTGACCATATCCATTCTGTTAATAAATTTTGAGGCAATATCATACGTGCCATTTCAGGTGCTATATCTTCCTCTAACATATCATTATAAGTTTCTGTAGCAACCTTTATTAACTTCATAATGTCATAAGGTACTTCTTCTTTACTTGAGCCTTGTTTAATATTTTTATCAGGTCTCTTTCTCCACATAAAAGGAATATCAAATTCTGGTTTATGATCTACATATCTTCTACTCACTTCGTTCCAACTTAAACCAACTTGATGTTTTACTAATTGTCTTGCTACATATATTGGTGCTTTAATTCTGAATTGTAATGTGGCGTGAGCAAATGGGGACCAATGATTATGTTCTGCTAAATATTTTATTAACTTCTCATCTTTTTCTTCCCACGCAAATTTTCTTTTATTGAAAGAAACTCTAGCAGCATTTACTACTGATAGGTCACTTCCCATTTTATCAATTAATTCAACTTCCATTAAAATAACGTTGCCCTTCTGCTGTGCCTAAAGTAATCTAATTTTTCCTGAAAATTGGATTGAAAATGATTAGGATTTTGTTTTTCTGGTTTTGAAAAACACCATATATTTTCAATGTAAGTACGATTCATAAACTCTTTTTTTTCTTCTTCATTTTCAAATAACTTATCTGATTTAGGTCTTTGCATAATTCTCATTCCTATTTGACCTACAAAGTTATCCTTTAAACTACCAACTAATTCATCACAACTATAATATCTTTTACCTTTTATTGTAGGGTCCATTATATTAATAAATGTATGTTTTGATCTCTCAAAACTTTTCTGTGATACAGGTAAATAAAAATCATCACGCCATTTAAAATATTCATCAAATTTTTTCCAAGATTGATTTTCTTCTTTTTCACCACCCTCATTATATCTTTCAGTAGAAAAATAAGGTGGACTTGTAAAGGCACAATCTATATTATCAATTTCATTCCAAGGTAAATCTTCAGCGCCACAATTATATATTGTTACCTTTTTAGGTCTAGTTAGAAAACTGTTATATGTTTCTATTTGTTTTAAATATTGTTTGTAAGTATTTGGATTAGGATCACAACCTATATATTCTTCAGCGTCACTAGCAAAAAAACCTGCAAGTCTATCACCCCAACCACAAGATGTATCTAATACTCTTTTAGCATTTGTCATTTGATATATTGTCTTCGCAACATTAGGTTTAAATTGTGTTGCAATATATGTCTGTAATCTAAAAGCAGATACATAACTCTTATCATCTAATCTGCCACCTCTTAATTCTGTTTTATCTCCAACTGTAACTGGTTTCATTCCATTAATACCACGCCACATAGGACCTAAACATCTCCATATATCTTTCGCTGTACCATTATACCATACATCTAATGGTGATTTAAAACTATAACTTGAACAGTTTAATCTTAAATGTTGATGAAAATAATTTGATACGTCATTGTATAAAGATGGTGCGTCTATAATACCAAGACCGTGTTTTTTAAAAGTGTATTTGTAATCGTCATATTTTTCTTTTACATTTTTATGTATTTGTTCTATGGGTTTTACATATTCCCATACGTCTTGTTTCTGTAAACTTTTAAATGCTTGACGCATTGCTTCAAACGAAATCTCCTTTAAAGGAAACTTTGGTCTATTGTCTGCAATGTATTGTGCTAAATCTAATCTAAATTGTTCTTTACCAATATCGTTTGTAATAGTTTCAAACGTTTGTTGATCCATTATGGGTAATTTATTTACATCTGCATAATCATTTAGGTACTTCATCATTCCACTTTCTTAATAACCAATATATAAAACCATATATTATTATAACATATGTTATCGCTAAAGTCAATTCCATTTATTTACCTCATTTCCCCAACAATCCCAACCATCCCATTCTTGTCTAGCAAATAATTCAATACGTGGTACATCACCACACAACTTTACAATATCTGATCTGATTCTATCTGGCTTTCTACTATGTTCTCTCCGTTCACTTACAACTAATCTATCTACATTACCACTTAATCTTTTTGGTTTACCTTTTGTTGCCAAAATACAAATTTCAGCATTTGCCCTAGTCCAATAACCTGGACCTTTAAAATAATAATTTTTCATTTTATCTTTATTAGTTTTCACCCAGGTAAATCCTACTGTCTTGTATTCAAAACCCCACTTCTCAACTATAGGTATTTGTTTGTGTAATAATGGGTCTGTACACCACATAAACAATACACAATCTTTATCAGCAATATTTCCTACTGGTAAATTTTCAATGTCTTTCATTGTCATTGTAGGGTAATGATTTTCTGGATTAGTTTGTGCGTTAGCATTGTTCCAATTTTGGAAATGCCATGGCGGGTCCGCATATATCACCCCATATTTTTTGTTAATATCCATATCAATAATATAATAATTGAAAATTTTTCAATACTCCAATCAGTTCTCCAAGCCAAATATGATCCTGTTGCATAACCCCAATGTATCACAATCAACCATATAATTAATTCTTTCATAACTTGTATTCAAAATTTTGTGTCTCCTCATTAATGTGTATCTGTTTTGCACCATTTCTAATATGAAAGTGAGTTGCCATAGGTGTTAATGGTGATAAAGTTACCAATCTTTTATATTGTTTTTCTATTATCCACTCTCTTATCTTGTTTATAATCTCTTTACCTGCACCTCTTTTCCTTGACCATACTGTATATGCAATGGCAATCTTACCACCTTTTACTCTGGACATATAATCCATTTCTCTAACTGTATTAGGTACTTCAGGACAAAATGCGATACAAGCAATTGATTCAATTTCATCATTATATTTTAATCCAAATATTTTTCTACCGTGTGTAATTCTAAAACCTAAAGTTAATTGAGGTCTAATAGGATCCTCAGCTACATCTATGTCATCAAGCTCAACTAACTCGGTTCCTTTTACCCATTTAAAAAAATCTTCTAAACTATCTTTAAATTTTTTCATTCAAAAAAACTTTCTAACGTTGCACCTTTATTTCTTTCAACATTGTCTTTGTTATAATATACTTCTTTTGTTAATTTAAATGGCATTATATCTGTTAAAGTATATGATAATTCACCAGGTCTTTTAATCTTCCATATTAAATCTTTATCTTTAGGATAATTTAAATTCCAATCTACTGTACTTTGTTTTAAAAATTTTCTCATTTTTTTATTCATAGGTAAAATATATCTAAACTGTTTACCTTTTACTCTACTTAATTTTAATTGTTCTAATTGTGTTGGATTAGGTCTACTGCCATATTTGTAATTATGTATGTTAGGTAATTTACTTTGTATAGTTCTAGGATGTACCTTCTCACCCTTGTCTGTAACATATGTATCTGTCCATATGTACCCACCATATAAAAAATTAAATGCTTGATATACATAACCTGGTTTACCTACTAGGCCATCTGCCCAAGTAAATAAAAATTTAATTGTAGTATTTTGTTTTAACCAAGTTAATACTTTTGATAACATTTGTGTTTCAGAATTTTTACCCATACTATCGTCCATACACATCTTACCTATTTCATAATAATCTCTTGTATCTAATGTTGGAAACAATTTTTGTATTGTATGTTTAGGTCTTGTTCCCCAACCAAAAGTTACAACGCCTTGTAGTATATCATCTACATAATAACCACAATAATGTTTAGTAAGTTTAGGCATAACTGGTGAGTAATGCCTTGACATAATAAATTCCGTTGCAACATATTTTGTAATCTCTTTTATCATTCAAAAAAACTTTCTAAACTTGCTTCACGTTCTAGTTTCCAACCAATAGAATTTAAAATAAATCTTAATGGATCAGTAAATGTTTTTTCAAATTGTGTATCGTAATCAACATATTTGTGTAAATCAAATTCCTCTGGTATCCTTGTAGAAAAAGCAATGACAGTATCTTTAACTGTATTAGGTTGTTTTAACATTAGGAATTTAATTTTATCACCATCTTTAATAAGTGGATATTTTCTTTGTAGTTTATTTTTATAAATGTTATGATTGTAAATCAATGAACCTTTAACGTGTATAGGGGATCCTTTTTTATAAATCTGTGATGAATCACTATACTTGTTTAGATTATTACAAGACCTAGGAAATGCAACCTCTTCAGGCGATAATGTTTTAAACACTTCTTTAAAATCATTTACAAATTTAATTAGGACTTCTTCACTTTCATTCATTATTACACGTATAGCATCCTTAATTTTTCCTCTACAAACTTCAGGTGTAGATGATTTGACAGCTTCAACACCCATAATTTTTAGTTTAGGTATTTCATATCGGACACCTTCTTCATCAAATACGTTCATCATATATCTTTTTTTGGCAACCCATATACCTTTATTAGCAATTAATTCTCTTTTCATAATCATTTTTTGTCCATAAGCATTTACATACTTAGCAAGTCTATCAAAACTTTTATCAATTACCTTTTGTATTTTGTCTTCAGCAGCTTTATCAATAAAGTCTGTAATTTGTTTTGGTGTTTTATCTTTACAAACCTTTTCAACAAGTGTATCTAATTTAAGATAGATAGAATCTGTGTCGGATGCTACAACATAATTTACATTGTTTGTATTTAAAATCTTATTCATAAACTTATTGACATCTTTTTCAACCCAACGAATAGATAATTGGCCACCAAGTGTAATTGCTTCTGCTTGTTTAACATCAAAATATCTAAAGTATTGATTGCCGATAGCACCATAAGCACTATTTAATGCAATCTTTTTTGCCATTTGAATATTATGACACCTTGAAATTTCATTTTTATAAATTGGGTCTTTTGTTTTTTGGAATTCTTTTTTAGCTTCTATTGCTTTCTTTTTAAATATAACTCTATCACCATACATCTTCTCCATTAACTCTGGAAGAAAGCCTTGCTTATCTCTTTTAAACATAGCACCATTTGGTGCGATGGTCACATCCTTGGACTGAGCCCAATTCAAATCTAACTTTTCATTTAAAAAATTTTCTACACCAATTGATTTTGTTTCAACTCCTATAAACTTTTCAGGACTTATATTGTATTGCATAATCAAATGTGGATAAAGTGAGTTGAGGTCAAATGAAACAATCCAATTGTGTAAACCTAATTGTGGATCTTTTACATATGCACCTTCGTATTGTGAATCTTTTTGTTGGTCTTCTCTTGGTGGGATTATAATATTCTTTTTAAGTAAATGATTATAGATTAAAGTATCCCAACATCTAACTTGTGAATACACATCATTATAATTTACTTTGTAATCGTATGCCATAGTCAAGCATAACTCAATCAATTTCATCTTGTCTTCTAACCTATCAACAAGTTCAACGTCTTGTATATTGTATTCTACAAACCTTTGATAGTCTTTTGTATAGAAGTCTTTAAATGTTTCATATGGATTATCTAATTTAGATTCGCCTAATTCTACTTTAGCAATATAATTTAATCTGTAAGACTCTTGTCTAGTATATGTAAACTTTTTATATAAATCAAAATAATCTAATATGGAAACACCAAGTATGTTCCAATACTGTTGATTTTTTTGTCCGAGTTGTACTCGGTCTGCGTTAACATAATTCCATGGTGAAAATTTATTGATCGTATCGTTATCAAATATAAATCTCATACGATTCATTAGATAAGGTATGTCAAAAAATTTAACGTTCCAACCAGTAACAATATCAGGATGATTTTTACACCAGAATTTTAGAAACTCCATTAATAGATGTTTTTCATTTTGACATTTTACATATGTCACGTTAGATTTTTTAGAAATAAAATCGCCAGACCCCCACGTTAATATCTGTTTATTACTATGATTTTTTACTGTAATACAGATAATGTTCTCTTTTGCAGTATCAGGATCTGGAAAGCCGCTCTCACACTCGGTTTCTATATCAAGTGTGAATATCTTAATATAATCTTTCTTCCATTGCATATCATCTCTATATGTGTCTGCTATGTACTGATAGTTGTATCTATTCATACCATAGATTTTGTACCCAGGTATAGTACTATACTCACTATAGAAATGTTTTGCCTTTGATATAGTATCAAATTGTTTTTCTTTGAGATATATGCCGTCTAGTGTTTTGTGATTTGTTTTATTTTTTGTAGGTAGGTATAGTTTAGGACTAAAATTGATACGACTTAAATATGATTTGCCGTCAGCGACTCCTCTAACAAGGAGCTTACCCTTGTTTTCAATTACGTTTGTATAAAAAGTGCTTGCCAAATTCATAATATATTATATCAAAAAAAAACTAAAAAGTCAATTAGTGTGTGATGATTGATTTTTTAGGGGTAACTAATGAGCTTGTATTTCGCTCATAAGCATCCATCATATTATTATCTGGTGTTGTTTCTACAATAATATTATTTTTTTTAATTTTTATAACTTCGTCTTTTGTATAAGGTATATAAGGATGAAATCCTATTTGCATAGGTTTACCTGGTTGACCTTGCATTGGAATTAATACAAAAGGTTTTTTGATTGCTTGAAGTGAATCCGTTGTGTCTTCTTTAACTGGTGTGCCAATTACATCCTCACCTGTTGTGAGTCTGTATAATCTAATCATAATATACTCCTATTCAGTAAATGTTTTTTTAACTACAAAATCATCTTTTTTTGGTTCTTCAGTAGATTGTTTTTTTCCTATGTTATATTTAGCTTGTAAGTTCCATTCACTCTTTTCTTTAAAAGCAATAATCTTAATTTGTGATAATGGTGCTTTGTTTTCAGCAGTTTCTGGTTTTACAATTGATAATAAATTCCAATCTTGTAATAAAACTGAAATTGTGTTACGTCTTTGAATATCATTCTCAACTAACGTTGCCTTCTTGCCATCTAAAGCAAAAAGTTCTTTGAAATGTACTATGTAATATTTTCCTTGTTTGTGTAGTATATGGCAAGATTGGAATAACGTTTTGTCTTTCCTACTTGCGACACCTATTCGGGACAAGGTCTCCCTTATTTTTAGAAAGTCATCTGGCTGTTTGAGTGTAACCTCTAACATTTGCTCAGGTGACCAATCAAAACTTTCATCACTCATCTTTTTCTCCCACCCTTATCTAACTTCTCTTTGATAAAGTTTAATTGTTTCTTGTTCAGTATGTCAAGGGCTACTTTTGCTTTCGTATTGCTATAACCATAATATTCTTTCACATACTCTAAATTTTTAGGTCTTGCAGTAGTAGTCCACTTGCCGCCAAACCGTTTTCGTTTTCTTATAGTATTTAGTAGGAAGTGAAATTGCAGACGTTTAGTGAGGCTGTGGTGAAAATTCATCTCATTCGCCATCATTATAGCGTCCACGTGTTGTGATAAACAACGATTTATTACGTATGGTGGGTATTTCTTTTCCCAAGTTAGGTCGTCTCCATCAAGCAGATTAACCTTTGTCCAGTTAATTGCATTCAAATAATCACTTAATTTATACTCAATCATAATATACTTTCTGGTGCTGCTTCACGGACTTGAACCGCGGACCTACTGATTACAAATCAGTTGCTCTACCAGCTGAGCTAAAGCAGCTCTACTTTCGTTTTCTGCCCATATAATTTTCTGAAGGTTCGTAGTTCCATTTATGTCCGTGATGTCCTCTTATATCAGCATACCACATTCTTAATTTTACTATCATTACTCTCCATAATGTTCTCTTTGCCACTTTACTTTTACTCTCTCTTTATTTAAATTTACATTCTGCCATGATTTGTGTCAGGCACGCAACCATATTTATCTCGTGGTCAGCCACAAAAGCGGATTTATATTGGTAATCAGCAATTGTTAATACGGCTGCAGGTATAGATGATGGTTGAAGATGTTTATAAAGAATATCGTAAATGCCAGAAAATAAAGATGAAGGATCCTTGTCTAGGTTTTGAACAACCCATTTACGCATATCACCAAATCTTTTTTCTTTTAATAACTTGATTAACTCTTTGTTATTAATTTCTGATAAAGATACAAGTATACCACTATCTATTTTACCTCTTACAGAATATCTTTGAAGTTCATTGATAGTCCGTCTAAAGTCTGGATAGTGTCTTTGTATTAGTTCAGCAAGTACTCTTTTATCGTACTCTATTTGTTCTTGTTTAAGTATATCACCTAGTCTACCTAAAAATTCAGTAGCAGTTTTTACTTTTTGACCATTTATAATACGAAAATCAATAACAGTACACCTACTATGTAAGGCAGGTATAATCTTATTCTTAAAATTGCAAGTAAATATAAATCTACAATTACTATGAAAGGTCTCTATAAAGTTTCTTAACGCAGGTTGAACACTATCAGCATTCATATAATCTGCCTCGTCTATAATAACAACTTTATGTTTTGAATTGCCATCTAAAGAAACACTAGACGCAAAGTTTTTAATTGTAGTTCTTAAAGTATCAATATGCCTACCTTCATCTGATCCATTAATCATAATGTAATCAACACCTAGCTCTTCACATAAAGCACGTGCTACAGTAGTCTTACCTGTGCCTGCTGTGCCTGAAAGGAGAAGGTTTGGTAGTTCTTTTTGTGAAAGAAATTTTATAAATGTATTTTTAAGGTCTTCGGTTAAGATACATTCTGATATTTTTCTTGGACGGTATTTTTCAACCCATAGAAATTCTGACATATAACCACCTTAAAATGTTGAGTCAGCTTCTAATGCTATCCAGTATTGTACTTTAACTTTCTTATTGATAAAATGAGCAATCTTTGCCTTTGATAAAGCCACATCATAATCGCCAGGAACAATTTTCATATTCTCAGCCTTAATATATGCAGTAAACTCTATGTTGGTATTACCCACTTCAATAGATGATTCGTTTGAGTTACTATTCTTTTTATCTAAAGCAACTAGTTTAATCTTACCATTCTCACCTTTAAATGCAACATCAGGTAAACTTAAATTAGTATATAATTTTTTAACCTTTTCAAAGTCCTCGTTCTTTAATGTAAACGAAACTGTTTTGTCTGGCATTGTTATTGATTTGGAAGGATATCTCAATGTAGATTTATCAGCAAACGCATATCTAGCTGATAGACTAGATTTCTCATCCTCTATTTTTAGATTTGTAGTTCCATTAAAATTCAGCACAGGTTGTGCAAAAGAATCTAATGCTCTTAAAAACTCTGGTAAATCATATACACCAAACTCTTGCTCAAAATCATTATCAACAATGGCCTCAGCCATAATGTTTTTCATAGTTGAAACAGTAGTTAATGTTTTCCCAGGTTTAAATAGTATGTTGGCATTTATGTCCGAGAAATTTCTCAAAATGCCTATTGTATTATCACTTATTTTCATTTCATCTCCTTATCATAATTTAATAATAGTATAACATAGTGTACTGCCTTCAATAAGTCAGCACGATTATGTCCGTTTTTCTTCCCATACCTACACAAATATTTAATTGCGTTGGCGTGGCAAAAATCTTTTCCAATGTTGAGTGTTCTTAATAAATCTAAAACTTGAAAGCCTCTCTTATCTTCTGAATAATGTTGGCCGTAAGTTGACTTAATATAGTCACCAATCTCTTTTAAGATTTTGTCTTCATTGTATTTCATAATATAATTGTAACATTAATTTGTAGATTTGTCAACCTTTGTCTGTAAATATTTTAGTACGTTTTCTGGAGAAGACTCACCATATGGGTCGCCTTGTACGTTATCACCCTTACCTGGTTCTACAAACATTGCTTCAATAACAGAATTGTTTACAATCATTGCATATCTCCAAGACCTCATACCGAATCCAATTTGGATTTTCTCTACAAGCATATCCATTTGGTCAGTAAAGTCACCATTGCCATCTGGTATAAGTTTTACGTTTTGTAATTTTTGATTTTGTGCCCAGGCATTCATAACAAACGAATCATTTACTGACATACAATAAATTTCATCTATGTTATGTTCTTTAAATACGCTATGTAATTTCTCGTATCCTGGTAGTTGTTGATTTGAACACGTTGGAGTAAATGCTCCTGGTAATGAGAATAGTATAACTCTTTTATCTTTAAAATAAGTATCAGAATTAGTAAATGCCCAATCACCTAACTCTCTTACTCTAAAGTGTACGTGTGGTATTTTATCACCTTTGTTCATAATATTTTCTCCTTCAATTTATATGAATCATTATATACTAAAAAGGGCGACCTGTCAATAGGCCGCCCTATCTATGATATTGTTATTTAATATCTATTGTTTTTGGTTTTTTGTGTTCTGGAACTAATCTTTCCAAAGACACTTTTAAAAGACCGTCTTTCAATTCAGCGCCTTTAACTTTTACGTCATCAGCGATTGTGAAAGATTTAGAGAAGTATCTTTTAGCTATACCTTTATGCAAGATTTCGCCATCAGATTTTACCTTATCTTCGTTATCAATCTTTTCTTCTTTTTTAGATTTGATTGATAGTACACCTTCTTCAAGGTTTACTGTTATATCTTTTTTATTATAACCAGCAAGTGCGATTTCTATATCGTACTTATTCTTTCCTAGTTTTACTATATTGTAATGTGGAAATGTAGGTAGATTTGCAACATTAAATAAGTTGCCATCGTCATTAAACATTCTTTCAAAATGATCAAAGACGTTATCAAACCCTACGGTTACTGGTCTTAATTGATTGAAAATAGATAGTGCTTTTGAATTGGTCATATTAACCTCCTTTTGTTAAGCAAAGTTATCTTCTGTGAGAACCCTTTAAGGCGTTCTCTTATATTATATAAGAACTATTTATAAAATTACAAGCCCTTATATTGTGGTAGTGGTAGGTCAACAGCCATCTTTACCCTAACTTATCTTACTAAGCCTATACCCGAAAGTCTATGAAGACCAATGGACCACGTGGGCAGTTTCGTAAGTCTTTTAACCTTACAGGTACTGCCCAACCTATCTATACCCCTACAAGGTCTTACGAATGGCCTTATAGTAATAATATATATAATATTCAACACAGACGGCATAGAATTCCTTAAATTTTTCTTACTTTTTTCCCTTTAACCCACTTATAACCTAAAGTTTCATCATTAAGTTTTTGTGCTTTTCTTAAAAGTTTAGATCGTTCTTTGGCTTTTTCACGTTTAATTTCAGATGGTTTCTTGTAATATCTTCTATCTCTTACCTCAGCCATTAAGCCTGATTTTTGAATCTTCTTCTTCAATACACGCATAGCTTTTTCAAGGTTACCACCTCTTACTTCAACTGTAATACTCACTTACTTTCACCTCCGTTTTTCTTTGTTGGTTCATAAACTGGTATCTTATCTCCACCTAAATCATAATCGTGGTATGTATTAGGTTTAGTATTTGAATAATCAGGTATAGGTGCTGTACCTGTTTTTCCTTTTTTAATTTCGTCAGCATCCCATTGTGGTTTTTTAGACTTATCTAAACTGCCTAATTTAGCAGCAGATCCAGGTCTTAATTTTTGAATCTTACCACCTCTTGCTACAAATTCTTCTACGGTTTCTTTCTTCATATTAAAATATCTTTATCATAATTATTGTTTGCATAATTAACAATACAATTGGAAGTATTGTTCTAATTAATTCCATTGTATGGTTATGTCTATCTAAAAATCTTTCTAATTTATTTCTTTTATTTTCTTTTTTCATTGTCCCTCCTTGTAAGAAAACTTGTGGCCATTTCTGGCCACAAGCGGACTTACACTATGGATAGATTTAGACAGTAAAGTCTTCTTCACTATCATCCTCACTATCATCGGATTCTTTTTCTGATAATATTTCAGCTTCTTCAGCCTTTTTCTTATCAGCAAGAATCTGTTCTACTGAAGCACCACTATCAACTTTAGTGTACAGGTCAACAAATGATGTTTTAGTATCATCATCAAATCTATTTGTACAGACAGCGATTGCCTTCATTTTATTTTTAAAGATTCCATATGCCTCAGCAATGTGTACTAATCTTCTTGTTGATATAATCTCATCAACACCGCCATCATTATAAGTTTTTCTTATAACGTCAGCCCAAGTAACTAAATTGTGAGCAAATTTTTGATCTCTTTTTCCTGCAGTTTGCAAAGAATTAGAAACAATTTTTTCTTCTGTTTTAGCAGAAGGATATTGTTGTTCAAATGTAACTGGAAATCTTTCAAGGAATGCCTCGTTCAAAACATTAGTACCGATAAACTTACCGTCATCACTACCTTGTCCTTTAGTATTAGCAGTTGCAATCACATTGAAACCAAATTTAGGTTTAACAAACTTGTTAATTTTCTTAACATAGATTCCTGAACCTTCAAGGATAGGTTGTAAACACATTATCTTATTACTTGCAAGGTCTATCTCATCAAGTAAAAGAACAGCGCCTCTTTCCATCGCCTCAATAACTGGTCCGTTTTGCCAAACAGTTTCACCGTTTCTTAATCTATAACCGCCAAGTAAATCATCCTCATCAGTTTCAATTGTTACGTTAACTCTAATCATCTCCCTTTTTGCAACAGCACACGCCTGGGTTACAGCAAGAGTTTTACCGTTACCTGAAAGACCTGTGATAAATGCAGGATAGAATTTTTTAGAAGTTATTATATTTTTAACATCTGAAAAGTTTCCGAAATTTACAAAGTTTTTATCTTTAGTAGGAACTACATTATCAGTTAGCGAACTAACTATATAAGCAGCCTTTGTATCAGTAGGTTTCACATCAACGTGTTCTACTGTGGTTGTATCATCAACAGTATTGTCAATAACAAGAGTGTAAACTCCTCTACCGACTTTAAACTTGTCTGATTTTAACCAAGAAGGATTTTTGATTACCTTCTTTTTAACAAGAGCATTTATTTGTGCCCTAGTCACCGTATCTTTTTTGTAAGTATCTTTCAATACTTGAAGTACGGATTTTTGTGTTTTTGATAACTCAATCATTATATAAGTCCTTTCATTTAAGTTATACAGCTATGCTATCATTGTTTTCATTAGAAGTCAAGCACAAAAAAGCGTTATAAACCCTCATTTTTATGCGATCCTCTTAATAAAATTTTGTAATAATACTCTGGAATTGATTCTTTTTTTCATTCCTGACATAAACATCTTTTTTAATATTCTCTTATTAGTTGTATCTATTGAATCGTCCATTACTTTATTTGAAACTCTAGTGCCAGAATTAACATAAAAGTAAACATCATAAGAAGTACTGTAGTCAGCAATAAACTTATCTTTACTAAACATTTTTCTAGCCAATATTTCTTTTTCGTAAGGCACTCTAATTTGATATCTTAACTCTCTATATTTTGATACTAGGTAAAACCCAATAGTTTGTAAATCGTATTTTCTTTTTAAATATCTTAACATAACACTTGTTAAATCATTTTTATCTCCCCAATAACTATCAGCATTTATATACTTGTTATTAAGTTTTAACCATATCTCACCAGGGTTGTGTTTGTGCATTGAGTTTGAAGCACCATCAGTAAGAGTTACTAAAGCAACTTTATCTGTTCTATAATCGTTCTTAAATTTTTTAATAATATGATCCATTGCAATCAACGACTCATTAAGAGGTGTTGATGATAGATAATACTCACTAGGCATACTAGGAACTTTATCTGTTTCTGGACTTCTCCAATTGTAATGACTATTAAAATATAAAGCAGCCCTATGAATTATTTGAGCAACTCTCATATAGTCAACTTTAGATTGTTTATGACTAAACAAGTGTACTAATTTTGTACTAGCGTCTGGTAGTAGTGATTTAGGTGTAACTGAAAACCCAGAGTTTTCATATCTATCTTTTCTATGATAACTATCGTGGTTATTCATAAACGCATAAACTGAAAATGGTATATTAATTTTTTTACAGAACAAAGTTAAATTTAATAACTGTTCAACTGTTGGTAGTAAATGTTTTTGCATTGAACCAGACCAATCAAGTAATAAAATCATACCGTGATTTTTTTGATTTGGTACAGTAGTAATCTTTTTAAATATATCTTCAGCAAATTTATAACTATGTAATTTTAATGGGTCAATAACACCTGTTTTATCCTGTGATTGACGAGCATATAACTTGGCATTTTTTTTCATTTCAAATTCTTTAACAAGATAGTTTACAACGTTTGAAGATTCTTTTATAAATTGTTGTGTTTTAATTTTTGCCTTATTAAGATTTTCTCTATCATAATCTGTATTGTGATTCTTATGATCATAAACCATAACATCTCTAATTAATTTATCCCAAGGAACAATTAATTTTTTAAGATTAACTTTTGGTAATTCACAATAACTTCTATCTCTACTTTTATCATCTGTAATTCCTTTGATAGCGGTATCATATTGTTCATTGGTTACTGATCTTAATACTGGAGCAGGTTCGCCGCCAGCGCCATCATTTCCAACTTCACCGTTTTTATCATCTTTACTATCATCTTTATTATCATTATTATCTTTTGGTTTAGGACTAGGATTTTCTTCCTGATCTTTTTTATCTAACCATTCTTGTAATTTATCTTTACTCTCATTATTATCTTTTTTATCTTCATCATTACCTGGCATTGAAGTAGATGAATTATCATCTTTTTTATCTTCGCCTTCTTTTTTCTTAATAATAGGTACGTATGTTTTTTTAATTACTGGATTTTTCTTTAATTCTTCTTTACAATGACCTAATATATCTTCAGCAAGTTTTAATACATCATCAAAAGATTTACAATCATCAACAGCCTTAACAAAGTAATTTTCTTTTTTAGTAAAATTGAAATTTAATCTTTTTGAAGACTTATAGTATAGGTTGATTTTATCAATCAACGCATAAGTCATTACATCTTTTTTATTAGTACCAAAGAAATTATCTTTGTACATTTTATCAAAACCTTTTAGATAGTCATTAACAAGACCAGGATATTTTTTCTGTATAAGTTTATCAATTCTAGCGTCTTCAATAACATTTACAAATGATCTAAATTCTTGTTTTCTATTCCCCATAGATTCCCAAGAATCTGATGGTGTATGTAAAGCGTGGGCAACTTCGTGTCCAACTAACATATCATATACGTGTTTTGATTTGTGTTCCTCTTTAAATATAGGAACTGTTAAAATTCTATTTTTGACATCAAAGGAAGCAGTCTTTACAGCATTTTCTTGTACTTCAATATTTTCAGTAGCAAGTAATTTTGCAAGTTGCGACTTATTTTTCATAGTGTCTTTTGTCATTTATACTGCTATGCTACTACAGATTGGTATAAAATTCAAGCGAATAATGGATTATTCCTTCGCAGGAAACAAGGGTTTTTAGGGTGTGTCAGATTGCGCTATATAGAACAAAATGAGAACATTTGATTTATTTCTTAATTCCAATGAATATTGGTTCGTATTTTCTGCCTGGAATGTCAGGTCTTGCGAATCGACCTACATAGTTTTGAGATTGTTTCTTTTCTGTTTCTGTGCCTTCAAGTGTAGATTGTATCTTTGTACCTTGTTGAGTTGATAGTGATAACCACCATATCTTTATATCTTCAAATCCTGCCTCAACCATACAATCGTAGGTATCTTCTTCAAAGGTCTTATATGATTTTACATTTGCAACATTGAAGCCTGCATATTTACCTGGCTTCAAACCTGTGTATGCGTTTTTAATAGTCTGTAATAGAAACCCATTACGCCATTCATCTTGTGCTGTAAACTTATTATATGATTGTTCTGGTTCATCACCATATTGTTCGTGTCCTAAATAAGGTGGACTTGTAAATACAAAATCTAAAGTATTCATATCAGGTATATACGTTTCACTTCCTTGTCTTAATAATGTGTAGATTTTGTGCTCGTGTCCATATTGTTCTTTTATCTTTTTTAAACCACTAAAAGTAAGTACGCACGGATCAGTACCTATATAATTAACCCCAGCTGCAATTGCACCTATTAAACGACCACCATATCCCATACTAGGATCCCAAACTGTACCTGCTTCAGTACCTTCTAGTGGACTATCTTTATCTACAAATATATCATATAAGGTTGCGGCTGCTGTAGGTCTAAAATTAGATACCATTTGAGTACCACTATATCTTCTCAACATAGCTCTCATATCTGATTCTGTAATTTTGTGTGCTTCTCGTTTTGTGAAGAAAGTACCTGTAAGTATCTTGTTAATACCTTTTTCTAAATGTTCTTCGTCTTCCCATATCTCCATAGGTGTTTTCATCTTACCACATTTAATTCCCCAAGCGTGGTGCATATAAGACCACGCAAGTGATAAACCGTGTGTTGATTGACCTATGATTTTATTGGGTGTATCTAATAAAGTATCCCTATTAAATGACGTAAGTTTATTAAACTCATCATCACGCCATTTTCTATCTTCAGGATAGTATGGAAATCCTTTATTCTCTTTCCAATTCTTTATTACTTCTTTTGCAGGATTATCCATTATTAAACCATTGCATATAGATCAGATACGGTACTAATATCGGCCAAACAATGTGTTCAACAATCTCATATAGTACAGCAAGGGTTAATAGTATTGCCCAAAATTTTGAAGTCTTTGCTTTTCTAGCAAGTGTTCCAAATACCTTTGAATGAAATTTCCCTATTCTTTGTATTATTGCTTCCATTATATTCTCCTTTTTTTAAACTTTGTTGCCTCTTCGGAACCACCTGTTGCTGTTCCTTTTGTATAAGAGTGAGCACCCATACCTGCAAGGTCTCCATCTTTAACAATTAGATATTGATTTCTAATTTCTGAACCATCAAAAAAGCATTCAAGTATTTCTCTAACACCAT